ATGAACCCAATAGATGAAGCAGCTGAAATTCTAAAGCCAACAGATAAGCAGTTTATTATCATTGCGGAAGGTGAAAACAATAAGGGAATTGAACTCCGTCAGAGATTCAATTACAAGCGAGGTATGGTTATGTTCGCCGCTATGGCCAAATCTCTTATGGATGATTACGTCGAGAAAATGGGATATACCGTTCATAACGATCTGCGTAATGCCCTTGAAGAAATGATCAGACTGAATGATAAACGACCATCAAATGAATTGTTAGCAAAGACACTTGAGAAGCTGCAGAAACTGGCTAAGAACGCAATCAGAAATGAATCTGATGAATTATCTCAGCCTAAAAAGGAAAATGACATTGACAACAATGTTGAAGATTTGATTCATGCGCTTCGCTGTTGCGCTGAAATAAACTGCGTGAAATGTCCAAGATTTATCGATGAAGATGAAGACGGTGAGAACAAATACACAACTCTATGCAACCAGGTTTTAATGATAGAAGCCGCTTTGATGCTGGAAGAATACGCTGACGGAACAAGAAGGAGAGAAGATGACCAAGTTTATTGAGTTGCATGACCTAAGAGATGATTCTAAGATATCTGTCAACATTGACCGTATCAATTATTTTTGTGAGAGCAGCGGCTACAAGGATAAAAAATACGTACCATGCACATCATTCAGCTGTGGTGACGATTTTTGTTTCGATGTTAAAGAATTATATGACGATATTATAAAACTAATGCAGAGGATATAAGCAAAAGTAGAAATGTTAGAAGAGAAGGAGGAATCAAAATGATTTGGCTATATATTTTATCAGGTGTCGGAGCAGCTGCCATTATTTTTGCTATTTGGTTCGGAATTGATAACGCAATCGAAGAAAAGATATATGAGATGACATCTAATAGGTTCGAAAAATTCGAGGAACAAATCAAAAGGATGAATCAAGACCTAATATATCTTATGGCAAAACACGAGGAGAAATAATGGGATACGACATTTCTTTAAAAGACCCTGTGACGAAGGAAGAAATCGAGCTTCCGGTAAAACACTTGATGACCGGCAGCACATACGCTGCTGATTATGATCCGAACACTGGACGGTTTGCACCAAAACCGACATCTGAGGCTCATCTTGGTATCACGTACAACTATTCCAACTATTACTATGACGCTGTGGAAAGGGATGTGCGGTTTTATGGAAATCTGGAAGATGATGACGAAAGAGAAAAAGAACAGCCACGAAACCTCGGTATTCGAGGAATTTACGGAAAAAGCGGAGCTGAATCCATCCCGATGCTTCAAGATATGATTCGGCGCATTACAGAAAAGTACCAGAAGGACGGAGAATGGATCATCACCGAGCGGACAAAGACCCGTTACATTGATGCTGATACAGGGGGAGAAATCGATTTATTCAAAGATGTTATCGAAGGGAAACGAGATTACCGCAAAGAAGAATACACAGTGCAAATAAGCGAAGCTCCGAATACCGATTATTGGGAAGCTACAGCCGGGAACGCAATCAAACCGCTGCATTACCTGATCGCTATGGCACAGCTGCGTCCTGATGGAATATGGGAAGGTGATTAAATGTATGGAAGAGCGGTTTGAAATTATCAGATGTAAACATTGCGGTGGAAAAGGGTACATTTTTTACAGCGATGAGGATTTGCGGAAGCCATTTTTTATTAAATGCCAGTGTGGAATGACATCCAGGAAGTATCTGCACATTGAAATGGCTGTCAAGAATTGGAATGAGCTAAACAAACCGCTCAGCGCAAAACCAAAGTACCGATGCGGGAACTGCAATGCAGAAATTCATTTTGGATTTGAAACATGTCCAAAATGCGGAACTAAGGTCGATTGGTAACAAGAGTAATACTAAAAATGTACTAATTGGCGAATATTAACAAAAATAAGTTTGCAAAACGTAAAGGAGAGAGATGACAGACAGAACACTTTTTATCATAATTACCGGAATCAATACAATCATGTGGTGCATTGCTATAACCCGAATGTCAGCTATGTACAAAAATTACAACGAATTGCTAAAGAAAAATACAGAGATGCAAAAGAAGCAAACGGAATATATTCATTCTGCGCATGAGTCCATGAATGAGATGACCAGAATGAATGTGGAGGCAATGGGGTCTTTTATTAATCAATTAGCAGATGTTTTCTTAAAGCAAGGTGCGCAGGATTATGCGCAGGAAGATCGGCAGTGAATCATCTGAACAAATGGCAGTTATCGCATACTGTCAATATCAGTCATGGCGGCTGCCAAATGTTGATAAAATTTGGCATATTCCAAATGGTGGACAGCGATCCATTACCGAAGCAAAGCGTTTTAAAGCTGAAGGTGTAAAAGCAGGAGTGCCAGATCTGTTTTTACCTGTCCCATTGTCTGGGTATCACGGTTTGTTTATCGAAATGAAACGACCTGACCACACAAACAAGCCGACAGAACAGCAAAAAGAGTGGCTGCAGTATCTCTCCTCTGTGGGTTACCGATCTGTTGTATGCTATGGCTACGAAGATGCAGTAAGAGAAATTCAGCGATATTATGGTGTACCTGAGGAGGAAATGATTATATGAGCGACCAAGAAGCAATGGAATATGTAATAGGCTGTCTTGCCGAAATACGTGAATCAACAAGAAAATGGGGGGTGATTTCGATTTCTGTTGAGCAAGGAAATGTGAAGTTTATCAATATACAAAAAGCTCCGAAATATAAGTTAGAGGGCGGAAAAATCATTGAGGATGATAAATACTAAGTACAAAAATAATATACAGCACTGACAAATATATAAGCATAAGAATAATAAGTTACATTGACAAATATATAAAACATGAATATAATTTAAAAAAATGAAAGGGAAGGAGGATATTAATGGGACGAAAACGGATCGAAACAACCAGAGTAAAAAACATACTACAAGAAGCACCATGTGTATATTTGTCAGAAATAATAGAACAAGACGATATTAAACAAAAACGTCTTGTTGCGCTTTTAAACAGTTACGGAATTACAACAACAGACCATCTGCGGAAGTTAGATGATGCTGATTTAACAGATCAGAACTTGTTCGGCCCGGTAAAGCTTGAGAAACTTGTAGAATTACTGACGAAGTGGAAAGAAAACGGTTATGTTATCAATGCAGACGAAGATATAACAAAACCGGAAACCATTATTGCGAATTTACAAAAAAAAGTATTTTTGAATTATAACAATGTAACGATTTCAGCAATGAGATGGAATCTGAAAACGTTTGAAGAGATAGCGGAATATTTTGATCGGAGCAGACAAATCATCAAAGATCGTGAGGCTCGAGTTGCAAAAAGATTTGTAAGTTGGTATAAGAAAAACGGATTTTCTGAAAAAATCGGAAACTATGATGATTTCCAAACATATTGCAACAATAATATTTCTGACGATCAGAATGAATTGAAGGACGCAGTGAAACGTCTGATTAGTATTGTAAAATAAAACAGCCCTGAGTCCAGAGCTGTTTCAGCCGAAGCTTGTTAAATGTAAGTTGAATGAATAACGGAGACCTCGGCTACATTTGAGAATGACATATTTCAAATGTAATCAATATTTTATGGCAGAGATAGATTTTTGTCAAGACAACAAGGAGTTTGAAGATGATAGAAAAAGTTGTTGCAAGGAAGCTTGATAATAAATTTTATGACATCGAAAAAGCAACACCATTATATACGGTAAAAAAGACATTTGGAGAAAAATACGGTGAAAACCCGGATGATGATTGGACAGAGACCTTATATAAAAAGAAGAGCGGAGAATATTTTGTACTTGGTCAAGGTGGAAAAAACTCACCTTATAACAAGATAGAAGATGGAAAAGAGGTTGGTGGATTCAGATATGAGATCTGGCTGCAATCAAATTACAACTCCGCCAGGAATTGGGTGCATTCCAATTGTCCCGAAAAACTGGAGGAAATTTTTATGGAAGATAAAGACGATAAACAAAAGGTAACGTCATTAACGTTATCACCAAAAGCACGGCTCAACCTGAAGAGAAAAGCAAGAGAGCAAAACAAGAGTATTAGCGAGATTGTACGAACATGGGCTGAATCCTTGTACGAATAACTCACTCCAATATCAGTAAATCCGCCAATTTCGGCGGTTTTATTTTTTTAATCAAACGCAATAAAAATAAATAATTGCATTGACAAATAATAAATAACATGTATAATAATAATGTAAGTTGAATTGAATAACGGAGGGTGTTATGAGTAAACAATTCTCCTATAACGGACAATGGTTCAGTCCATTTCGTAAAATGACGAAAGCAGAACGTGAACAGCCATTAAATTCCCTTGAAGGGAAAATGACACGTTTTTGCGATAAAGAATTTGAATCCTATTGGGACTTGCAGGACTTTTATAGTAAAGCTCATTCGGATGCAGATCTGTTTTGGTGGAAGGGGAGATTGGTAATACCTTCCTGGGACACGTTTTACATTTTGAGCACATGGTTATAAGGAGATGATATGGAAGAATACGGAAAATGGATCAGCAGTAAAGAAGCAGTGCCGGAACTGAATGAAGATATTCTTTTTCATATGAAAGATGATGACATCATTTGGATGGGAACTACATATTCTGATGGTGCTCAAAGGTGCGTGGTAGCGAATGCCTGGAGCAGTGGTGTACTCTTTCATGAAACAGTGGATTACTGGATGAAGATTCCTCCGATTCCACAAAGAGATAACGTACAGGAATATGCAGAAAATGCACATTGCACTGAGCGGACGGCGAAGATCCTGAATCGGTCAGAAGGTTTTTATTCGGCACACGGCGTTTGTATATGCGGACACTGTGAACACTGCGGGAATGCCGTTTGTGATGAATTTAAAGTTTGTCCATATTGCGGAGTCAAGCTGGATTGGAGTAAGCAATGAAAATATTTCGAAAAGTGCATTGTAAAGCCTACCTTGAGAAATATTCCGATGGTGTATGTCTTTATTGCGAACAAAATAATATGCCAACTCAGGCAAGTCGTTGGGATGAGCAAATTACCGTCAAAGCAATGAAATATGATTCGGAAAAAAGTAAAACCGAAGAAATAGCTGATCTGTCTGAATTTTGTGGCGAAACAGTTTCAAAGCAATACAGAATGAGAATTGAAGCTGAGTTTGATGGATATTTGGTTGGTATCACAAATATTGTTACTTCCGGTGAAATCGGAACTGATTATAATGATGACCCTTATTGTGGAGAATATTATCATCTTACGAAAAAAACGAAATCAGAAAAGGTAGGAGTTGTTTATTTTAAGAACAACGCAAAAAGATACGTTTTGTTGTCGGATATTGAAGAGGTGAAGAATGAGCGATCTGATTAGCCGAAAGGCAGTTTTAGAAGAAATACAAAAAATTGAATGCGAACCAGGTTATCAACATGTTGGTGAAGATTGGGCTGTCGGACTGATTATCGCTGAAAATATAGTTGAAAGTGCAGAATCAATTGAGTCTACGCCATCCGCAGAGCCAGAGCGGAGATGGATTCCTGTGACTGATCGTCTACCGAAAGATAACAGACAAGTGCTTGTATATGCCCAAAGCACTCATTTCGCACTTGCAAAACACGATGAAATGAGGGAGGCTGACGGCAAATATAGAAAGCAATGGGTTACGTTTGATGCATGGAAACCATTTTATACCATTGAAAACGTTCTTGCATGGATGCCGTTGCCTGAACCGTGGAGAGGTGAGTGATGGAAACGTTATTTGAACTTCCACCTGTCGTTGTTGACGTAGACAAAAAGCAGAAACGCAAATGGGAGAATGCTTTTCAGCGGTGGTCAGATAAAATGTCGATGGATGGTACTACTCCAGAAGGTTGCTGTGGATATGGAGACCTTTGCGATTTTTGTGAGGATAACAGCTTCGGCAGACCGTGTGTAAGGGCATTCAACACGATGTGCAGGGAATTGAGAATTGCCCCTGATTATACGGATTTCGACTTTTCAAAATGGTGGTACTGGAGAGGTGAGTGATGGAGAAGCGTGATTTTGGTGAAATGGTTTCTTTTTTTAACCGTAAAGTATCTGAGATGAACATCAGTAAAAAATGCAAGATGGAATTACTCGGCATGATTACAGCTATAGAGATCAAGCACAATGAACTTTTACCGAAATGGATTCCTTTCACGATGAGAGTTGTAACGGCAGAGGAAAAAGAAGAACATCCGGAATGGGATTACATAATGGACTGTAAATTACCTGATGACGGCGAAGAAATTCTTGTGTCAAACGGTAAATTTGTTTGGAGTGACACATTCGTAAATGATGGTGACGGTTGTTATTTAGATGGCGGCACAGAACTTGATGGATGTGCGTGGATGACGTTGCCTGAACCGTGGCGAGGTGAGGAATGATAATAGTAGAAATTGTTGCTGTGTTGGTGATAGCCATTGCGTTTCTTGGCATATTAGTTTCGCTTGAACTGAAATTCCTCAGAGATGAAATCAAATATATCAACCGCGCTATTGCAATGCTTGACCAAGATTTGTTCATAATTTTTAGTCCAAATAAGGATGATGCCGATGAAAATTGACAAGTACTTCCATTTGTACGGCAGGAAAAATGATGTTGTCTTGGAAGAAGTCAAGTGGATTCCCGTCAGCGAAGCGTTACCGAAAGACATGGACAGGTTATTAGCAACAATTGTCAGGCCAGACGGTGAGAAACAAGTCCGAAGTGGACATTATTACAAGGGTTTATTTATGATGGACAACGGAGACACATGGAATGAAACGGATAAGGAGGTTCTTGCATGGATGCCGTTGATAGAACCATGGAGAGGTGATAATGAATGATTACCAGATTATTGAAGTGCATCGGAAAGCATACAATAGCGAAGACCCGGACAATGTACCCCTTTACATTGATGCTAACAAAATTATTGCATATGAGGACGGTCAGGTTTATACAGACAACATATGTTTTCAAGTCCATGAAACAGCGAAAGAAATTTCAGCACAGATTTCGGACATTACTGTTAGTCCTGATTGGTTGAAAGAACAAAAGGAAAAGCAGACAAAAGACGAAATGCTTTTGTATATGGTTAAGAAGATGTTGGGGATGACAGATGCTGACGCTTGATGATGTAATTGACAACTTTGAAAAGGCATGTGACTTAGAACTGCGGTGCGAGAATTGTTCTGGGTGTCTGAGTCAAGAAAATGGCTGTCCATACGACGGTGCGGAAAGTATTCCTGATGCGCTCCACTACCTGAAGGAGTACCGATCTGACAAGGTGCATTGGGAGGCTGACCGGAAAAGCTATCAGGGTTTTGTTGACAGCTATATCAAATCAAGGGACAAACATCAGGCGGCTGTCATTGAGCTAAAACACAAAGAAAAGGAAGTCAATGAAATTCTGACGGATTATGTTGCTTTGAAACAATGGTGGACGGAACAGCAGGTGAATCCGCCGCTAAGCTGGGACGAACTCAAAGCCATGGAAGGGAAACCGGTCTGGATAGAGTTGTTGGGAAATGGCCATTGGAAAGGCTGGGATGTTGTCGGCGGTTTTGCTTATGATGATTTTGGTGAGGCTATGGTGACGGTCCAAGATAATGATTATTATAAGGCAGACCTTGGTAAGACGTGGCAAGCTTATCGGAAGGAACAGAATGATGAAGACATTCACACTGAGAGAAATAAAGCCAGATGATCCTGATTATCACAAACCACTGGACGTGCTGATTGAGGATTTGGGCCATGCAGAACCTGGTCTGCGGTATGGTGACGTAGTAATCATGGTCGAAGATCTGACTGATGTACTTTTTTATCTGGCTGAGTTTCAGCGGAGATTGAAACGATACAAATTTAGGAGATTGAGTAAATGAAGACGGTAAAAGAATTGATCGGTAATTTGAAAAACACACCGAAGAGAAAAGGAACTTGCTATGTCAACCAGGATGATCTGGCTGCTGCGATTACTGTCTTGAAAGCATTTGATGATGCTTGCGACACCTTGGTACAAGTCGCAGACTACATGGGAATACTAAAGGAGCAGACAAATGAAAGTAACAGTTGAAATCAAAGACTATTCTCAGCCGAAACAACAATGCATCAGAGTGCATAACTCATGGTGCGATGGTGAAAAAGTTGAGCTGCAAATCAAAGATCAGTATTATACCGTGGATGCAGATGAACTTATCAGCGCAATAAAAAGGGCCCAGGTGGGAGAATTTCTGGAATGAAGACATTTAATGAAATTACAAAGGCTATGAGTATGTGCGGACGACAACCTGATTGTAGAGGGTGTCCATATAAAAATGTTTCTTATCCAACGGAAATAGGAAATACTTGTATAGATATTATGCACTATGACGCATTGTATTATATGCAAGACCGAATTGATGAATGTCAAGAAGCGAATTCTCCACTTACTTGGGATGAATTGAAACAGATGGAAGGCAAGCCAATCTGGATCGAATTGCTGAATCATGATATGTGGGATGACCCTTCACATGGAGTCGATTCAGAATGGTGGGTAATCGGCGAAGTCAGGAAAGACGATATTATTCTTGCGACTTATTTAGACGAAATGGAATTATGTGAAGAAGACATTGGCATAATATGGCAAGCCTACAGGAAGGAGAGGGGATGATTATTAAATTAGTTAGATGGCTGATGGGGTTCACGAAAGCGCCGTATGCCATTACATACAAGATTCCTATGGGTTGGAAGACCTATATTAGCTGTCCGGCGAATGAAAATGTTATGAATGGGCTCAATGATGCTTGGAAACATGCTATGCAAGACGAGCGAAAAAAGCTGACAAAAGACTATAAAAAAGGACGGATTTAATGGGAGTCATGTTGTCTGCAAAATATCCAGAAGCTCCTCAGTGGTTCATGGGATATCTCACCTTCGGACGGTTGCGGATGGATATTGCAAAACAGATATCACCGGAATTCGGCGAATTGTATGCCCAGGGTTACACAAGCGTTGTCGATGACAACACGCAGTATTTGTTAGAAATGGAAATGTTAGGAAAGCTGAAGCCTAAGAAGTGGGCAGTGGAATTCCTTTACCTATCAGACTGTTCCGGAAAATATTCGCCTTACAAATGCAAGGTGTTACTGGAGACGATCCAAAACATGGATGACACTGTTCAATATGGTTACGGCGGTTGGGAAAAGGGGCAACAGATGACCGGGGCAGATTTTAAAGCGTTGCTGACTGAATGCTACAACCGAAAATGTTACATGATTTGGAGTTGAAGATGAAAATTACGTGTACAGAAAATGAAAAGAAACAGAAGATGAAGCCAGAATTCTAAAAGGTGAAAGGAGTTAAAAAGTGAAATTTACAGAATTATTAACTGAAAGAAAAGCGGTAGCAGAATTAGTTGAAAGTACTGTTTTAAATTGGATACGCTATAGAGAAATGCCAGGGTATTGTGAAGAAACCGACCCATACAAATGGTACTATTTAGCATCAGAAGATGGTTTTGGCGGAGATCCTAATATGGATGTATGGGATGAACTAAATAAACAGTTAATTGAATATTTCTTACAATACGTGGATGAAGATTTTTTTAATTATATTGATGCCGAGGAAATTATTAGTACAGTTTTGCAAAACATTGATGAAGATAAATATGGATGGGGTGAAAGATCATCACAACAGGAACTAATTTTAGAAAAGTTAGAAAAGGATGAAAACAAAAATAGACAATCAGTTGCTATAGCCATGAGTAAAGGAAAAGAAGGAATACAGTATTCATGTTCAGAATGCCATGTCGAAGTGGAATTTTTGAAGCCAACATGCCCACGTTGTCATAAATGGTTACGATGGGAAGATTTAGGACATTATGATCTGAAAGGAAATTGGCATGATAAGAAGTGAAAAGCTGACTGAATGCTACATTCGACGGTGTTACATGTGGAGTTAGAGATGAAAATTACTTGTACTGAAATTGAGAGAGAACAGTTATGTAATGGTGCGACGTTATGCTATTTTATCACGAGAAATAATTATTGTAATGAAAAAGATGGATGTAACAAATGCCGTGAGGAAAACATTGAATGGGAAAGCGTCTGCAATCCCCTTGCTTTAGCTATGGGGTCAAGGATTCATTTACATAATTTTTTAGAATCTGGACAATGAGGTTAGAAAGGGAGCGTCCTTCATTTTCTGCAATGACAGACAACTGTTCTTTCAACTCTTTCGGGATAGTGACCATGACACGGGTATTGTTATCGGAAACCATAGCAACCGCCTTTCAAATTAGTGTAACACTATTTTACACTAATACCTGTACAAAACAAGGATATTGAGTATAATAATAAGTGCAACACAGTGAAACACTGTTAAAACTGTACCGCAGGGTATGCGGGAACATAACGCTTGTGGAGATTGCACTGAGCGGTCGGTGAAGCAAGAAGTTCGTACCTTATTTTACAAGATAATATACCAGGTATAGACACCTGTTAAATTAGGTACGTATATACCAAAGAACCCCGGTTACTACATAGCAGCCAAGGTATAGACACCTGTTAAATTAGGTACGTATATACCAACCGATGATAGCCCCTACCAAAAGAGGGTATAGACGACTGCAAAATTCGTAAAAAGGAAGAAAAATGATTTCAAATAAAGCATACAAATACAGAATTTATCCAAATAAGCAGCAAGAAGAGCTGATTCAGAAGACTTTCGGATGTGTTCGCTTTGTTTATAATCACTTCCTTTTTGATAGAATCACCGCTTATAAAGAAAACGGTGAAAGCAGATCATTTTTTCAGCAGAACAAGATGCTTACTGACTTGAAGAATGAATACGAATGGCTGAAAGAACCGGATAAAAACGCCTTGCAATGTGCGCTCCGTAACCTGAATACTGCGTATCAGAATTTCTTCAGGAACGTAAAAAAGGGTGGTACTCCTGGATTCCCGAAATTCAAGCGCAAGAAGGATAATCAAAAATCCTATCAAACGGTCGGATGCGACAATGTTACGCGGATTGAGAACGGGAATGTGCGCCTTCCAAAATTAGGAATAGTGAAAACAAAGCTGTGCCGAAAATTACCGGAAGGAGCAAGAATCCTGAATGCTACAGTGTCCCAGGAACCGAGTGGAAAGTATTTTGTATCCATCGGGTTTGAGTATGAGCTTGATATTCCTGAACGTGAACTGAATACTGAAAATTCAATCGGGCTTGATTACAGTTCCCCACATTTTTATGTGGATAGCGAAGGAAATAAAGCAGATATGCCCCATTTCTACCGTGAAGCGGAACGAAAATTGGCACGTGAACAACGGAGATTATCCAGAAAACAAAAAGGAAGCTCAAATTGGGAAAAGCAGAGAATCAAGGTTGCTCGTGCGTTTGAAAAAGTACGCAATTGTCGGCAAGATTGGCAGCACAAGTTGAGCACCAAACTTGCGGATCAATATGATATTATTGCCGTGGAAGATATTGACTATAAGGCAATGTCACAGGGTTTACACCTTGCCAAAGCAACGACTGATAACGGTTTCGGACAATTTAGAACATTTCTGTCCTATAAACTGATTGAGCGTGGAAAGAAGCTCATCGCGATAGACAAGTGGTTTCCTTCTTCAAAAACGTGTAATCAGTGCGGATATGTAAATGCTGAATTGAAATTAGGTGATAGGAGTTGGATATGTCCTGAGTGCGGAACAGTTCACAACAGAGACTTGAATGCTGCTATCAATATCAGAAAACAAGGGTTGTTATTATATGCACAATAGCATTGATAAAAACCGTGGGACACACGGGGATAGCTCTTTTATGCTCAATGGATTGCCATTGTCGAGAGAGAATCCCCTGCCTTTAGGCATGGGGAGTGTCAAGCGTGAAAATGCGTAGTGAACAAGTCGGATGGATCGATATCAAAGATAAACAGCCGGAAAATCATCAGGCGATAATTATCCATATCGGGTGGGTATATCCGAATTTCGAGAATGTCAAAGTAGCATGGTACGAAAAGAGCCAGCATTTGTTTTATACAGATTCGCCGACAATGGATGAAATAGACAGAGGATTTGTTCCACAAGAGCTTGTCAGGCGTTGGATGCCGATACCGATGTTCTTAGTGGAGTGGCGAGAGTGATTAATGTCATAGCTGAAATATGACATTTGCCTGTGCAAAAATATAGCCTGTTTTGTATTTACATGTATAGAGAGATAAAAAAACAAGCAATGAAAGGAATTTCAGAAATGGAAAACAAATATAACTTCGCTGACGAATTTGAAGCACTGTGCGAAAGGTACGGCTACACCGGATCAGTTGTTATAAGAAAAGAGCCTGTTTCCGGGAAACATTTCTCATGGACAGCGCAGAAAGATGATGATTCTTTACAGGAGAATTTGGAATTAAATCTGCTGATGATCGAGAGCGGTATTGAAGGAGTGTATTCTTCTTTTCCAAATAAAGAATATGAGATTGCCACCAAAACAATCGCAAATCTGGTAGTAAAGTGCTGCGCAAACCGTAAAGATTATGTTCAGTGGATCCTCGGCATTCGCAATTATGCTCAGACGGAAGAAGGAAAAAAGTATCTCAAAGAACTATTGACTAAGGAGAAGTGATGCAGAGTGAAAAAGTCGGATGGATCGACATCAAGAAAAGAGTCCCGGAAGATCATCAGTCGGTGATTATACATTTCGGTTGGATGTATCCGCAATTCGGCAATGTTAAAGTGGCATGGTATGAAAAAAGTCAGCAACTGTTTTATACCGATTCGCCTACAACCGATGAAATGTTCAGGGGATTTGTCAGTCAGGAAATCGTAGATATGTGGATGCCGATACCAATGTTATTAGCAGAATGGAGAGAATAATGAACGTAAATCGCGATACAAAAATACCAGTAAATTACCATGAGGACCAAAGAGATTCGTATTACGAATGTCCTGTTTGTCATCAAACAGTAAAACGATGCCAGAAATACTGTGGAAATTGCGGACAACGGCTTGGCTGGGACTTAGAAGAAATGGGAAGGTGTTAAATGACAGGAAATGAATATCAGCAGTATGCAATGAGAACAAATGACGGCAAGGCTACAGAGCGATTGGAAGCATTCGTAAATGACGGTCGAGTTGACATTGGCGGAATCTTGAACGGTTGTCTTGGACTGGCCGGGGAATCCGGTGAATTTCTGGACATGATAAAGAAATGGATATTCCATGATAAGCCGCTGGATGAAGAACACGCAAAGAAAGAGGCTGGAGACGTTTGCTGGTATATCGCAATGATCTGTCATTCCTTTGGTTGGAATCTGGATGAAATCATGCGGATGAATGTCGATAAGCTGAAAGCCCGGTACCCGGAAGGTTTTTCAACAGAGCTGTCGAATCACCGAAAAGAAGGTGATGTGTGAGACTGATAATACGCAAAATCAAAAAATGGTTAGGCTTGTATGATTTGCGCACTGAAGGTGCAAAATGGGTGAAAGAAAACCTTGGAGCAGAATATGTCGATGAATTTCTCGAAAAATACGACAACATCAATCGTGGAATTCCAATCGGCGGATTGTATGAAACGGCTGTTTTTGTCGATATTATAGAAACAATAATGGGAGGTTAAATGAAACCGCTCGAAAAAGTCGTCAAAGCTCTTGAAATCTGCGGAAAAGTCGATCCTTCACTGTGTCCGTACTTCGATACAAAACATTGGAAATGCTGTACCGGATACATTCAAAGATACAGCCCTGTCAAAGATGATGCGTATTCTTATCTGAGAGAATATCTAAATTACCAAAAATCGCAGAAAACGATAAACAAATCAGATAGCCTTTCAGAAACGGAAAACAAACCGTTATCTTGGGAGGAACTCAGACAAATGGTCGGAAAGCCCGTATGGTTGGAAGAGTTAAGGGATGGCTCAAGATGGTACGGTTTTTGGGACGTTGTTTCTGATGCTGTAGATTACGGTGACGAGAAAATTGTTTATACAAAAAGCGAAATGAGGTATGAAATGGCTGAGTATGGCACGATATGGAAAGCCTACAAACAGGAGCGGGTATGATGGATCTGTATCTTATGACGAAAGACGGGAAGCCTGTCAAATGGGATGGTATTAAACGAGTAACAGAACCAATTTGTGAGCCAAGCCCAGATGACAAAAAAATTGCAATCAAACCGGGCGACATCTGCGAATTCCATTGCAAAGTGGAAACCGACCAGAAAGCATGGCAACAGCTAATCGATGAGACGAACCAGCAGACAATGGCCGCATTTGATTTGCTGAAACAAGCTGCACTTGCGTGTTTGAACAATAAATGTGATGAATGCCCGATAAAACAGGATGATGCTTCTTGTCAGGATTGGGTTGAAAAGAACATCGAAACGCTGATCGAGAATCAGAGACGACTATATATACAAATGACACATGGCTTGAAGGAGAGAGAATGACCGGACTTGAATGTTTAAAAGAAGAATTAATTCAAAGAGGCTACACAAAACAGCAAGCTGACAGTAAAGTCGTTATCGGTGTCCTTGAAATCTTCAGTAACTCAGATGGAAAATACAGCGACATGGACAAAATTTTAAAGGAAATTGAAGATTTGAAAGACCGAAAGACAAAAATGGAACAAATGTACATTGAATACAGTGGAAAAGCAGCTGCTTATAAAGCGGAAATGAATGAAATCCTTGAAACCGTCAATAAGAAGGCAGATCAATATTATTCTGATACGATTCAATATATTCAATCCTTCTATAAGGCTATTAACGATTGTGAGACACCTGAAGCACGGGATGCACTAAGAACGGCGCAGATGTATGTCAATTCTGTTGAAGTTGATACAAAATACGACAATACTGCTTTTATCATCGGACTTGCATCCATTCTCTCACAAGGTAACGTTGCTCCGATCGATCAATTAAGTAAAATTAATAATAAGATACCAAAAGTCAGAATGTACCCTATTGACAAAAGGTATAGTGCTAACGGAAAAGATTACGTAATTGACAAAGAAAGAATTTTGTAAGAGGAAAGATAAAAATGGGAAAGACAACAACCATCGAGACATTTGATTCAAGCTGGAATCCGGTTACAGGCTGCCGACACGAATGTGTATTTTGTTATGCTAAACGGATAGCGGATCGATTTGCCGGATATGTCCAGGATGAAGTAAATCTTCATAGATATTCTATCACAGGGTATAAAGGAACAAACATCTATACGGTTGAATCACCGATGACCAAACAGACAAAGAGCGGTGAGATTCAGACTGCTGTTTATCCATTCGGATTTGAGCCGACCTTCTATCCCTACAAACTAAGTGAACCGCAGTTATGGAAGGAGCCGAAGGATATATTTGTCTGTTCAATGGCTGATTTGTTCGGAAATTGGACACCTGACGAATGGATCCAGAAAGTTTTTGACGCTTGTGACAAAGCTCCGCAGCACAGATATTTCTTCCTGACAAAGAATCCGATGCGATACACATATCTGAAGGAAAGCGGAAAACTACCGAAACGTGATAATTTCTGGTATGGGACAACGATCACGAATAAAACAGGTGAATTTTTTGCTCCGTATTTCAAAGACGGTTATCACTGCTTCCTGTCCATCGAACCGATCCAGGAAAACATATTCACCGGATGGGAACACAGAGACCTGGTCGGTAATTCCATTGAGTGGATCATTGTCGGTGCAGAGACCGGTAACCGTGTCGGCAAGGTCAGACCAAAGAAGGAATGGATTTTAAAGATTGCTGAAGTGTGCGAGAATGCCAACATTCCTCTGTTTATGAAAGACAGCTTACAAAAGCAGATGGGAGATGATTTCAAGCAGGAGTTTCCATGGCAGAACTAAGTCTTGACGAAGTAATTGAAGCATTTTATATATGCAGAACAGGCGATTTTTCAAAGTGCAAAGATTGCCCGTATGAATACAAAGATTCAATGATATGCAATGTTCACCGGAACGATGATGCTCTCGAATATCTGAAGGAATTAAGACAAAGTAAAGAAAAGATACCCGCCCAATATGATTACGATAATTTTGTAACATACTGTCAGAATTGCGGAAACACGTTGGACGGATTAGAAAATTTCTGCCCGAAATGTGGTAGGAAGATAAAATGGGACGCAGAGAAGGATAAAAAATTTATCGATTTGTGGAACGAGCATTGCAGGAAAGAGAAAATAAATGAGAGAGAATGGTGATAAAGGTAAAAAAGGTATGTTAGGTCAACCAACACTCACACTAACAGATGTGATTAGTCGGGTCTCAGTAAAGGCTGAAGATGACGATTCTGGCACTCTATCAAATGTCCTATATTATCTAAATAAATTCAGTAATCGTCAAGAGCATACGATGGAACTTAATGACGTGATTGACCGATTATTTGATATATCTTTAGGCGGCCCAAGATGGGCAACAGAAGCAGCAGAGCAGGCTATTTTATATTTAAAGGATTATCGTGAGCTTCTAAAATGTCAAATTCAGGAAGAACAACACTTCAATATGCTGGTGGAGGTTGAGAATGGAAAATGATGAAGAATATCATGACGGTCAATGTTGCGGTCACAGAATTGATTCCAGGGATGAACATTATTGTTCTTCTTGCGGAGCCAGACTTGGACATGATTTTGAGAAATGGAATGCGATAAAAAATGAACACAAACGAACAAACAGAAAAAATGGAAATTCAGGCAAAAGATAGTCTCCAGGCATGGAAAATAGCGAAAGCGATTTACGGTAAACCGTTAAAATTTGACAGCTACCTATCATATGCCTACGATGAATATGTTGGTCATGATTATTTTTCAAGCGGAGAATCTTATAATGACGGCTTTGTGGTCGATTATGAAAATCGGTTGGAAATCAATCTTCCTAATAAGCCAGTCATAACGATCAAAATTCTTGATGCAAGCCAGCCGGAAATGACCAAAAAGCAATTGCGGGATCGGGTTAACGAACTGGAAGAACAAGTACAAGATTTGCAAAGAACGGTTTATCAGCTTGAACTTGAAAACCGTCAGGCAAAACGAACAGTAAACGAAAACAAAACATTACGGCAATTCATTCAAGCAATGGCTAATGTTAGTGAGGATGTTCAGAAATTCGCTTTTGCCATGTCAGAACTAAACCAGTATATCGACCTTGTTAAAAAGAAGGCTGTATATTACCCTGCGGAGGATAAGAATGGATGATGATGAAGAATATGGAGACGGTCAATTCGAGTATGCTACAGTTTCTTCGTTGATCGAGGAAATTGTTGACCAGTATCAGCTCCGGGTCTATGTTTATATGGAAAGTGATAATTATGATATCATTCGCACAGACACCTTTGTACATGACGATGAGAATGATGAAATTATCGATGAGGTTCAATTTTCCACACTCAGGAATCTGGTCGCTGATATCATTAGGGACAGAGATAACGCAGAGCGCAGTGAAACCATCGCAATGATTTATGATATCGTTCACGACGCAATTCATATAGACGATGATTCTGAACTGGACGATGACGATTTTGAAGAGGAGGAAGAGTGATGCCAAAATTGATTATTATGGTTGGAATATCCGGCAGCGGAAAATCCACCTTTGTAAAACATACATTACTCAATCAATATCTTGATGTCCATGCTAAATCCGATGTTCGTGTCGTATCCTCCGATTCAATCCGTGAAGAAATGTTTGGTGACGAAAGTATCCAGAGAGACCCGGAAAAAGTATTTCAGGAAGCGTATCGCAGAGTGAAAGGATTTCTGACAGAAGGAAAAGATGTGATCCTGGATGCTACAAACCTATCCCGGAAAGCAAGAAGGAACGTACTGAATCAGTGCCGTGTTCGTGGCGTTGTAATTAACAAGGAATGTTATGCGATACTGGCTCCGCCAAATATGGCGATTGAGAATCAGCGAAGCCGTGAAAGGCAAACACCACAGGATGTGATATATCGTCAAATGTCAGCGTTCTTTATGCCGGAACTTCATGAAGGTTTTAACAAAATCGTCTTTTATAATCCATACAATCATACTGACACGCAGATTTTTGATGAGCTGTATCCAAAATTATACGGTATCGATCAGACCGGAAAATGGCACGTTGAAAATGTCGGTCATCATACGGATTTAGTATTCAAAGCTGCGGATGCAATGAATGCACCTGACGATGTGAAAGAAGCTGCCTGGTATCATGACCTTGGAAAAAACTATACACGGTCAGAAGACGAAAAAGGAGCCCATTTTAATCAGCATGAAAACGTGAGCGCATATCTGTATTTATGCGATAAGGTTCATGGCTATGACATATCAGAGCGCACAAAGAATATTGCAAGGTTAATCCATTATCACGATGCTGTGTACAGAGATTTTTTTAAAAAGGTGGATTTTATTGAGTATTACGGAGCGGAACTATATGATAAACTCGTGATGCTCAGAAAAGCAGATGAAACAGGACAGATATCAATGACGAAATACAAATCAATGCACTTAATTGATCTGATGAATACATTTGCTGATTGGCGTGAACGGCTAAAGAATCCACCATTCTCATTGACAATTCGTGAAACAATTAATGAAAAATATCATTATATTCTTTTAAAGTACAACCAATTCGCAACAGATATGAGCTATGTGGCATCACGGGAAGCTCGCGGCTGTATCCTGAAAAATGATAACGGTAAATATATTTATGTCTGCCGTCCTTTTGATAAGTTTTTCAATTATGGTGAAGAGTATGCTGCTGATATTGACTGGAAAACCGCAAGAGTGACTGAAAAAGTCGATGGATCGTTGTGTAAAGTCTGGTATGACAACGGACAATGGCATCTGTCTACAAACGGGACGATCGATGCCTTTGAAGCCCCGGTCGGTGAGGATGATGAATTATTCTTCGGCGATATTTTTGTCAGAGCATTAGGAACGGATATTCAGACATTCGGCAGCACGCTCGATAAGAACCTGACGTACATGTTTGAACTGACATCACCGGAGACACAGGTCGTCATTCCGTATCAGGACGGAATTTATTATCTTTCACGAAAGGAAACCACAACAGGAACCGAATATTTTGATACCCCTGAATTTGTACCGGAAGCAAGGATCCAATATCCAAAAGTGTATCATATCAGCAATTTGCATGACGTGGTAACTGCTGCGCAGATGATGAGTAAAGATGAGGAGGGCTTTGTGGTCAATGACTTATTCGGAAACCGGATTAAAGTCAAGTCTCCGGAATATCTGCTTGCTGCTCATATCAGAATGAACGGAGCTGTGACCGAAAAGCGTATCCTCAAACTGATTCGCAGCGATCAATTGGATGATTTCCTTGCATATGCCCCGGAACAAAAAGAAAAAGTCGATGCAGTGCTGAATAAAATACAAACATTTTGCGATTATGCAGAAAATGAGTGGAAAACATTTTGCGAAAATGAGTATGCCACTCAAAAGGATTTCGCTGAAGCAGTAAAGAACCATCCGCTCCGTGCATATTTGTTCTTGAAACGAAAAGATGATGAGTTTGATATACGAGATTGGCTATTTAAAATGCCAATCAATAAAATAATAAATATACTTCACATGGAATGAAACACAAATATATTTAAAAAATCGGTAGAAGACATACCGATTTTTTTTATTAAAGCTGTTGTATTAATTTCAGAAACCATGTAACAAAAATAAAAAATTCTCTTTACAAATCTATAGATTTGCATATAATTATAATCAAGAAAGGCAAAAAAGGGGATGACAAAGATGGAAAACTCAATCGCAATCGAAAGAACATTTACAGTTGAAGGCAAAACAGAAAGCGTTGACGATATCATGATTGGAATCCCGGGAATGTTCAGAGATGAATTCGTGGGAGCGACATTTGATTCATACAAATCATTATCACTTTGTTTGATGCACGCCGACGTTGCACGGAGAGCAAAACTTGAAGGTCATTGGAAATACGAACAAGAATTACAGGCGATGAGAGTTTACTTAAAGTAAATCAACCCAAACCTGCCACGGAGGTTACGACGGTAATTGAAAGGAGAACGAGATGGCAAACTTTGAAATCAAAATAGAAAATGGTAAGGCACAAGTGTACACACCTTATAATGCAGACTTCGTGGCGAGGATTAAACTTCTCGGCGGGCGTTGGAATCCAACACAGAAATGCTGGACAGTGAATGAAAATGCTGTTGAAGATGTGCGTTCTGCAATGCGCAACATCTACGGACAGGATGACAATCCTGTTTCGGAAACAGTAGAAGTAATTCTGAAATTCGACAAAGAAATTTCAATCTGGCATGGTCCGGTAACAATACTTGGACGCACGATTGCATCAGCATCAGGACGTGACAGCGGTGCTCGTATCGGTGAAGATGTTATGTTTCTGGAAGGTGCTCCAAAAAGCGGCGGTTCTGTGAAGAACTGGCACACAATTGTTCCTGAAGGTTGTGTTGTGAAGCTGATGAGCCTTCCGAAAACCGCTCTTGATGAATGCGAACTTCCTGACGAAGTAACAATGGAAATTGTCGGAGAGCAGATTGATCGCAAAGCACTGGAAGAAGAAAAAGAAAAACTTCTTGCGCGACTTGCAGAAATCAATGCTTTGCTTGGTGAATAAAAAAAGGAGGATGAGATGAAAGATTGGTCTGAAATCAAACAAGGTGATGTTGTAAAATGCGGAGATGATACACTTGAGGTCATCGAATGGCGTGGAGAAAAATATCTTGCAGGAAAGCATGATATGTGGGCGGTGAGTGAATTTGACCCGAAAGATTGGACAATTGTGAAAGGATAATGAGATGTACAAAATTATCGTTAGAAATTACACTGAGCCGACTGAATCGATTGCAACCGATGGATTCAAAAGAATTTGGGTAGAAGAAGAATTTGAAAACAATGAACTGTATCTGTCAGATATTCAGTACGAAACATCAAGTCTGTCAGATGCAGTGCAGACATTTGTTGATAATTACGCTGAAGCAGATATTAGAGAATATGGCGGTGCAGTACATATTGATACGTATGCTTTGTACAATGATGATCTTGATGAGTACATAGCATTTTCAAAATGCGATATTGAACCTTTAGATAAAAGATTCGCGAAAGGAGAATGAGATGAACAGTTATAGCGAAAAAACTTTTCAGAGTGTAACCAACGCAATAAAGACAGGTAACAAACAGCACCGTGCTTACAGCGCATTTGAGAACTGGAAGCAATACGGAGTAACCGCAGAGCAGTATATCGAAGTTCTGCCTTGGCTTTTTGATAATGATCGCAATGACCTCGGCCAGACAGTCAAAGGTATCGGTTTAATTGTCCCTCACGAATGGGTAGGAGAGGAACCAGGACAGAAGATGCTTTTCAAGCAAACCGGTCCGGCGGAAATCCACCGCATCACTTACGGTGTTTCAGCACTCGGTACATGGCTCACTGATGTCGAAACAGGTTACAAGTGGAATAATTCGAATCCCCGTTACACAATCGAGGATGTTGTCAACGGTGTGATGGTTAGTATCACTGAAAAAGCATAAGGAGGGTGAGATGAAATACATAAAAACGCTGAAAAGTGAAAATTCAAAACCTATTGAAATTACTAAGAGCGAAGCAAGATTTTTCTTGGATGGTTATTGGAAGGCCGAAGCGTTAAATGATATTTTCGACAATGAAAAAATGTTTAGGTTGTACACACCTTTTTCTATTATAGAAACGCAGTCGGAAGATGGGCTTGTACCACAATCTGGGTTTTTCGGAGTTTGTGATTAAATGATACGAGCCTGAAAATCAGGCTCATATCAGGTTTTGATTGCATTTCAATCCACAAGGCACTTGATTCGAGTCACCCCCGCGTGGGCGGGGAAAATGCTCCGCTCGGGAGCCCCCGCTTACGCGGGGAAAATACCATTCCAGAAATTCTGGGAACTACAAGTCATGTGCCTTGACAACTTATATTATAATGTAAACAACAACGACGAATATCACTTTCAGAAAGGAATAATGACATGAACAAAAAAGACTATGAAAATATGCGGAGCATTAAAACCGCAGATGAATTACCGGAAGGTGCCGTTTATTGCTATCAAAAGATTTTCACAACGCGAACCATTCAACAAGTTTGGTATGAGATCTTTGATAAAGATTTCAATTTGATTGATACTATAAAAGTGCGTTATATCAACGCAATTGAATCTTTGATTCAGATCGTGAAAAAATCAGACAATGACATTACTCTGATTGCCTACAAGCGGACACCTTTGAATGATGTGTATGATCGCATTGAAAAAACTGATGATACGTCATCTGTTTTGAAAGCAATGGCTGATGCAGTAAAGCCGAAATCTTGGAAATAGAAAGGATAACTATGATGAAAACTTACTATCTCGTAGCAGAAAAAGATATTGTCAACGGCGGTTATACCGTCAACGTTCGTGACAATGCCCGCGGTCTTGAAGTCCTGATGACTTTCGAGGCGGAACGGTATTCCGATGCCGTCAAGATGTTCAGCTTCCGTGCAACCAACATGGGCAAGACCGTTTGGTGTGGCGTTTCTAAGGATGGTAAGCCGTATCACGGTGAAGCATAGAAGGAAATATGATTGACAACAAAAAACTTTTCTGCGTGACCTTGAGTGGTCACTATTCAATGTCCTACGGCTGGGATGGCGGATGGAATGTCGGCTCCGTCTATCCCTGCACCATTGACGGCAACGTGGCACGGTTCACGGTTCGTGACCGTGACTTTGACTGCAAAATCGACAATGGCTTTGTTGGTCGCTGGGGCGGTTATGTTGACTGCCTCCGCGACAACGGCGGAAGCCGTTCCACTGATGTATATGTCTGGGCGGACGATGCCGACGATGCCAAAACCAAAGCTCATGTCGTTATCATGAGCTTCTGGCCACCATCAGCATACTATAAGGAGGTTCCCGCATGAACGATGATTTGATTAGTCGTCAGGATGCGATCGAAGCTATTAGAAAGAGCACTGAAAAATACAATTACTTCATGGGAATGGAAAATTATACAGAAGAAGATGCAATCGAAGCTGTAATGTCCGTTCCAACGATATTATCAGTCTCGAATACTGATAAATGTACAAGGCTCAACTATCCGATGCAAGCAAGTGTGGTACCGCCTGATTGCAATAATCCAGATTGACCATTTCGCACTGATAATAACGTTAAATTACATTTGCTGGCTGAAAGAGCATGGCAAAATTACCGCAAAGAAAGAGGCTTATGAAAAAACGCATCGGAACGAAATTGTACGACACGGAAACCAGTGAAAAGGTTGCTGATGTTGGTGTTGGAATCCTTTACAGAAAGCGCACACGGAAACGAGAATGGTTTTTGCTGATTGGTGATTATATAGATCCGATAGATGACAAACAAGCAAAAGCACTGCTCGGCGAAGATGTACGGGTTGACAAAGAACCTGAATCCGACAAGACAACAATCTGGGTGGATCGGGAAACGCATAAAAAGATAGCAGATAAAGCAGATGCAGAAGGATTACCGATTTCTCAGTTTGTAAAAAAATGGGCTAATGAAACATTGCATTGAAAAATTATTTACATAGAAAACAACTGTTATAATAAAAATTAGATAAAGTCTCTAAGAAAGCGTGTCTACAAAAGATGCGCTTTTTTATTTTAAGCGGAGGTGAATATGGAACTCTTAAGTAAAGTTTTACAAGCGGTATTAGAAGCGGCTCTTCCTATTCTTGCTGCTGCACTGGCAAGCTGGGCAATCGGTAAAGCAATTGAGATCTTCAAAAAGCTCAAGGATAAGAATCCGGAGCTGTATGAAATCCTGAAGGTTGTCTGTCGCGAAGCAGTAACTGCTGCTGAACAGGTGTACGGAGGCGAACACGGACACGAAAAACTCAATTACGCTATCAATGTCGTGGAAAAGTATCTTGCAGCCAAGGGAATTAAGCTCGATATCGAAATCATTGTTGCTTACATCGAAGCTGCTGTAAAGGATATGAACGATTACGGAAATCCGTATGAATATCAGATCGAAATGCTCAATAATGATAATGGCGATGATGATAAAACGGAAGAAGTTCCGGTTATCGAGGAGCCAATTGTTATCCAGGAGCCTGTGAAAAAAGCAGTAAAAGGAAAAGCAAAATCATGAACAAGATCATTGAGGTCGTACCCGCATCTGTTTTGGTCGCTATTGGTGCGATAGCGATCGTTGTGGTTATCTGGCTTTTCAAAATGTTTTCAAATAACGTTAATGACCAAATGAAACAGGCTTTCAGAATTCAACAGGAAGAAATCCGGAGAGAGAATTTAGAAGGTCGGAAGGAACGGGAATACGATAACTACATCCTCCTTCGGGGTATGCAGGTTATGTCAGAACTGGATCATGAACTTGTGTATTGCGTGATGAATGGCACTCATAACGGCGGTCTTGAAACTGCAAATAAGAACCTGGATGAATTCCGAAAACTGTCAAATGAAAACCTTTTGAACAAAGCCAGTAAGTGGAATTTAAAGATCGATAGTTAAAGGTGGCGCATATGATTCAACTGAGACAGCCTTTCAGCGGTGAATATCCCATTACGTTAGATTATGGCGCAATTTGGGAACCGTATTACACAAAATCCAATCCTCACAAAGGAATTGATTACGGATGCCCGATGGAAACGTCCATTCTTGCGGCTGCGGATGGTTGGGTGCAAACTGTTGGATATGAACCCGGCGGATATGGTAATTACGTTGTCCTGCTGCACGGAGACGGCTCTGGTACGGTGTATGCTCATTTAAGCAAGGTCAATTGTATCAAAGGACAACCAGTTAAAAAAGGTGACTTGATTGCATATTCCGGAAGCACAGGAAACTCGAGCGGCCCACATCTGCATTTTGAAGCAAGACGGGACGCAGGAAAAATCAGCACGGTCTTTGATCCGAAAACCGTCATGCAATCCGTGATCGACTACATACCTGACACTCAGCAAATGCCAGTGATGCAGCAGCCGCCCATGAACCCGGTGTTTGTGCCATCTCAACAAATCTATACAAATCCGGTATCTTACGAACAGAAAATTGATGGTGGAGTGTGTATGGTTGTCTGTGATGCGGCGAACATCCGAGATGCGGACACAATGCGAATTTGCGGACAGCTAAGTTATGGAGCTAAGATCGTTGTATCCGCTGATATCGTGCGATATAACGGATTACCTTACCATAAATTTGCTGACGATTATCTGCTCATTGCCGAATATGACAGCTTTGGTACAGAAATTCTCAGAAAAATAACAGATTGATAGATCAGTCTCCTTACGTGAAAAGCCCGACTTTTTTACCGGGCTTTTTTAATTATTATTAAATGTAATAAAAATAATGATACACATTGACAATTATTAAATAACGCATATAATAATAAATGTAAGTTGAAATTGAGTTTGAATCACGGAGGCAATCATGGCAAAATTCATTATTCCCGCAATCGTTAAGAATGAGCTTCAGAAGAAGCTCGAAAAACTCAGCAAGAAGGCAAAGACCTATGGCAACCAGATCAGTTGGAGCTTCGGTGAAGAAGTGACGGTTTCCCGTAACCTTTACTCTGTAAACCCTGATACTCATACACTGGTGAAAACCGGTGAGGATAAGGTTTTCGGTATTGAAGTCAATATTGAATCCGATGTCATCCGTAAAGAAGGATACACGGTTGTTGCTCAGATCGAAGCAGTTGGACATGAGCAGAATATTGTCAAGATGCTCGATGGTGAATCCCCCGCCGAGCTTGCCTGGTATACAATGCCTCTGTATTGCGAACATTGCCATGGCCGCCATGTAAAGCGTTTTTCTTTCATTGTGAAGGATGAATCAGGACAGTACAAACAGGTGGGAAAAACCTGTCTGAAGGATTACTGCGGTATCGATCCGAAAATGATTGTTGCAGCACAGGAGATCCATGACCTGATTGAAAATGATTACAACATTGACGAGTATGACTTCAAAGGCAGCGGTGAATACGCTTTCGATGTACTGAAAGCAATTGCAACAGCTAATGATATTATCAAAGAACATGGCTATGTGAAGTCAAGTGAAGATAACAGTACGAAAACACGGCTGTTTATTGAAATCGGGAAATCCGAACCGTCAGAAGAATCCGTGAAACTGGCCAACGAAATGAAAGATGTTCTGACCGCTATGGAATATGATGAGCTTTCGGATTTCTTGTGTAACGTCAAGACAATGATCCAGAGCGGATATATCAGGAGCCGTGCTTTTGGTTATATCGCTTTCGCGCCAATTGCTTATCAGCAAATGAAGGAAAAGCAGCTCCAAGAACAGCTCCAGGATGAAGCAAAGGCAAACAGCAGCTATATCGGCAATATCGGTGAAAAAATCACCGCAAACATAAAGGAAGCAAAGCTTGTAACTGAATTTGTGACACGTTTTGGTGTTGGCAGATTATATAAATTCATCACCACCGATAACAACACACTTGTTTGGTTCGCAAGTAAATACTACGAAGGTGCTCCTAAGAAAATCACCGGAATCGTAAAGGATCATAAGGAATACAACGGTGAAAAGCAGACCGTTCTAACCCGCTGCAAAATGTTCCTTGGATAATTCACGAGAATATCAAAATTAAGCCCACAGCGTTAAACTGTGGGCTTTTTCTTATCTGGGCGAACAAACTTACATACTGATGGAAAACCCTTCAAATTTGAACGTTCTGACGCAAAATTTAAGGCATACGCTCCAAGACTTCAAGAATACCTGCATACTGTTGTTTATATTCTTCCATGTGAGCTAAAGAATCCATTCTTTGATCCGGAATTTTTTGACCTTGATGTTTTATCTGCCATTCATTATCTTCATGAGATAATTCAATCAATTCATCTAAAGAAGCATTTTGAAAAGCTACATAAAATTTATCGAGAAATGAAATAACATTATCCGGTAATTCAGGCTTAATATTTTGTTCAAGAATCAACGAATACTTATTCATGACAGGGTACACAATAGCTCCGTTATCGAATGCGTATAAATCATCAAAAAATAATTTTTGCCCGGTTTTTGCGATCCATAAATTTTGAGCAAGATGCAGATATTCATTCAATCTCGTATTTCCTGCATAGAAAATTCGATTCTCTCTGTGTTCGATCCCACTTTTATTGAATACTTTTCTTGTCGGGTCTTTTAAAAGAAAATATCTTGCTATGTCGATTCCTGATAATGGTGTATTCATGTTTATCCATAATTATAAATTGTTATTGATAAGAATAATTAGCTGCAAATGACTATTTAATCATCCGGCAGCGTGTCGATCAGTTCTTCAACTACCTTTTTCTGGGAAGTTTTGTGACGGCGGCAGTAAGCGGAAAGGCGATCTGCGGATGACGGTGAAATCATAACACTAATCTGACCTTTTTTATTAGGTTTTCGCTTAAGCATATTTATCAAATCTGCTGAACCATATTTTTTGATGATATTTTCAGCTTCTTCAAAATCTAAGGGAGTGATGATATTACCATCGAATAAAAAGTAAGTTTGATTTTTTTGAGTGCGATATAAATTCTGCTCTGGAATGATAAGTATCGCAGTGTCGGTATCATACAATTTGGAGCCAATTCTTTTTTTCATATCACTTAATTCCTTTTAGAAAATTATACATGATTAATACAAGTACGGAAACATGGTATTTGTCATGTCATAATTTGAATGTTATCATATTGCAAGTATCCGTACATGTGATAAAATAATTATAGTTAAGAAAACAAACAACAAACATTTTGAATCACGGAGGTCACTTATGAATACCAACACCAACACCATCACCATCAACAAAAACGAACTTTTCCAGGACGCTGATTTCTATCAGGTCTCTGCCCGCGAATGCTATGAAATGGCTGAAACCTTGGAAGCCGAACACAACAGCCTTGCAGAAGGTTGGCGTGAAGAAGCTCAGGAATACGAATGGAAATTCGGTGAGCTCTTGAAGCAGCTTGTTTCCCTTGGTTGGGATCGTGAATACATGGGCATCGCCTAATTCACACGGAGCGAAAGCTCATTTGAGAATGACAGCCCTACCCGGTGGGGCAAAACACCGGGAACCATTTTTGAGCTAATTTGAATCACGGAGGCAACAATGAATAACGAATTTGATAACGAATATGAAAAATACATCGAAGCGAAATACGCAGAAATTGAAGCAGCCGGAGCATTTGAAGACTGGCTCGGATGGTAAAACGAACAACCATTTTGAATCAGCGATAGTTATTTTGAGGAGGCACACGATGACATTTGAAGATATGCTCAAAACCGCAAAGGAAATTCTGAAAAGCATGACCGATGCTCAGATGATTGCGAACAAGAATTTTGATCGCTATATGGCGAATTTCCTGATTACCGATGGCGAAAAATCCATCAGTGCGGATGTTTTCGATAATTACTTCATCATCAATGACGGTGATCGTCAGATTACGTCAGAAATGCCCTGCACAATCGGTGCACAGCGAAAAGTTTATAACCTGGGTCTGCGCTTCGCTCAGAATAACGCTTACAGTGTCGGACTGAACGCGTAAAGGAAAGGAGCTGGAAATGGAAACAACCGGAAACACAACGGTCAACACTGAATCACTGGAAAGAATCCTTTTCCTGGCAGATGAAAGTTTGAAGCGTGTCAGAGACATCAAAGAAAAGGGCGGTACATTCAGCGATTTTGACGGTGAACTGTCATATTACCTTGGAATGAAAAACGCCTTGGAGATCCTTGGTCTTGTTGAGAAAAAAGATTTTGACTTCTTGGAGCTGAAATAATGGACAATAAGCAGAAATGGTTTGATGAATTGACGGAACTGAAACACGAATATATGAACGGTGATATCAGCTATGACTATTACTTCAATAGGATAAGCGATATTTGGGATATGCTCGATGAGATACCGGAAGAAGACGAACAAGATACAGAACCGGATCAAGACGATTCGTTTGCAGATTGTGAGATGTTTTAAGGAGGATATTATGTACGGATTCAAAGGTCTTGAAGAAAAATACGGTATCACCGTAATTGAAGAAAAATGGTGGAATCCGCTGACCAACAAGCAGATGAAGACCTACAACATCTACTCCGCAGATGGTTGTTCCTGGGAAAAAGGTCTGAACCGCGATGGTGTCCGCAAAGAATGCGAGCAATGGGCAAAAGAGCTGTTGAGTATCAAAGCAAACAGCAAAACAGCATAAGGTGAATTTTCCCATCCGGAGGGAATAAACCCGGAAAAAAATGAAAGGATTTTGAATAATGGATAATTTGAATGTAAAAGTTGGTGAAGTTTATGAGACTAACAATTATGGGATCTTCAAGCGGATCGTTGGAAACCGGAAGGTAAACCCGAACCGTGTGAAGGAACTGGTTGCAGATATGACAAAAAACGGTTGGAGGCTTGGACCGATATTTGTCAACGAGAACCTTGAAGTGCTCAATGGACAACACCGGATTCAGGCAGCACAGACAGTCGGCATTCCTGTTCGTTACCTTGTTATCAAAGGCGGAATTGATGACGTTCAAGACGCGAATGACAGCATGAAATGGAAGATGACAGATTACATCTTATCATACATCGAGCGGGGAAATGAAAATTACATCCGCCTTTACGAAATCATGCAGAAATATTCTGCCTCTTATAAATTGGTGCTGCGTGCGTCAAATATCAGCACCAATGACATCACAAAAGCATCAATGCAGAATGGAACACTGATTTACACCAAAGAGCACAAGGATCGCGCAGATAAGCGTCTCCCGATGGTCTATGAAGTCTGGGACGCTATGTCGGAAATCGGATTCAGGGGTGATAAGAGCGTAAAAGAAACCGCATCCTTGTTTGTTGTGCAGCATTACGATGAAGATGTGGTTAATAAGCTGTGTTCGGCTATCAAACGAGCTACACCGACCTATCTGTCGACGATGAATACACAATCCCTGCTGGATTCGTTTGAACGGATCTATAACAAAGGCAGAGCAAGAAATGAGAAAATCCTATTCGGGTCTGATTACAAACTGACACCCAGGAACCAGGCGGTAGAAACACGTTTCGGACGATATAAGAGCTATTTAAGCCCGATGACGGCAGCACAAATGGCGTTAGGTGTCTAATCTCAAAATGAATGGAGCTGATTTCTATGAGTGAAGCAGAAAAAAGCGTTCTCTTCAACAAGGCTGATTATTTTATCAGGAACTGGATCATCAATGAAGATACGAGTATCGGTAATGAATGCAAAACCAAATTTTGCGGGGTGTTTGAAACCATTCTCGATCTGGACTTGATGAACGAATACGCTGAATACAACGCATAAATCAGGAAAATTGAATTAACCGGAGATAATCCGGTTAATTTTTCAACTGGAATGTCATAACTTCGATAAATAAAAAGATGTAATAAAAATAATTAAAAACATTGACAAATATATAAAAACTCGTATAATAATAAATGTAAGTTGAATGATGAATTTTGAATAACGGAGGCAACAATGGAAAACATCGAAATCGTAACAAAAACGAACCGTGGGACACACGGAGATAGCTCTTTTATGCTCAATGGATTGCCATTGTCGAGAGAGAATCCCCATTATGAGGAATGTCAAATCGTAACGACAAAGGTAACAACAGAAGAAAAGCTGGATGTCCTGAACAACCTTCGGAACGTCTATAACGAACTGATGGCACAGTTTGAAGCTAAGAACGCCGACCTGATCGAACAGATCGGACTGCTCGAAGCAGAAATCAAGAACGATGTTCTTGAATGCGGTGCGACGGTCAAGGGTGAATCCCTGATGGCGTGCTGGGTGTCCGGTAAGACGACATGGGACGGGAAAACGCTTAAAGTGCTGGAAAAGCAATTCCCTGAAATCGGGATCGCCAAGAAGATCGGGAATCCGACGGTCAGCTTTCGCAAAGTGACTGCCTGACGTGAACCTTGACAACTGAATTTGAAAAATGCCCAACGACGGGCATGGTCAGTTGTCAAATCTTTTCTTTTCTGTTTAGGAGGTTGTCATGAATCAGATTTCGATGTTTGGAAAAAAGATGAGCAAGGTCGAATTTTTCGACTATGTATATGACACTTTTGTGTCAGCGGACTTCACTGAAGAAGATTCCATGCTGAATCTTCAACTCAAAATCCTGTATGGCATTCTGGATGCCTATGGATGGACTGCTGAATATCGGCAATGGGTTGCTGATGGTGCCGGTGTTACCGAAGCGTGTGCTTCGTTGACTAAAAATCTTGCTGCATTATAACCATTTTTCCAAAGCCAAGCCGGGGGCTTCGTACCCGGCAGAAGGAGAATGACATGGACGATACCAATTTTGAATTACTTCTTGAGAATTGTGAGCGCATTGCGCAAAAAGATATCCGGATCAATGGTTATAACTGGAAAGCTTGGCGTTATTTTGATACGGCGATGAGAGCTTTTGACCATTGTAAAGCAGTCGAATCCATTGCCCTTGCTTGCGATATTTTCATCGAAGGTGAATTGCTTCCAGGTGTTGTAATGCTTCATCGTGATGGTCGTGTTTATCCAATGAGTGAAGAAGGCTACAAGGCAGTGTTCGGAATGGAGATCGAATTATGACCGAAATCAGTGCAAAAACAAAACAATGGTTATTAGACAAATACAGCTCATATAAAGATGATTTGAATGATTCCCATTATTGGGAATATGAGCACAAGAGAGCATCAGAGATGCTCGGTATTCTTGGCGAAATCATGGATGCAATCGGAATTGAGAGGTGATTATGAAAGTCGGTGATTATGTCAAAACTCCACGTTTTTTGGGCGTAACTATTGATAAAGTATTCAACAGCCAAATGGATGCACTTGCAGCAGGATACACAGAACCAACACACTATCACAAAGACGGATGGGGTATATACGGAAAGCACATCGCCTTCAAAGATGGATTTGTTAAATTCAGTTGGGGCGCGTACAAGGAAGGAAAATAATGCTCAAGAAAATCGGCTCCTTTGAAGAAATGAAGGAAATGGTTGGAAAACCTGTTTATGGAAAAGGCGTTGACGATGATCGCTGGTTCCTGGTGTACGGTTACAGTTTTGACAAGATGAAAGAAGAATATATCACCTTGTTAGATTCAGATGGATTCTTGCATGATATCAAAGAAGACCATTTTCAATCCTGGAAGCTCAAATATATCACAGAAGCCTAAATTTAAGCTCAGAATTAAAAATATGAGCGTTTTATAGTTCAAGTGTAAAGTTATAAGGGTATAAAAGAAAAACGCCTGAAAATGCCCAATTTAAAGCAATTTTAAAGTAAAGGAAAACCAGATGGATACAGTTGTCGAAAATAATCAAATCTTCAAGACATACGACTATAACAAATTTCATAAAATGCGTGGTAATCGTGATGTTGAAGAGAGACGGGTAAGGAATATTGTTAAATCCATTGAAAAAATCGGATGGATTTCCAATCCTATCATCGTTAATAAACAATTTGAGGTCATCGACGGTCAGGGACGCTTGGAGGCACTGAAACGGCTCGGGCTACCTGTTGAATATCATATTGTTGATACAGCAGGGTTAAATGACTGCCGAACCATGAACAGCAACCTGAAGGGATGGAGCACGATGGATTATGTAAAATCCTACGCAGAATCCAAAGTAAAAGATTATCAGCGAGTTCAGGAAATCATTAAACATTTCGGTGTAACCTTTGATACTGTCATGGCAGCCAAAGGAAAAGGGGCATCCGGTGATGGATACGAAAAAATCCGTGATGGTGAACTGGAGTTTACGGAAGCAGACTATATCCGTGTTTGTGCTCGTTTAAATATTCACAAGAAATATATTAATGTGTTCAAAAAGTTCGGCGGTCATGCTCGTGTTCAGAACAAGGTCATCTTCTATCTGATTCGATACGGTGAAACACATGACGGAATCGACCATGACAAAATCATTGAAGCACTGGAAAACACAGATCCGCACACTGTCTATTCACAAAGCTTTGATCGCTTACTGGAATCTGTTCAGAACGCATACAACTATAACAAACGTCGTCGGGAAACAAGGCTGTATTTTTATGAAGAATACCGTCTTGACAATAAAGTCGCATAATTAAAAGGAGTAAAAAATGATAACAGAGAAATGGCATGATTTACGGAAAAATCCGGCTGATTTGCCGGAAACAAGTGAAGATGTATGGGTGATACTTGTTGATAATCCAACAAAGGTGGATGTCGATTCTTACAATAAAGATGACATAGGGAAAGTCATGATCGAACCTGAAATCAATTTTACTGATGATAATGGTACGAGAGTTCATCGGGACAAAGTTGAATATAAGTCTACAGGTTGGTACTATAACGGGATGCCTGGACAGATAACGCATTGGATGAAGATCGAAGTGCCGGAACCGCCGGAAGATGAAGGCTAACGAGAGGAGTGTAAAATGAGAGGTCGATATTACGTTATGAATGGCATGATGGCAAGCTGCAGCGGTGATGAAAAAAGGATCGATGCGCTGCTGCCGAAAAACTTTCAGGGAAACGCAGTAGAAAAACTGACACGGCAAGGTTACTTCCTGGATGAGACGAAAGGAGCTTTGTTTTCACCAGAAGGAAAGCGGATCGCTGATTTTACAGCGGTGATGTAATACAGAATAGATTTGATTTAAATAATTGTCCATAAAAAATAAGAAGAACCGGATATCCCGGTTTTTTCTTTATAATTCAATGTAATAAAAATGATTAAATACATTGACAAATATATAAAAGCGTATATAATAAATAATGTAAGTTGATTAAACAAACAATTTGAATAACGGAGGCAACTCATGAACTTCTTCAAAAAAATCGGTATCGAATTCATCAACAGCGAACCTTGCGCCAACGGTCACGAACAGTGGATCTTCAATGACCCACGAAGCTAAAGCTTCGGGGATTGCTGATGGCAAAAACCGAAAAGCAATTCACATTGAATAGCCTAAGTGCCATGAGCACTACGTTACCTGAGAATATATAGGTACTTCGGGACGTAATACCTAATTCCGAACACTACGGTCTGTGTTTAAACAGTTCTGTGAGGAAGGAACAGTGATGCAGACATACAAAACCTTGGGATAACATTGGCGAAGGTATGCTTACCGCTCTTCGGAGTGAGTTATTAACTCGAAAAGAGTTAGGAAAGGAGAAAACGATAATATGGTTTATGTTATAAGCGCAAACGGACAGCCCTTAATGCCCACAGAGAACCATGCAAAAGTGCGTATTCTCCTAAAGTCGCATAAGGCAAAGGTAATCAAGAAATGTCCGTTCACAATACAGTTAGCGTATGAAACAACAAATTATACGCAGGAGGTTACTTTAGGCGTCGATGCCGGATCAAAGGTGATTGGTATCTCTACTACAACAAAAGAAAAAGTCTTATTTGAAGCAAATGTTGAAGTAAGAAACGATATCGTGAAATTGCTTTCATCCCGGAGAGAACAAAGAAGCTCTCGCCGGAACCGTAAACTACGTTATCGCAAAGCAAGATTTGATAACCGCAAGCGGAAAGACGGCTGGTTAGCACCTTCAGTACAGCAGAAGGTTGACACGCATCTTTCATTTATTCGGAGAATCCATAATATACTACCCGTTTCAAAAATAATGGTGGAGGTTGCTTCATTTGATATTCAGAAAATCAAGAATCCTGAAATCAGTGGTGCAGAGTATCAGCAGGGTGAACAGTTAGGATTTTGGAATGTGCGTGAATATGTTTTATACAGGGATGGTCATAAGTGTCAATGCTGTAAAGGAAAGTCAAAAGATAAGATTCTGAATGTGCATCATATTGAATCAAGGAAAACCGGTGGAGATGCTCCGAACAATCTTATTACGCTGTGTGAGACCTGTCATAAAGGATATCATAACGGAACAGTTGATCTCCCGAAAAGAATTAAACGCGGTATGAGTTTCAAAGATGCTGCTTTTATGGGAATCATGCGATGGGCATTTTACGGAAAACTGAAGCAGACATATCTTAACGTGAATCTTACTTATGGGTATATCACAAAACATACTCGTATTGAGAATGGGTTACCAAAGGATCATTACATCGATGCACGGTGTATCAGCGGGAATCCTACAGCGAAGAGTAACGGTGAAGTCTTTTTCTACAGAAAAGTTCGCTGTCACAACAGGCAGATACACAAATGTAATTTTTTGAAAGGTGGGGCAAAAAAGAGAAATCAAGCTCCACACGAAGTAAGGGGATTTCGGTTGTTCGATATGGTTGTGTATCAAGATAAGCCATATATTGTATTTGGACGTCGAGATAGTGGATATTTTGACATCCGTTCTTTGGACGGAACAAAGGTAAATAATGGTTCAGTCAGTTACAAGAAATTAAAACTGATACAACCTAATAATAGTTACATTGTTGAAAAAAGAAATTCGGCGTTCCTCCCACGAAGCTAAAGCTTCGGGGTTTCCCGCCAGAAAAAAACTGTGGTAAGAAAGGTTAATTTATGAATAACGAAAATTCCAAATACAGCATGACAATCGAGGAACTTGCAAAGCGGCTGGAAAGCTATCAGCAGAAAAACGGTAACGGCGGATATCCGAAAACGGATAACCAGGACTGGAAAGATGGCTATGCCCGTGCTATCACCGATATTCTTTGGATCATTGCGTAAAGGAGGTTGAAATGGAAAATCGAATTTGGTACGCAGTTCAGGAATCATCTGAGGATGCGTGGGATTATGGCTCTAACGACTTTGAGACAGCAAAGGAAATGCTTCTGAACCAGGGACACGGATTGATCGCAGAAATCGATACTGAGAGAAATTTTTGCCTGAATCAATTTTGGTACAACGAAATGTAAGGAGGTCGTGATGAAAATCTGGAAAGGCAACAAAGACAAAGACGTAAAAGCGGTATATGAAAACGGACAGTCTCGCTATGGCGATTACGGTGTTGCTTATATGTTTGTTAACATCAAAGGTATTGAACTGTATGCAGAAACAACACCTTTAGATGATGAGGATAAGGAACGGGAAATCCTGAGTGCAGAAATCGCCAGACAGGCAGAAGAAAAAGGTATCGACCTGGATCTGTACAATCCGATTTTTGAATACTAAGGAGTAGATTATGAAGGAGTATAGGGTTCAACGGAAGCAGGATGGATATTGGGTGATGGACGACCCTTATTATTGCTACTATATCCATTTAGAGAAAGCTCAGAACAGTATTAAAGGTCAAGACCCTGAAAAATATCGCATTGTGCAGCGTGATGTAACCGAATGGGAGCCTGTCACGGAGGCATAATATGCACGAATACAAAATTAAGCGGAAAGGAAAATTCGGGTGGAGACAGGTGACAGATTGTGAAATCATCCAAGAGTAAAGGAGACAGAATGACGTACAGATATTATTCAATAATGCGCCCGGTTGGTATCGGCACATATCCGGGGAAGCCTACAAGGATCGAGAATTATCCCGAAGGAAAAAAGCAGATCTCCACTGCGGACGGTCGCAAGCTCTGGGCATGGGGTGAGATAGAATATGCAGAACCATTAGCAGACAATGAAATGAACGCTTATGAACTTCGTGGTGAATGTGAATTTCCTGAGTATCATCACCGGGGCTATTGGATGAATGACGGTGCACACGAAATCATTCAGCTCGGTAAAAAGTATTATGTTCTAAATGGATGGAATGGTGAAAGCTATGGCCATTGCTGGGAATGCCTGACAAAAACAAAAATGCTCGATGGCGATGCAGAATATACGCTAAAACCCATTTACCGCTATGAGACAGAAGCAGGAATCGCCATGATGAATGAAATGATCGATCTTGATGAAGACAGTGCTGAATGGCAAGCAAAGAATGAATATCTAAATGAAATCATAAGTTACAGTGTAACCAAAAACTAAGCAAGGAATAAAAAAATGATTGGAGCTATTGTTGGAGATATTGCCGGGAGCAGATTCGAGTTTCACAACCATAAATCAAAGAAATTTATGCTAATTGCTCCGGAATGTACCTTTACAGATGATACTGTGATGACTTGTGCTATTGCGGAAGCACTGCTGACAAAAGGCGAAAATGAGACCATGCAGCAGGCAGCGATACGAACCATGCACGAAATCGGGAAACATTACCCAAACTGTGGATATGGCAGATTCTTCTATACCTGGATCATGAATGGACTGACAGAACCTTATAACAGCCTGGGTAATGGTGCAGGGATGCGGATTAGCCCTGTTGCTTTTGCCTGTAATGACCTTACAGAAGCACTGGAGACAGCTAAAGCAGTGACAGAGGTATCGCACAATCACCCTGAAGGGATTAAAGGTGCGTTGGCCGTCACTGAGGTCATGATGATGGCAAAAGAAAAAGCTCCGCTGGCAGATATACGGGAAATGGTGAACCGGAAATACTACAAGCTGAATTTCACCTGTGATGAAATCCGTCCGACGTATAAACATGTGGAAACGTGTATGGACAGCGTACCTCAGGCAATAGAAGCATTTCTTGAATCCATTTCATTTGAAGACACGATCCGGACAGCAATATCCATCGGCGGAGACAGTGACACGATTGCCTGTATGGCAGGTGGCATGGCGGAGGCGTATTACGGTGTACCTGACGAAATAAGAGAACTTGCCGAGAAATATCTTGACAGTCGTCTATTAGATATTGTGAAGAGATTTGAAACAAAGTACCAGGGCAGTTAAATCATGAGATATGTGATTAACTCATTCGCAGACAGAGTATCATATTATTGTTCTTATTATGATTCTGATGCGGATGCTTTATATTTTGAAGTGAAGTTAAGTTCAAAAACTAAAGTTGATCTTCACAGTGTCAATAGAATCTGCATGAATCATAAACATTATTACGATGTTGAAAATATCGGAAAAACGGTTAATGACTCCCATCTATTCAAAGTAATAAATTATTATAATTGCTGGTTTGAGAGGGACATGAAATGATGAATAGTAAAGAATGTTATGCGATCGTCCATAAGTATTATTCTTTCTGGGCTTTTTTGAATACAGAATTATGTTATGAAATTGTTGGCATTTATGATAACAAAGAAACAGCACAAAAAGAATTGGATCGTTTACGATTAAAACATTATGATGAATCTGATAATTCTAAATATTATCTGAAAGCGTGCAAATATTATGAAACTAATTAATATAAACGAAGAAAACTTTTTGAATTGTCGAAAGCCGGAGTTGATCCGGTTTTCTTTTTGTGAATCAATGTAATAAAAATAAGTAAACGCATTGACAAATATATAATAATAAATATAATAATAAATGTAAGTTGAATGAATTTTGAACGGAGGTTGGCAATGACACGTTTTCAAATGGAACTGAGCGGACAGTTGGGCGATTACCAAAAATCGCCGAAAAGCCCCTTGCTTTAGCTATGGGGATGAAAGACGGTAATATTAATATTATTCGAGTGAGTGTTGTATGAACAAAGGATACAAGGCGAGATTATATCCAACGAGAGAACAAAAGAGCCAAATTGAGCAGACATTTGGAAATGTTCGCTATGTATATAATCATTTTCTTGATCTTCGGATTAAGTCATACAAAGAAGAAAAGAAATCAGTGTCAATGTATGAAACGATGCGGTTGTTGACGGAGCTAAAAAAAGACGGAACTCAAGAATGGCTAAACCTGACCGACAGCATGGCATATCAAGAGACTTTGAAGGATTTAGATAAGGCTTATCAAAATTTCTTCAAAAGGAATGCCGGATTCCCAAAGTTCCATTCAAAGAAAAGAAAACAATCTTTCAGAACAAGAAATCAGAGTAACGGAATTAGGCTTGTCGCAAATACAATCAAGCTACCTAAAATCGGTTATGTCAGATATAAAGGACTGAAACACTTCGATGGACGAATCCTGAATGCAACAATAAGTAAATCGATGAGTGGAAAGTATTATGTTTCGCTTTGTGTTGAGACAGATGAACCTGAATTGACAAATAACGGAGGCATTATTGGAATAGATGTTGGGATCAAAGATTTTCTTGTTGACAGTAATGAAAATAGTATCCCGAATCCGAAAACATATAAAAAATACGCAAAAAAACTTGCAAGAACACAAAGAAGAATGTCAAAAAAAGTAAAGGGGAGCAACAACAGAGAAAAGCAGAGAATAAAAGTTGCGATTGCTTACGAAAAAGTGACTAATATCAGAACAGATTTCCTTCATAAAGTGACAACAACACTTGCAAACGAGAATCAAGTTGTATGTGTTGAAGATCTGAACATCAAAGGAATGATGAAAAATCATAAATTAGCACGATCAATCGCAGATGTAAGTTGGAGTGAATTTTTCAGAATGCTGCAATACAAGATGAGTGACAGGAAAGGAATATTAGTTAAAATACCACGCTTCTATGAAAGCAGTCAGACATGTAACCAATGCGGATATAAAAATCCTGAAGTAAAGGATTTATCGATCCGAGAATGGGACTGTCCAAAATGTGGAACTCATCATAATCGTGATGCTAATGCAGCGATCAACATTCTGAATAAAGGATTGGAAATTTTAAAAGAAAATACCGTGGGACACACGGGAATCAACGCTTGTGGACATCGTGTAAGACGTGATGAAAATCATGCTGTGGTGGGTGAAGCAAGAATCCCCTGCCTTTAGGCATGGGGAGTGTCAAGTTGTATAATTAAATCGAGTGACATGCGCCCTAAGAAGGGGTGTCCTAATCGAAAAAGGAGGGCATCCCTATGGGCGGTGGCAGAGACAATTCAGGTGCGGTACGATATTACAGAAGAAACGGAATTTATTTCAGAAAAGACGGGAAGCCTGTCAATCATCGCTTTCATAATATCAATATAACGATTGAAGATCATATGGCTCTTGCAAATATGGCAGAGCCGATAGCAGAACAGCGAACAAACATATTACGGACACTGGAAAACCGTGTATTAGACAAATTCGAGAATCCGACGGCTACAGGCAGGGCAGCGATGACTCCATTGCCACAGACCGGAAGGGAAGTCGTCGGATTCTTACAAAGAATGTTAGCAATTGATAATTTAAATGATGACGATAAAGTGTCTCCAGAAGATAGAAATGGCTCACCTGAAACCAATGCGGTTAACAGACTAATTACAGGAGACATAGAAACAGAAAAGGGTGGATTCTTGTTTTTTGATGGTAAAGTAAAAAATCGTAATTATTTACAATACAATGATATGCCAGATTATAAAGCAATATTAGAACAGGTAATGCCACAACTCACTCCAGAAAATTTAAGGAGAGTGTTAGATGCAAGACAGACACCTATAATAGATGGAATACCAGAAAATGATTATTTATGGGAGTTTGAGACGTTCGTTACAAATAACAGCGGTGAAAGTATCAGGACTTATGTGAAAGTGCACCCTTTTCATAGTAACGATGGAAAGCCATATGCTGTTTTAGTCGGTCTCCACAGGACAGCACCGATGAGAAACAGTGCTACAGATGAACAGAGAGGATAAGACGATGAATATTGGTGAACAGAAAAAAATGTTTTGTTCAGATTGTCAAGAATACACAATGCATACACTTGTTTCTGAAATTCAAGAAGGTTATATCGGTAACGATGTTATAACAGGAACCGTTATTTATTGGAAATGTCCTGAATGTGGTGACGGATATAATGTGGACAGTAGCGATTTAGATAGAAAATATACTGTTGCTAATCGCTTGTTTCACGGATTACTGACAGGTGAACAGATTAAAGCTGTTCGAGAGGAAAACAACATGACTGTAAATGAATTTGTTCAATTGCTTCGTGATAATGGTATTAGCTACAATGAAAAAGAATATGAAGATATTGAAAATAATCTAAAAGTTCAGAATGAAAAAACTGAACGATTTATTAGGAAATTAGGAAACCTTCCTGAATGGCCCGGATATAAAAAAACAACTAAATAAAATTGTACGGAGTTAAAATAATAGTAAACAAATAAAAAGATGTGCGCTCTAAGAAAGGGCATCTTGATTAGGAGGTGTCTTTTCTATGGGTGGATCAGCAAGTTATCGATTAGCAAAGAAAATAGCCAATGCAAGGCTGAATGGAGCTCCGCAGACTGAAATTGATGATCTTGAACGCAAGAGACAAGCAGCAAAAGAAGCGGAACGAGAAAAAAGAAGACAGCAGAATTCAGAAAATCAAAGCCCATACCGTGAATCATACGATCAAAAACGATTAGATAATGCGATATGGACTAAAGACAAACAAGAAGTTGATGATAAATTCCGGGAAAGCTCCGGTAAAGCATGGAATAGCTTTACAGATGATGAAAGAGATGCTGCTTATGAATTTACCGGTGGTGCTTATGATTCAATGAATAAATTATTAGGTGGAAGACTGGATCCTACAGAATACCTTTACGATGGAACAATGGAACGTGTGAATCAGCTGACAGCTGCTTTGGATAAAACCGAGATTCCAGAAGATATCTGGGTGCGGCGCGGAGTATCAACACGACATATGAACAGAATGTTTGGTTTAATGCTTGCTCAGCCTATACCAGCAATGTTGGATGGTGTTCAGGAAGCCATCGATCAAGGTAAAATCATAGATGTTAATAACTTTATGTCAACAGGTGCGACTTCTGAAAGTGGATTTAGTGGCGTGGAAATGAAGATTTTTGTACCGAAAGGATCAAAAGGTATTTACGCAGAACCTTTTAGTATTCATGGGATGGGAAGCGGTTTAGGATGGGATGGTGTTTCAAAACAATCTGATTATGGAACTGAATTTGAAATCATCTTACAGAGAGGTTATAAACTGAAACCGATTGCGATCAACAGAACTGGTGGTAGATATGGAACTCCACAAGTCGTGTTTACTATAGTTGGACAAGATGCAAAAACTATTGAACGCCCTGAAATTGATTGGAGTAAAATTTAAAGAAGGTGAAAAATGACAGATAGTGAGAAAAAATATTTGGATGAAATCTGGAATGACCTTTCAGATGAAGAAAAGAAGGAATTTAACAGTCTTTCAGACAGCAGGAAAAGCGTATGGCTCCGTTATTATTCAGAAGATGAAGCTATGGCGGCATCAGCAGAGCGTCAGCGTGAAAAGCAAAAGAACATGGCTTGCAGAACGTGTAAATTTGCAGGAAAGATGTTCAGCGGTCGTAAGACAACAGACTACACTGCCGGATCATGTGAAAAGTATGAAACAAAACCCACTGGGGTATATTTCGATAATGAGAAATGTCCGAAGTACCAGGAAAGGTAATATGTCGAAGCTCATATATCCGGCGATAATTCAGTAAACAGATGATAAGTATATTCCATCAAGGATATCGCCAATTAAAATAAAAAAAACACATAAAGAAAATCAGTTATAATTACCTCAGACCCTAAGAAGGCACATTTCGTAATTGAATTGTGCTTTCTTTTATTTTTGCTATAGGACGAAAGAATGAAGATTGGCGGATTCCAAAAGCTCAGTTTGCTAAATTATCCGGATAAAACAGCCTGCGTAATATTTACGACAGGTTGTAATTTTCACTGCCCATTTTGTTATAACAGTGGGATTGTGAATGGTGATGAATCAATTGATCCGGAAACTGTTTTTCAATATCTGCAAAAGCGCAAAGGAATAATAGATGGTGTATGTGTAACAGGTGGAGAACCTTTAATACATCAAGATATTATTCCTTTTTTGCAGGAAATCAAGCAGATTGGATATTCCATCAAACTTGATACGAACGGAAGCAATCCTGAAACTTTACAAAAGATACTAACACAAAATATCATTGATTACATTGCAATGGATGTAAAAAACTCTTTTGAAAAATACGCTAAAACATCCGGAATCCAAAATCTGAAAACCGATCTTATTCAGCAATCGATAGAAATTATCCGTAGTAGTGGTGTTCCTTATGAATTTCGCACGACCGTTGTCAGAGAATTTCATTCCCAAAGGGATATCGAAGAAACCGGAAGGTATTTACAAGGATCCACTATCTGGTATTTACAGCCTTTCATGGATACAACGGAGGTGTTTCAACGCGGTCTGCATTCACCGACATCAGAGGAAATGAAAGAATATCGTTCCATTGGAAATAAATATGTAAAAACAATGGTGCGTTAAATAAGAGGAGAGAGAAATGTGTGATGTGATAAAGAGAAATGGCAGTCATGCTAAGTTCGATATTCAAAAAGTTATTCACGCTATGGAAAAAGCCTTTCTTGCGGAAGAAAAAACTGTATTTCCAGATGTTTTAGAAATGCTTGCAATACAGGTTACGGCAGATTTCCAATCAAAGGTGAAGAATAATACGATTAACGTTGAAGATATTCAGGATAGTGTGGAAACAATTCTTAGTCAAGCCGGATATTCAGATGTTGCGAAATCCTATATCCTTTATCGCAAACAGCGAGAAAATATCCGAAATCTAAAAAGCACTTTCCTTGACTACAAAGAATTGGTCAACAGTTATGTTGATAGTTCTGATTGGAGAGTTAAAGAAAATTCGACCATAACTTATTCTATTGGCGGACTGATTCTTTCCAACAGTGGAGCTATTACGGCAAATTACTGGCTGAGTGAAATTTACGATCAGGAAATCGGTGATGCACACCGAAATGCTGATATTCACATTCACGACCTTGCCATGTTAGCTCCATACTGTGCCGGATGGTCGCTGAAACAGTTGATCCAGGAAGGACTTGGCGGTGTTCCTGGTAAAATCACATCTGCTCCGGCGAGGCATCTATCCTCTCTATGTAATCAGATGGTGAATTTTATTGGAATAATGCAAAACGAATGGGCTGGTGCACAGGCATTTTCCTCTTTTGATACATATTTAGCTCCTTTTGTAAAAGCGGATCACCTGAAATATGAAGATGTAAAAAACTGCATTCAGTCTTTTGTCTTCGGGGTAAACACGCCAAGCCGATGGGGTTCACAGGCTCCATTTACTAACATCACGCTGGACTGGAGAATTCCTACTGACCTGAAAGACCAGCCTGCTTTGGTCGGAGGGGAACCGATGGATTTCACATATGGCGACTGCCAAAAAGAAGCTGATATGGTAAACAAAGCATTCATCGAAGTGATGATTGAAGGTGATGCAAATGGTCGTGGATTACAGTACCCAATTCCGACGTACTCTATCACGAAAGATTTTGATTGGTCGGAGTCTGAAAACAATCGTCTGCTTTTTGAAATGGCCGCCAAGTACGGAACACCTTATTTTTCTAATTACATCAACAGCGATATGGAACCAACAGACGTGAGGTCGATGTGTTGTCGGTTGCGCCTTGATCTTCGTGAACTGCGTAAAAAATCAGGTGGATTCTTTGGCTCCGGAGAAAGTACTGGATCGATCGGCGTTGTTACCATCAACCTTCCCCGCATCGCTTTTCTTGCGAAAGATGAAACTGACTTTTATAAGCGATTAGATAAAATGATGGATATTGCTGCCCGTTCTTTAGATATTAAGAGAAAAGTCCTCACAAAATATCTTGATGCAGGGTTCTATCCTTACGCAAAACGCTATCTCGGAACGTTTAACAATCATTTTTCTACAATTGGTTTGGTTGGTATGAATGAAGCGGGACTGAATGCGAAGTGGTTGAAAAAAGATCTGACAAATCCTGAAACGCAGAAGTTTGCAGAAAATGTTCTAAATCATATGCGGGAACGTCTTTCAGATTATCAGGAAAAATACGGAAATTTATTCAATCTTGAAGCGACACCAGCAGAATCAACATCATATCGCCTTGCGAAGCATGATAAAGAACGATGGCCGGAAATAATAACAGCGTCAGACGGAACACCTTATTATACAAACTCATCTCACCTTCCTGTCGGTTATACTGAAGATGTGTTCGAAGCACTGGATATTCAGGATAAACTGCAAACGCTTTACACGTCCGGAACCGTATTCCATGTATTTCTCGGCGAGAGATTGAGCGGGTGGAAAGCAGCGGCGCAGCTTGTAAGGAAAATAGCGGAAAATTATCATCTCCCGTATTACACACTATCCCCGACGTATTCAATTTGTCCTGACCATGGATATTTGACAGGTGAAGTTGCTCAATGTCCACAATGTGGAAAAGAAACCGAAGTGTACAGCAGAATCACGGGATATTATCGTCCGCTGCGCAATTGGAATGATGGGAAGGTGCAGGAATTCAAAGAGCGAAAAGAATATGATCCTAACTTTCACAAGGAAAAGAAGGATGTTAATATGCTTTTCTCAACAGAGACATGCCCAAATTGCAACATGGCTGAGAATGTACTGAAGCAAGCTGGGATCGATTATCAAAAGATTGTCGTGAAGGATGAAGCTACAACTGAGTTTGCCAAAAAATACGATATCCAGAGCGTTCCAGTTTTGGTTAGTGGTGGAAAGAAATACATAGGGCTGAACCAGATTCGGGAGTTTGCTAAATAATATTCTGTTATAATAAACACAGACCCTAAGAAGGCACCTTAATTAACAGGTGCCTTCTTATTTACACATTAGGAGTAATATGAACAATCCCTATATCAAACATTTTCTAACCGTTTGCAGACATAAAAAAGTTGTATTCAAGGAATGCAGAGCGTGTGGTATCACATGGCAGGGAATCAAACATGATCTTTCAAAATTTAGTTTTGCAGAGTTCATACCCTCGGCGAAATACTTTCAAGGGAACCGAAGCCCGATTGAAGCAGAGAAGGAAGACATCGGCTACAGCTATGCATGGCTCCATCACAAAGGAGCGAATCCTCATCATTGGGAATTTTGGACAGATTTTACTGAAGCAGACGGAAGTGTGATTGCAAACAAAATCCCATATCACTATGTCATAGAGATGATCTGTGACTGGATCGGTGCCGGGAAGGTCTATCAAAAAGAAGCCTGGACACCTGAATCACCAATGATCCACTATAAGAAAATGCGAAAAGGCAGACATTTTCATCCGGAGACTGATACACTGATTATCAAGTTCCTGGAGTGTATCCGCGACAAAGGATTAGACGAATTTCACAAAATGGCAAGATGTGAGATGGGGGACGCATCTGTCAGGAACGATTATGAATCTTCCGTGGGGTGACACATGGCAAAAAAGTTTATTGTCCCACTGCTAAATATGGAAAAAGCTCTGTTTGATGGTGTCGGTGAATATGGAATTCCTGTGATAGCAGGCAGAGTGAAGGAATACGACACAACAACAAAGTGGATCCCATTCAACTATATGCAAAGTGATATCAAAAAGAACGATCCATCTAAGCGTGGTATCCATTTTCACGTTCATGATTATCAATTCGAACGTCTTTGGAGTGCACCTGACCTGTATCTTGATCGTCTGAAACAGTACCGCTATGTCTGTTCCCCTGAGTTTTCGATATATACCAATATGCCGAAGGCGATGCAGGTGTGGAATCACTACCGAAAACACTGGGTAGCTGCCTATCTTCAAATGAACGGGGTGAACATTATCCCAACGATCACATGGGCATTGCCACAGACGTTTCAATTCTGCTTCGACGGTGAACCTACAAACTCGGTGGTCTGTGTGTCAACCGTTGGGACAATGCAGACGAAGGATTATTATGATAATTTCTGGATGGGTTATGAAGAAATGAAGAAACGACTGAACCCATCACAGATATTGTTTAACGGTATTGTGCCAGAAGAGCTGAAGGATGAAGTGATACCGTTAGAACGAGGATATCAATTGTTTGGTGGAAAGACATACAACGTTGAAGATATGGAAAAACATGATGAGCGGATAAGAAAACAGCGGGAAAAGCTCGGTAAGAAGAAATGAAGAAAAGTCAGCTCCCATTATTAAATCTTGAAAAAGCGATGTTCGTTGGAACAGGTGAGTACCGGATACCCGTGATTCAGCCTGTGACGGAATTCGACACTTCCACACGATGGATACCATATCACTATATATGGGATGAAATGACAACGATGTGAATAATAAAATAAGGTAAAATATAATCAGACCCTAAGAAGGCACTTTGTACATACAAGTGTCTACTTTTTATTTAAACGTAAGGAGAGAATATGGCAGATGAGTTACAGATAGTATATAAAGACATCAACGACCTTCAAATGTATGAAAACAACCCACGAAAGAACTCCGATGCAGTCCAGTACGTGGCAAATTCAATTCAGAATTTCGGTTTTAAAGTACCCATTATTATTGATAAGAACAACATGATCATCTGCGGGCACACCAGATACAAGGCAGCCAGACGGTTAAAGATGGCAAAAGTCCCTTGCATCATGGCAGATGACCTTTCAGAAGACCAGATCCGCGCTTTTCGTCTTGCAGATAACAAAGTAGCGGAAATGTCCACCTGGGATTATGACCGTCTGGAACAAGAATTCATGCTTCTCGATCCGTTGGAATTCGACATCGCCGACTTCGGGTTTTTCCCGAATTATGATACTGACGATGAAGAAGAGGATGAGGATGATAATGAAACATCCGGATCAGGTAATCCTCGCTTCATTGTACAGATTGAATGCAAGAGCCTAAATGAACAGCGGGAAACCTACGAACGGTTAACGAACATGGGGATCGAATGCGAAATGATTTAGGAGCTGGGTTCAGCTTCGATGTGTTTTCATTTGATAATGGCTTGTTATCTCCGGAAAGTACAAAGAAAAAAATCAGTACATACAGCGCATTTGATACTGTTGACCATGAATTGAAAATCATGCCTGTTAATATCGGAACATTAGCTCCGAAATTTAACAGAAAAGGTGATTATCGTTGGTTGTCTATTCGCTCTTGGGACACCAGCGAAAAAGAACAGGTCAAATGGCTCAAGAGAGTAAAAGCGGAACAGGAACCTGAAGCTCTGAATATGGTTGCCAGTGAGTTCGAACTCACGATCCGGCAATTGATTCATAAAACCGATAACTGCTTTGTCTATAATGCTCCGCAAGGACATAGCAAAACAAAAAAACATTTCATTTCCGAAGTCGGGAAAGTTCTTGCTGAGAAATTAAATTGTCCATACGTCAAGATGTTTGCAGACAGACACTTATCAGGATCAACATACGCGGATGTAACACAGGACAGAGGTGTGATACAGGTAATCGGACACTCTAATAAACCAGTTTGTATCTTTATTGATGATGTTTGTACAAGTGGAATGACGATGGTTAACTGTATCAGAGCACTAAAAGACACTTATACGCTTATTCCTATTGCATGGATTTATGGAAAGAGAAAAAGCTGATGGAAATAATAGAGATACCGGTTGAGAAACTGAAAATGTATGAAAACAATCCACGGAACAACCTTCCGGCGGTGAAATATGTTGCTGCGTCAATCAAGGAATTTGGTTTTAAGCAGCCTATCGTAATAGATAAGGATTATGTTATTGTCGCAGGACATACCCGTCTTCTTGCCGCAAAGAAACTCGGACTGACTACAGTGCCATGTGTGATGGCAGATGACCTTACCGATGAGCAGATCAAAGCATACAGATTAGCGGATAACAAGGTGAAGGAACAATCCGGTTGGGACTTTGAAAAGCTCAGTATCGAAATGAAAGAGCTTCAAAACGTTGGTTTTGATATGAACAGTTTTGGGTTCGGTATTATCACTCAGGACCCGGAACCATTGCCAATCGATCAGACATATTCCGATGATTCAGAATATGATAGCAATGAAGAAATACCGATCCATACAAGACCAACAGAACCAATCAGTAAAATAAACGACAATGAGGAGATTGACTTAGATGACTATGCAGACGAACAATTTGAACGGCAATGCCCTTACTGCGGATTCCGGTACAATGACTGAACATAAATTTCCGTGGAAATGGAACCTTACAGATCTTGCAAATGTGAAAAAGAACGGCTGTACTGTCTTTTCATGTTTCTCTTGCGGGGGGGGGAGCTCTATGGGATACAAATTAGCCGGATATGAATTACTCGGTAATTGTGAGATCGATTCCAGTGTAATGAAAGTATATCAGGTGAATCATCATCCAAAATACCCGTTTTTGATGGATATCCGTGATTTTCTGGATAAAGAAAAGCCCGCTGAATTATATGATTTGGACATTCTGGACGGTTCTCCGCCCTGCAGCGTCTTCAGTCAGGCGGGAAAACGTGAAGAAGGGTGGAATGTAGAAAAGCAATTCCGGGAAGGTCAGAAAATGCAGCGGTTAGACGATCTATTCTTCTGGTTTATCAAACTGATCGACCAGCTGAAGCCAAAGGTCAGTATTGCGGAGAACGTCACAGGATTACTTGCAGGAAACGCCAAAGGATACGTAAATGAAATCATCAAAGCTTATCATGAAGCGGGATATACAGTGCAGTTATTTAAACTGAATGCCGCGAAAATGGGAGTACCGCAGAGACGTGAAAGAGTGTTCTTCATTGCTCATAGAAATGATATTGACCTTCCGAAATTAAAATTATCCTTCAATGAACCGCCGATCCTGTTTAAAGAAATACGGAGCGAATCGGGAAAAGAATGGGCTAATGAAAACGCAATATCAAAAATGCGCCTGATGGTTAGAAAACCTGGCGATAAGGATATATCTTCTATTATGAAAAACAATAACCAAAAAGAAACGAGCTTTCAATATGGTGTAATTGCGGATAACGATGTTGCTCCGACACTTGCAGCCTCAGGAAGTATGGCGAGAATGTATGATGGTAAAAATATCAGTGATACGGATATTATCCACATGCAGACATTTCCAGAAGATTATAACTTCTTAAACCAATCTCCAAAATACATTTGCGGAATGAGCGTTCCGCCTGTCATGATGGCACAGATATCCTCTCAAGTATATGATCAATGGCTCCGGAGGCTGAAATGATGGAAATAGAAGAAATCCCGGTAGATGAATTGTTCGGATATATCAAAAATCCACGCAGAAATGACGCTGCGGTGAATTATGTAGCAAACAGTATAAAAGAATTCGGATTCAAACAGCCGATTGTCATTGACGCGAATAATGAGATCGTTGCTGGACATACACGACTGAAGGCAGCGATAAAGCTCCATATGAAGACCGTTCCCTGTGTTCGTGCGGATGACCTGACAGATGAACAGATCAGAGCATACCGGATCGCTGATAACCGGACAGCAGAATTTGCTACATGGGATGCCGAAAAACTTGCAGTAGAAAAACGGGAACTGGAAAGCATGAACTTCGATATGGCAATGTTCGGATTCGCGCCATCCTTCAAACCGCAGACAACAGCTCCAACCAATACCGGATATCTGACGGAAGTCTATGACGATGCACCAGCTGAAACCGCCCAGGAACATGAAGCAAGAACTGTGCAGACTTCACAACAAATGAACAAACCGATGACCAACGATCCTGAGAATGTATCGGCACCGATTAAGCAGCCTGTTTACAGCAAGTGCCCAAAGTGTGGACGTATCCACATAATCGGTTAAGACCCAACTGGAGCGCACAGGATTAAAAATAAAGCTATTGAAATATCAAAACCAATAAACAATATATCAAACACAAAATGTCCTTCAAAATGCGTCCTGATGTTAATTTTTCAAGGCGCATTTTTTGTTAAATGTAAAATAGAAACAATTATTAAATGTAATGAAAATAAACATAAACATTGACAAATATATAATGCTGAATATAATAAATAATGTAAGTTGATTGAATAAAAAACAACGGAGGTCACAATGTTTTTTACGATTATTTCAGAATTTATCGGTGCGATTGCTTCACTGGTTGCCTTGTATGCTCTGTATCTGGTGATTGATACCATAATTCGTCATATGTAATAATAACCGGGTGAAATTCCCGGTTAAAAAATAAGTTGAAATGTAATAAAAATGATTAAATACATTGACAATTAAATAAAAGCGCGTATAATAAGTAATGTAAGTTGAAAAAAGCAAGACTAAAAATAACGGAGGCAACAAATGAGCACTTATCTTGACGGTGAAAAAGTTTCAATCCTGGAATACATTATCGAAAACGGCGATCCTTGTGTTGTGGTGAAATATCCTGACGGCGATATTGATGTCGCCGATTATGCAAGCGTTGAGATTTTTTAAAAGGAATAATATTATTCCCATCCATGTACAAGATATCGTAATCAAATAATCTGAAGTAAAAATATAAGGAGAATGACATGTTTACAAGTTTTTATTCCACCCGCCCGAGTATTTTCGCCCGCACCAATGCGACGATTGTGAATGACGCACTGACTTCTGCTGATGCGCTGAAAGCTGCTCACCTTGATTTCGAGGTGCTTCAGGAACCTGTGTTTGATGTTCAAGGGAACCATATCAAAGGATACCGGGTTAATCGGAAATCCAATGATGGAAAAGTTCTTGGAATGGTCACTGATCGGTACAAGATCGTGCAAAATACGGATGCGTTTGCATTCACTGACGGGTTGATCGGTCGTGGATGTACATACGAAAATGCCGGAAGCTGCAATGACTGGAAAACCATCTGGCTGCAGGCAAGTCTGGAACCGAAACAGGTGATGGGAGATTGGTATCATCATTACCTGATTTTCAAAAATTCCTTTGATGGAAAAGGTGCGGTAAAGGTTTGCGTGACCCCGATCCGCGTAATTTGTCAGAATACACTGAATCTTGCTGTGAAGGATGCGTATCGCTCCTTCTCGATTCGTCACACCGGTGATATTGAGGGAAAGATTAAAGAAGCTGACAGAACGCTGAAATTGTCTGAGGATTACTTCACGGAAGTAAATGAGGATTATGTCCGCCTTGCCAGAATCAAAATCTCAAACGAAAAGATCCAGAAATTCTGGGAAGAACTTTTCCCGGTCAGTAAGGATGCAAGTGAACGAGAACTGAGAAACGCTTTTTATCAGCGGGAACAGCTGAAACGCTGTTATAACGCTGATGATATTGCCAACTTCAGGGGTACGGCTTTCGGTGTTGTGAATGCGGTCAGTGACATGGTAAGCCACACAGAACCATTGAGAATGACAGATTCCTACTTCGGAAACCTTTTCGATAAGGTAACGAACGGTCACCCGCTCCTGGATAAGGTATATGCCATGGTGAACGCTGAAGCATAATAAGGATTGATAAAGGTCTGGGCGGTGAAAAAATCCGCCCGACCTGTTTAAAAAAAGGAATCTCAAATGAAATTCAATAATATTCACCCTGACGTAATCGCGACACTGCGCAAAATCTATCCGGTCGGCTGCCGTGTGAAGCTTATCCACATGAATGATGTACAGGCTCCTCCGATGGGAACATTAGGAACGGTACATGGCGTTGACGATATCGGCTCAATCCTGGTTCATTGGGATAATGGCTCCGGTTTGAACGTCGTTTTCGGTGAGGATATCGTGATGAAAGTGGACGATGAGGAAAAAAATAAATGACTTATGCAGTGATTAGCGATGGTGCAAAGAAACGCCTTTTCAAGATGGCCGTCAAAGCGAATGATGCTATTGAGAACGCTTCTGATGATGCTGAATATGGAAAACTCAAAAAACGCTCTAATGAATGGAACGAGATCGTCATGGTATTGGGACTAACGAATGAGCTCCGACAGTATTACGCAGAGCGGAACGGTGGTCATGAATGAAATCTTTAACTGAAATAATCACATGGTTGTCTGATTTGCAGCCTGATGATGACCAAATGATTAAGCTGCATGAAAATGAGCTGTCAGATACGATCCACTATCTGACAGAGTATCGAGAAATGCTTGAAAATGTTGAAAACGAGCCACTTGAATATGAAGAACTTCAACAGATGGTCGGAAAACCTATCTGGATAGAATCTCAAAGTATCGGAAAGAAACATTGCGGCTGGGTAGTTATCAGACAATCTTTTATTGAAGGAATTTTGACTGATCCAAGATTGTTTTATGCTGCTAATTACGGGAAAACGTGGCTTGCATATAAAAAAGAAAGGGTAGTGGAAAATGGCTTTATTAAAAGAGATTGAAATAAATCAATCAACACCTTACGGAAATGGGAAAGTCTTTGATTGGGATAAAGCGGCGAAAATCATAAAAGAGAGAAAACCGGAAACGGCAAGTGCCGGATTGGCTGAAGATTGGTTTTGGACTGGCGGAACTATCTATGAAAATGGTAGACCAGTAAAAAGTGCCACTTATCTTGCTTCCACTTGGGCGACACCTGTTCTTCACTTTGATGGTGAAGAAATCGAATGCTATCAACCAAAAGGGTATCACGGTTGGAATGAGGATACAAGATGGCCAAAATCCGCACTAAAAATATTAGAATCGAAAGAGGAATGATTATGGATTTAGGTGCTTATGCTCAAATTGAAGATCTCGAACCAGTAATGACGAATAACAATATTGATGTTCCGAGACTTCGCGGTCTGCGTCTTATGACAAATGAAAAACCTCTGACAGAAAAAGAAATACAAGATTTGATTAACTATCGTGCTTTAATGTTTTGTGAGGATTTTTGTCAATCAGATTTTGTTTCGCTGGACCCTAACGGTTTTGAATTATCAGGTCGAACTGATCGAATTATTAAAAAGTATTTATTCCGCCGAGATGGTGAAACGGTAGACGTTAAATGGAAATCTGTTCACGGCAGAAAACGCAAAATGTTTAGATATGCTTTTAAAAAAGCAGATAAAAGAGTAAGAGCGCAGTGGAATGTTTGGAATAAATACTGTGGCCGCGACGATGTTCTGTATATTCATGCACGAATCGGAGGCTTGAATTGGAATTATTACGGTGGCCCAGAATTAGAAAAACAACCATGGTTTCTTGAAAAAGTGGACGATTACTTTGATTGTACTTATTGCGACATTTATGCAAAGATAGAAAATTCGGGTGGCGAGTTTAGCGAAACGACGGAGATGATTGAGGAGTGCTGAGATGGATATTCAATTTGGCGAATGGATAGAAGACGATTACGGTTACAACCGTTGCTCGGAATGCGGATTTGAGTACGACACGCCAGAAGAAAAGTCACTGTATTGTCCTAATTGTGGCGCTCTTATGGATCCTGATCCAGAAGAAATAATAGAGAGTAAGGAGCTGTCAGATGAGGTTAATTGACGCTGACGCATTGAAAGAGGAATTGGAAGAACTGTGGAATGTTCACGATGACCAAGATTTTTCTAATAAGGACGTATGGCGAGAGATTGAAAACGCGCCTACCATAGACCCTGAAAAGCGAACAGTGAAAGCGAATTATCTTGGATTTCAAGTGTATAAATGCGAATGCGGATTTTATCTCAGACGATTTTATGATGGTGCTCAAGTCAATTTTTGCCCGGTGTGCGGAGTAAAACTGGATTGGAGTGACGATGAAGACGCTGGTTGAGGAATGCTGAGATGGAAGACTGTATGGATAACAAAAAAATTGATGAATATATTTGTAATTGTCCATATTTTAGTGGGAAAAACACAATAGATAGAAGTGAAATTGGTACTCATATAGGTTCATGTGATTTAGAAAATCATTACCAATATATTTGTCCATCATCGAAATGCATTTGTGCTGAAATTTTTGGTTTTATTGGAGTGAGTAATGAGTAACAGAAAATTCACATGGGGTGTATTGGTAGATTTTGATGAAGGTAGTATTTACGTCGTTTCTAAAGATGTTTGCCGTGAAAAAAGAGCTGTGATTGGTTATATCGTAGGCGAAGATTGTCTGAATAATATACCTAATGTGGACATAAATCCAAAAGCAGAAATCAAAGATGGTTGGTGTCGATATTATTGTGGGTGGTATGATGGCGAAAGAGCTTCAGGGTATGTGGCTGAAGTCGGTCAGGAAAAGCCGAATTATGGTAAAGGTTGGTTTCCTGTCTGGATCGTCAGAGTAGACGATATTTGCAAGGAGGATGTGCAGTATGAATGGTGATTTGATTCGGAGACAGGATGCGATAGATGCAATGTATCGGTTGGAAACGGAAGACATTGAAACATATGGCTGTTCCATCCCGGAAGGTTTTGATGCAAAACCAGCAGTAGAAGCATTGAAAGCCTTGCCATCCGCAGAGCCGGAGCGGAAGTGGATTTCTGTTACTGAAGCATTGCCGAAAGATGGAGAGTTTGTACTGTTGACAATCCGTAGATTAGATAAAAAATATAACCAGAATTCATTTATCTCTGTCGGGTATATTAGTTGGAATCAGAGTGCATGGTGGTGTGCGCATGATGGTGACTGTGACGCACATAATGTGAATGTACTCGCATGGATGCCGTTACCAGAACCTTGGAGAAGTAAATGATGAGTGATTTGATTGATAGAAATGATGCTGTTGAAGCAATCGAATTTGAGAAGGTTTACATGACTGCCTACAAAGGAAATAGTAACGGTTATGTTAGTGAAGGTAATCCGTTCACACAGTACAACAAAGGGCTGGACGATGCGATAAAAGCAATTAATAATTTAGCTTCCGCAGATCGAAAGAAGGGAAGGTGGCAACGCCGAAAAGATGAAGATTGTTGGGAGTGCTCTGAATGTCATGCAGTTTTAGAAAACTCAGATATCGGGAATCACAATTTTTACTATTGTTACCACTGCGGAGCGGATATGATGGATAAATGTGGATATATGGATTTAGAGAAAGCTAATTATGAGTGACCTTATAGGCAGACAGGACGCAATAGACGCGCAAAAAAAAATAATGTTTACACATTTATTTGAGTGTGGTGAATATATTAGTGAAGATACCAGAGAATTTAGTATTGCAAGAAAAAAGTTTTTAGTTGTGATTCTTATTGTTCACATTGCGGTGCAAAGTTAGATCGGAGTTGGAATGAGTGATTGTATAGATAGGCAAACGATAATTAATTTATTGACTTCGAGAGCAGAAACATTAAGAGGCCTGTATGGCGACCTTGGGGGTGCCGCCAGCGGTGTGAGAAAACTGGTGCAAACATTGCCATCCGTAGAGCCAGAGCGGAAGAAAGGAAAGTGGATGGAAAAGGAAACTTTTGACAATGCGGATTATGAAATTCCAGTCTGGCAGTCAGCAAGATGTTCTGTGTGTGGGAAGTATATGACCGCTCCGTATCAGTATTACTTCACAGATTTTTCGTACTGCCCGAACTGCGGAAGTTATAACGGAGCTGACAATGAAAAATAAGACAAGTGCAATGGATTTTTATTTTATGTAAGAAAAAAGGAAACAAGTAATGAGTTACAGATTGATTGACGCGAATGCAATAGCAATTAAATATCCTGAAGTCAATGAGATGGATTGTATTTATGTTGATTTGCCAAAATTAGATAATCAGTATCACGTGTTGCAAGATGATAACAGATTGATACCGAAAGAACCTATTTTCAAGACAGGTGAATCACTTATTGGTACTGATTATATTGACAAACCAGGAGACACCTGGATCAGCAAATGGGCTGAATGGTGCTGCCCTACTTGCGGATGGTTCGTCGGAGAGCAGTACGTACCGCGAAGGCACAATCAGCAGAAATCGAATTACTGTTCACGATGCGGTCAGGCGATTGATTGGGATGCTGTTGAGCCTGAGAAGTACGCACGGTACGAAAAGAAACAGCAACAAATAAGTGAGTTGGAGAAAATTGCCGAGTTGATGAAAGAGATCGTCACTGGTGGGGATAACTTATGAGTTACTGGACACATATCCGCGGATTAATTACCGTTTCGCCGATTGGCAGAACACAAGCAGAAAAACGCTTTGTTTTAGAAACCGTACTGAATCATCTGCCTATCGTATCCGGCAGTGAAGGAGATATGACAGTTCATATCATTCAAAGAAGCGGTAACACAGATTCCTGTTCTCATGACGAATTCGGTAATCGTACAAACAATCTATTTGATAGGGATGGATATAGGGATAGGAATCATGGCTGGATGCGAATGCAGAGTAACTATTTTCTGGTGGTAGAAGGCGATCTGCGTGATCGGTCATTTAAAGAAGGACTGAAATCATTCATTACCTGGTTGTGCAGACTTGCGAAACGAGTAATGGTCATGGAAATCAACGTTCGTATAACCGGGAACTGGTTTTTATTAGGTCATGATAATGTCTACAATATTACGGATGCTGAACCATATTATCAGATGTTTGAAGATCCGAGTTGGTTAGTTGATGACGGTCAACCAATATCTTTTAATTGGTGTGAACAAATCATAAAAAGAGGCTTCGGTTTTTCTGAGACAATGACAGAAAAAGAAATTCAAGAAAATAATGGTTTCTGCAACTGCGGCGCAGTCATTCAATCTTCGCAGTGGCGGATGTGTCCACGATGCGGAACCAGGTTCATTGATCGTGAAGAATATGACGAGAATGAAAAAAACTATGAGCCAAAGATAAGGGAAGGAAGCTAAGAGATGGGACATTTAGAAGTTGCGGTTATCACAGAGAAAAAACCAACCCTGAAGATGATAGCAGAGTGCATGGAACCATTCGATCAGGATTTAGAAGTGGATCCATATATTTGCGCTGAATATCCAGAGGTAAAAAAACGATTAAGAAAATATTCAGATTTATTATCGGAACAAGGAAAAAGAGAGCTTTTTGAAGCACTGGATAAAGATGATATCGGCACGATTCGCTATTACAGTTTAAAAATGGAATTGTATGAAGATATCGATAAAGAAGGTAATGCTATTTCTGCAAATAATCCCGATGCGAAATGGGACTATTACATAATTAAAGAAGGTTGTGGCCTGTACGAACAGCCCAACAATTATATTCAGATCAAAGATGTTCCACGAATTGACCTTGCGGCACCAGAAGAAAAGCTGAGAAAACAGTTCCCTTTGATTTGGCGCAGATGGGTGCAGCATGTTCTTGATTGCTCCTCGAATCCTAATTGGTCACCAGAAAAGCGGACGTTTGCAGAATTTCTTTTTACATGGACTCCGTGGGCGGTATTGAAACCAGATGGAGAATGGATCGAACAAGAAGGAAAATTTAATACACAATGGAATGATGAATACAACAAAATACTTGACAGCATTCCAGGTGATTATTATTTGACTTGTGTTAATATTCATATGTGAGGAGAGATGTATGACTGGAAACGAATATCAAGAATTAGCAATGAGAACTAACGATGGCAAGGCTACAGAACGGTTAAACTTCTGAATGGACTGTAATGACACGACTTTGGACGTTGGTGGTATTCTGAATGGCTGCCTTGGTCTTTCCGGTGAAGTAGGAGAGCTCAATGACATGATAAAAAAGTGGATATTCCATAGCGCGAAACTTGACAGAGAACACGCAAAAAAAGAGCTTGGAGACACACTTTGGTATTGTGCCATGATTGCACATTCTTTTGGGTGGAAGCTTGACGAAATCATGCAAATGAATGTGGATAAGCTCAAAGCTCGATATCCAGAAGGTTTTTCCACAGAATTATCAAACCATCGTAAATCAGATGATGTATAATTAAATCAGCGAGGTAAATATGGCAGAAATCAAGATGAAAGTAATTGGACGTGAAAAGAAAGAAGTTGGTGATGAAGAATATTCCGACTTCTACCTTGTACAATTCCCGGATTATAAAGATAAATTACATAAACATACTACTTATTACGGAAATGGTGAGAGTGGAGTTTTAGATTCATTCCTTAACATTGCCAGAGTGTATGATGATGGATGGGAAACGGAAGGATTAGAGGATCTCCGTGACAAAAATGTTCCAGTACCGGATAAAGTAAAGTCGCATATCAAAAAATTAATTGATCGTGAAGAGAAAATTTACGAGCAGAGAATAAGAAAATAAGTAAATCATCAGCTACAGGACCCTAAGAAGGCTAAGCTAAAAAAGTTTAGTCTTCTTTTTTTATTTAAGGTGGTAACACATGGGTGGAAGTGCAAAATTCAGATTTGTTAAAAGATTTATCGAAAAGAAAAGAAAAGAATACGAAAATGAAATTTTTGAATTCGATGAAGATTATGTACGGCAGCAAGCAAAAGAAGCATATGAGCAATATTTACGAGAAAAGAATAATCCTGTAAATACAGAATTACCAAAATTATTAAAGAATTTCACAGGGCATATTGAGAAGTCAAAGAACTTACGGGATAACTCGCCCGTAGACGCACAGAAACTAATCGATCGTGGAGAAGAATATTTACGCAAAGCAGTTGAGAAACTTGAATTTCGCCGAAGAATAAAAGAAAGTACAGTTGCAAAGATTTTATCCAGTGGAAGAATTATGAATCAGTTCGAGACGGGTACATCAATGGGTGCAGAAGATCTCGACGCAAGAGATTATTTTTCGCGAACAGCATTTGAATATGATGGTGTCTTAGCTCCCGCTGATTATGAAAAATACGGCTATCTTGGAAGTCCTGATTCTGTTTCTGCTGCATCTTACGGTAATTTGGATATTGTCTTCAAAAAAGATACAATGGTGAGCCGTACAACAATGACCCTTGGAGATTCGTTGTATGATGTTTTATATCCGAGTTGGGTGTCAAATCCCCGTATCATTTCAAAATATAGTGCAGAATGGGGTGAACCGGATAGAATTACTGAAGGTGAAGCTCGTTATTTTTACGAACAAGCAAAACAATTATATGACACCGGCAGCTATGGATACCAATACGCTGAATTACAATTCCACGGTGATGTAACACTCAATGATATAGATCATTTCTCTGTACCAAAGACATGGAAAAATAATCCATCACATGCGGCGACAATTCAACAAATCGAATCAGCGGGATTTAAAGTAACATACGATAATTCAAAATAATATTACAACCGGATATCCCGGTTTTTTCTTTACGATTAATTGTAATAAAAATAAAAGAAGACATTGACAAATATATAATAACGCATATAATAATAAATGTAAGTTGATTAAATAATAAATTTTGAATCACGGAGGTTACCTATGAACGCAAACACAATTTTCGCCAACTATCTTAACAAGTTGTCCACCATCAGCACTTTAGAAGAAAAATAGTACGCCATGATCGAAGTATATGACGATTTGGACGCTGCCGATTATGATGATAACGAAAAAATGTGCATTTGGCAGCAGATGATGGCGGTTTGCTGAGAGGAGAATGACATGACACTTCGACAGCAAATGCTGAAGAATTTTGATTTTCAATTCGAAACAAACTGGTACGGTGATTTTATCAGAAAACAGCCGTAAAACCCCTCGCTTCAACTATGGGGATATAAGGCGGTAACGGAAATGTAAACAGAATTTCAATTTTGAAAGACTGGATAGCGGGCTATTGGCAAGCCCTTTAAGAATAAGGCTATCTTAGCAACCTTCTTAAGAATCCCCTGCCTTTAGGCATGGGGAGTGTCAAAGCAATAAAACGAGGCCAGCAAATTGTAAAGGAAGGTCAAAAATGATGAGCATTTACGAGGATCAATTAAATCAACTGTTTGATGAATTGGTTCCTTTCGAGGGAAAAGCGGAAAGCGTTGCCGGGGAGATGGTTCGTGCTACTTCCAGGATCATCTATCGTTATAACAACGATGGTGATCGTGTCGGAATCGAATATGGAAAGGAAACGTGCAATCCCGCTGCACGCTATCTGATGGCGATGGGTGACAGGACGGTCAATTATATCGCTAATGCTCTTTTCGATACGTCACGGGCATGGTATGACTATGAAGACGTTCTGGATGACCTTGCCTGGGGTGTGATAAAGCAGATCGAAGAAAATCCGGAGCTCAGAACACAACCTACGGATGATATGTTCGAGTACCGAGACTCAGATGAAGATGTCTGGGAATTAGGATGAGGATGATGAGATAAACTGTAAAATATATCACCGCTCATGATATAATTATAATCAGCGAGATTCCTAAGAAGACTGAGCGATCAATGTTCAGTCTTCTTTTGCTTTAAAGGATGGTTGACATGGGTGGATCAGCAAGCTACAGGTTAGCAAAAAAGATAGCAAGAGCATTGCAGAACGGGGCTCCTCAAAGTGAAATCGATGAACTTGAACAGCAGAGACAGGCAGCGAAAGAAGTGGAGCGGCAAAAACGGTTAACCGCAAAGCAGCCAAAAGAAAAGTCTTTTTGGGATAAAATAAATGATGCGCAGACAAAAGAAGATCTGCGTTCTGTGTTGATTGAAAAATATGGCGAAACAAATGTTGCAAAGGGTTTTACGGAGAACCATGATTTACAAATGATAAAACGGGCGTTGAATACCATTTCTGAACTTGAAGAAAGATATCCCTTTATGCAGGGGGCTATAAATGGATTCCATTACATCGTTGATCCTGGTGGTACAACTGCCGCAGAAATTAAATCTACATTCAGTGGGGCTACTGGTGAAACACGTCAAACCTTTGGGTTAGGCGTACATTTTTCAAAGGTAGATGATCCAAAATTGTTTTCAGGAGCTGAAAGAGGATTTGATATCCCAAATATGACACCTGAATCTGTGGTTGCACATGAATTCGGTCATGCGATACATAATTACTTATTAGGCAGAATGTTGAAAGATGCAAAGAAAAAAGGTTTTTTTGATACTTATAATATGATGGATGATATCAGAAAAAGTAAAACTTTACAACGTCTGGAAAAGGAAGCAAAAAAATCAATAGGATATAAAAAAGCCTTACCATCTTTCCGACATGAAATCTCGGGGTATGCCAGTGATGCGAAGTCATATGGCGGCAGCCCAACAAAAGAAGCATTTGCGGAAGCATTTGCAGATATATATACTAATAAAGACAATGCCAGTGAAGTTTCAAAGGCATATGTCAAGGTATTATTAGATGAAATTGACAGATTAGGATATGGAGGATAAAAATGGAAGATAAAATGAAAACAGCAAAAGCATTGTTAAAGATTATTAAGCCTTATTATGATGAGGAGACGGGAAAATTGAATAATGATGCACCAGAAAATGTGAAAGAAGCATATGAGACGCTTGACAAACTAATGAATGAACTTTTAAGTAATCCTGAATTGTTTCATAATCCTGGTTATGTCATAAAAAATAAAAAAAAGACTACAAGCGGTTTTTAGAGCTGTTTGACAAAGTAATAATCAAATACTAATATTGACAAATAATAAAAACTGGTATAATAACAAAAGACTCTAAGAAAGTGTATTCATTGCACTTTCTTATTTTTTTTAAAGAGGTGATATTATGCCGGCAGGAAGACCAAAAAAACCAATATATGATATCCCATATATGATTAACCAAATTGATAAATACATGCAGGAGTGCAACGTGGACGGTTCTCAATATACAAAAACCGGACAACGGAAACCGCTGCGGATCCCTGTATTCAAAGAATGCTGCCTGAAAAATGGATGGAATTATGATTACGTTATGCAATTGCAGCGGGACAATGCAGACTTGAGCGAAAAAGCACAAGAGCTTTTAGGATGGAAAGAAGTATTGCTTGAACAGGGCATGCTGTATGGAACTATTAAGCACGGAGCGGCAATTTTTAGTTTGAAACAGTTAGGATGGCGTGATAATCAGAGCATTTCCATCAATAAGGCTGAAGATGTTGAAGACGATGAACTTACGAAGTCTCTTGAAGAAATTGCGAAAAAATTGTAAATGTAATAAAAATAAATAAAGACATTGACAAATATATATTAACGCATATAATAATAGATGTAAGTTGATTAAATAATAAATTTTGAATCACGGAGGCAATCATGAACGGCAATTTCGATTACGATACCAACACCAATGACAGCACTGAAGGTTTGACCACTTATTGGGAACAGGCTGAACTGAATTACGTCAGTAACAGCATTCTCGAAGCGGAGCATCACTGGTATGATGCCATTGCGGCATCTGATTTTGCGTGGGAAACCTATCCTAACGAACTGCATACAATAGTTCGTGAAGCAGAAGAAATTCTCGCCGAATATGGTATCATACCTAATTTTGCACAACTTGATGTGAAATTTAATTAGGAAGCTGTAAGAAGAATACTATGACAGACAACAACACTATCATTGTTACCAGACATTCTGGACTTATTGATTGGCTCGCGATGCGTGGAATTACCGGAAAAGTTATTTCTCAAGCAACGCCTGATGATGTTCGTGGAAAGCACGTCATCGGTGTACTGCCTTTGAGCCTTGCGTCTTTGGCAATTGATATTACCACAGTGGATTATATTTGTCCATTTGACCTTCGCGGTGTTGATTTATCGTCGCAGCAGTTAGATGATTTTGGCGCTATGATGAATACCTATCGGGTTTCTAAAGTTCAGAGGTGAATATGGCAGACTTCAAAGCAAATTTCTGGCGAGAAACTATAACGACTGATACACGTTTGTCTCAGGATGATTTCCCGGCATCTTTCAAAGACAGTGATATCAATGGTATTGATTTTAGTCAATTTGATATTCGCAACAGTAATTTTGTGAATGCAAAAATTACCGACTGTAATTTTACGGGATGCGATTTGATGGGTGTTAGCTTCTTTGGTGCTGATCTTATCAATTGCAATTTTGTCGGAGCTAAAATCTGGACTGATGGCCCGGTAAGCTGGCACACCACTTTCCCGGATGATGTTTCATCCTGCGTATTTGATGATGCAGGACAGAAAAAATTGCAGGCTCTTGCGAAAATTCACGCAGATGCACAAAAACGAGCTGATGCGTGGATGAGACGAAACCCGATCAGACAACAGTGGACTCCCGGCGGTAAACTGGATAGCCCGTGGAATTAAACTTGAACAAAAAACCGTCTGCAATCCCCTTGCTTTAGCTATGGGGTCAAAGACGAACTAACCGTGGGGCACACGGAGATAGCTCTTTTATGCTTGGCGGGTTACCGTCATCGAGAGAGAATCCCCTGCCTTTAGGCATGGGGAGTGTCAAAAAGGAGAGTATTATGAATAACCCAAACGTAACAAAAGCATTAGAAGATATGCAGTATATTCGTGAAACATCCAAAGATCGCAGAGGTCATTACAAGGGTGAACAACTCGGCGAACTGAAATGCAAGGAAATTCCACAATTTCCAGGAATCACAAATCTGAATGAACTATATGCTGTGCTTCGCAAATGTTGGAGAGCAAATACGGCTTACCCTGACTGTCAGAAGGATTGGGAAGCAAGCGATCCGACCTACGGACAATGCGCCATCACCGCTGCCTTAGTGAATGATATGTTTGGTGGATCGATTCACAGAATATCACTGAAGGGTGGTGGAACGCATTATTTCAACAAGATCAACGATCAATGGGTTGACCTGACCTTTGAGCAGTTTTCTCTGTATCGCGATAATTACAAAGAAGAACCGAACCGAACAATTCCACGGAACCGGACATGCCAAAGCGGAAGCGCACGGAGCAGATATGTGAAGCTCCAACAGAACATGATGATGTATCTCAATCAAAAATAAATTAAAATATTAGAAAAGATATGCGCTCTAAGAAAGGGTATCTAAATCAGAGAGGAGGATACCCTTATGGGCGGATCGGCAAGTTACAGATTAGCGAAAAAGATAGCAAGGGCAATACAAGACGGAGCTCCGCAGAGCGAGATCGATGAACTTGAGCGGAGGCGACAGGAAGCCAGAGAAGCGGAACGGCAAAAACGGTTAGCCGCAAAGCAGCCGCCGACAGAAAAAACTTTCAAAGATAGGATAAACGACACGCAGACAAAAGAAGAATTTGCTTCTGTCATGCGTGAAAGGTACGGTAATAAAGCAGTATCGGATGATTTTATAAACAGAACTGAATTGTCAATGGCAAAGCGTGTTATGGGCGTTATATCTGACTTGGAAGCACGTTATCCTTTTATGGAAGGATTTATTAAAGAATTTGATATCCGAAATGATGCAATTGCCGCTATGAGCCAAAGCGGAAAATTGACATTGAATCCTGTGTTTTGGGAGATGAAGGATAATCCTGTTTTGTATGAATCGTCTTACAATACACCAAATTCAACACCTGAAGCAACGATCGCTCATGAATTTGGTCATGCTATACATAATTATTATTTCAATTGGATGCAAGAAGGCAATTTGACTTTTTTAGAATTAAGTAAATTATATAAAAAAAGATTATCTGGCGAATTTCTGAATGATGTTTGGAAGCTTGCAAAGAAGAAAGCTCATGTAAAATCAAAAGACGCATTATTATCAGGAATATCCCGATATGCGAAAACAAATGTGATGGAAGGATTTGCGGAAGCTTTCGCGGATGTATATTCAAATGGCGATAATGCAAGTAACAACTCAAAGGCTTATGTGGAAGCCATGTTTGAAACTTTAGAAAGCCAATATGGAATAAAAGCATAGTGAGGAGATTATTATGATAAAGTCTGAAAAAGAATATAAAGAACATCAGAAAAAAAATCAGGCAAAGGAAAAAGAAATAGAGCAGCTCGGTGAAAAACTTGAACCCTATTGGGATTCAAAGACGAAAAAGCTCAAACCAGATGCCCCGGAAGAAATCAAAAAAGACTACGAGAGATTCCTACAATTGTTCGAGGAATTAACAACTGATATCTAAAATCAGATATAATAAAAACAGACCCTAAGAAGGCACATTTGATCGTGTGCCTTCTTTTTTTTTGTTAAAGGAGCTTGCGTATATATTGTTAAGCGAAAAGCAAAACATGATCCGGGCATTTCCATTCACAAATTACGATGCATTGATTTGTGATGGAGCCATCCGCTCCGGAAAGACAAGTATCATGACCGTCGCTTTTGTTGATTGGGCAATGCGAAATTTCAATGGACGCAATTTCGGATTGTGCGGGAAAACCTTTTCTACATGCAACCGAAATATTGTACAGCCATATATTAATCTCCGCTATGCCCAGAAACGATACAACATCCATTTCAGACGGACAGAAAACCTTCTCCAGATCAGCAAAGGTGATGTTGTCAATAATTTCTACTTGTACGGCGGACGAGATGCAGCAAGTTATCAGTTGATCCAGGGTATTACGATGGCAGGGATCATGTTTGATGAAGTTGCCCTGATGCCAAAATCATTTGTGGATCAAGGCTGTGCTCGATGCTCCGTGGAAGGTTCTAAATATTGGTTCAACTGCAACCCTGACAAACCTGATCACTGGTTTTATCAGGAATGGATACTTGGTAAAGAAGAAAAGAACGCCTTATACCTACACTTTCTTCTTGAAGATAACCCAAGTTTGAGTGAACACATTATCGCACGTTACAAGTCTATGTACAGCGGTGTCTTCTATCAGCGGTACATTCTCGGAATGTGGGTGAGAGCTGAAGGTGTCATCTTTACTCAGTTTGCCAACAATCCGAAAAACTGGATACTGGATGCAGTCCCAAGAGGAATTAAATATCTGACTTTTGGTATTGATTTCGGTGTAAATCATTCTAATACGGTATTTATCTGCTGCGGGATCATGGATAAAGGAAATGGCGTGGTTGTTCTTGAAGAATTCATGCGAGACAGCACAGGTGTTGCTCCGGATGGAATTGAAACCGATTTCGTTGACTTTGCAAAGAAGTGTATCAAGAAATACCAATGGATTTATAAGGACAGAGAAATAAAACCTACATATTGTTGGACAGATCAACCTGAAACACTGACACACGGGATTTATGCAGCAATCAAACGAGCAGGCGTGCCGATTGGTGTAACGATTGCAAGAAAAGAATCAATTAATACACGGATATACGCTAAACAAAGGATGCTGAACCAGGGGAAATGGCACGTCATGAAATGGTGTGAGATGGTGATATTCTCCACGCAGAATCAGGTTTGGGATGAAAGCAAGCCAAATAAAGATGTTCGTTTAGATAACGAACCAAAGGTCAATGATGTTGCCGATGCAGAAGAATACGCGTGGGAAAAGTTTATTGACAATATGGGCGTAAGAGGAACGGCATGATATCGAAATTAAGCTCACAGCGTTAAACTGAGGGCTTTTTTCTTACAAGATGTAAAGATGTTCGCTTAATATAGAAAAGTCTAAAATTTTTAATTGAGGGTGACGCGGGAATTCTCCCTCATTCATGTGGGAGATGAAAGCGTTGACTATGTGTAGTCTATTTTTGAGCCTGCTTATATTTGAATTATCTCATATAGTATGATATACTATATGTATGTCAAACAAATACACTCACGGACGAACATGTGTTTATAACATCAACTATCATATTATTTGGTGTACAAAATATCGTCGAAAAGTATTGAATGAAAATATTTCCGAAAGATTATATGATCTACTTGCAGAAATAGGAAACGAAAAAGGATTTAGTGTCATTGAAGCGAAAGTTGGGGAGATGGATCATGTCCACTGTTTTGTATCTTCGCCTCCCAAATTATCCGTGACAGATATTGTCCGATGGTTAAAAGGGATATCTGGTCGTCATCTATTGCTTGAATTTCCCGAAATAAAGAACAAACTCTGGAAAGGACACCTTTGGAATGGTAGCTATTTTGTGGAGACAATTGGCTCTACCAGTGAAGAAAATATACTCAAATATATCGAAAGACAGAACAACGTACAAATATGAACAGAGCTATCAAATATCAAATATATCCAAACGATGAACAGAAAGTCTTATTTGCAAAGACCTTTGGATGTTGTCGGAAAATCTGGAATTTGATGCTTGCAACACGGGAAAATGCTTATAAAAAGGATAAATCCATTGTAAAACCAACCCCTGCTATGTATAAAGATGAATACCCATATCTTCGTGAAGTGGATTCATTAGCATTGGCAAATGTTCAGCTTAATTTACAGGATGCGTACAAACGATTTTTCACTGCAAAAGGAACCGGACGCCCAAAATTCAAATCAAAAAAGAAATCTCGGGATTCATATACAACTAATAATCAAAATGGAACAGTATCCCTTGATTTTGAAAATAAAAAGATACGATTACCAAAAATCGGAAAGGTAAAAGCTATTCTTCATAGATATCCTGATGACGGATGGAAACTAAAATCTGCAACCGTCTCTATGACAAATGATGGAAAATATTTCTGTTCAGTTTTGTTTGAGTATGATTCTGATAAAAGGTCTGTTACCGAGCCAGAATTGAATGCAATTGGTCTCGATTATAAATCGGATGGTTTATATACTGATTCCAATGGAAATACTTGTGGATCACCGAAATACTTCCGAAAAGGGCAAAAGCGGCTAACTCACGCACAAAGGAAATTACGGCATAAAACGAAAGGAAGCAATAATTATAAAAAAACAAAATTAAAAATTGCAAAAGTACATAGACATATAGCAAACCAAAGAAGCGATTTTCTTCACAAGAAATCTGCTGAGATAGCCAATCAGTATGACATGGTCTGTGTTGAAGATCTGAATATGAAAGCAATGTCTAATAAAGGCTTTGGTAACGGAAAAGTGACACTTGATAATGGTTATGGAATGTTTCTGAACTTTTTAGATTATAAGTTACAAGACAGGGGAAAAGTCCTTATACGGATCAATAAATGGTACCCATCCTCACAAACCTGTTCAGTTTGCGGCTCATTACATCCAGAAGTGAAAGATCTACGTATCCGTCAATGGGTTTGTAATAACTGCCGAACACATCATGACCGTGATATCAATGCTGCTGTCAATATTAGAAACGAAGGAATTAGACAATTCCTTTTGAATAATGGTAGGTCAGGAACTGGCCAAACCAATAACGCTTGTGGAGCCCGCGCCCTCTACTGTTCGAAAATACGTTTTCAACAGCAAGACGCAGCGATGAAGCAAGAAGCTCGGTCATTTATGGCCGAGTAGTTCACTCCTGGCGCGAAATACAATAATGGAGAAAACAATGCAGCTAAGTGAAAAACAGAAAAAGATCCTTGATTTTCCGAACACAAAATTCAAAACCCTGATATGTGACGGAGCGGTTCATTCGGGAAAAAGCACCATCATCCTCGAAACATTTATCAAATGGGCAATGAAAAATTTTGATAATAACGATTTTGCATTATGTGGATTAAGTTATCAAACGTGCAGTAAAAATATTGTGTCACAAATCATATCGAATGCTGAATTAAAAACTCAATACAATATGGATTTCAACAGAGAACAGAGATACGTTCTAATCAAGAAACATAAAACTGCAAATCAATTCTACCTGTTCAATTCACACGATGATGATTCAGTGAAAAAAGCACAATATTTCAATTTTGCAGGGGCCTTTTTCGATCAAGCACCCTTGACACCAAAATCATTTGTTGAAAATATTATTGGGTGCAGCTCAATAAAGAATTCTCGATACTGGTTCAACACAACCCCACTTGATAAATCGAATTGGTTTTTCAGAGAATGGATCACAAAATCTTCTGAAAAGAATGCACTATATCTCAACTTTTCAATAGATGACAATCAATACATTCCAGACACCATAAAAGAATCATACAAATCAATGTATATCGGAGCTGACTATCAACGATATATTCTCGGCCAATGGACGAAAAAATCATAAAATGCTCCGGTAAATATAAATAGTCATATAACAACAAAATCAATTATAATAAAAACAGACCCTAAGAAGGCACTTTGTACATACAGGTGCCTTTTTTTATTTAAGGCGGTGACATATGGGCGGAAGTGCAGAATATAGAGACGGTAAAAAGACACAACAGACCGCAAGGAACGCAATCGATGAATTTCTCGCGGAGCACTCATTCCAAGGTCGTGGTGGAGTTTACGAAGGAACTGCGTATGAGTATATTGCAGGAATCGCAGCGGCTACACAAGCAAGAGACAAAAACATGGTTGTAACAATAAACAAGACTGCCCGAAACGAATACACGGGAATCGATCAGCAGAATAATTCACAAATACAACCGAAATACAACGATATGAGAATAGCATTATCTCAACTGTTTGAACACCCGCAAATGTTAAGAAAGCTTCTTTCAGAATATGGAATAACGATTCAAAGCTCCACCATCAACAATGGAGCTATGGATTTGACTTTTTCATTTAAAGACAAAAACGGAAACACGATAACGCAGTCAACAAGATTTGATTCAGAAATGAGCAGATTTCCAGGATTAGATGTGGGGTGGTGACATGGGCGGCGGACGTGATAATGCAGGTGCGGCACTTTATAAGCGAGTGAATGGTAAATATGTACGTGTCGGATCGTATAAAGACAATGAAAAAGAAGCCAACAGACTGATTTCTGAAATTATTAATCAACCTATAAATCCTGATTCTGTTATGACATATTTCGATAATATTCATGGCAGTAATGATAAAGATGCTGTGATCGTAAATGAGAGACCTTTAATGCAAAGAGCTGTTCTGCAATATTTACGTGCTATTGATAAAAGAGATAAAAATGCCGTTATCGGGTTAGATAAAAAATTAAAAAACGGAGACTTTGGAACGGGTGAAAATCAGCAACAATTATCGAGAATTCGAAAAATACTTCTCGAAATAGCAAAAAATTCACCTGAAAAGGTAACGAAAATCCGAAACGCCTCATTTCTAAAAGCATCAAAAATGATTACCGTAAATGAAAAATTGAAAGAATTACAAAAGAAGTTTGCAGGCAAACAAGTGAAGCTAAAGAATGATGTTAAAGCCGGTTGGTATGACACAATGAATCCTGTCTACTATCCGAAAGGAGAGGAAGGAACAGTATTAAAAGTCAATGGAAACGTATATGAAATACCTGATCTTGACGGAAATATGATGAAAGTTGTTTCCTATAATTTTCTCATGCAATGGAAAGATGGGAGTACAAAATGGATTTCAGCGGGAGATATTCAACCCTGACCAAAGAGGATAAATGAACTATCAGAACGTAATTGACTATATTAACAGAAAGTACAACAAGGATGTTAAAAAATCCGTGATGTACGATAAAGTTGCGGAATGGCGGAACTGGTTGGAAGGTAATGTTAGAGGATTCCATGAATATGAAAAGAAAATGGATCTGAATGATAATGATAGTTATCAAAAAGTAAAACGACACAGAACCAATATGCTCCTGAAAGGTGCCGAAGATTGGGCATCCATCCTCCTGAATGAAAAAACCCGTATCGTTATCGATGATGAAGCTTCAAATGAATTTGTCATGGGTAAAGATGAAATCAGCGGCGTGTTCGGTGAAAATGACTTCTGGCGTAATGCAAACGAGCTTGTTACTACATCCAGATGGAGCGGAACAGGGGCGTTTGAGGTTTATGTCCGAAAAATGAAAATCACTGAGAAGAGTGAAAACCTTGTGGACGGAGCCAGTATCGGGATAAATTACTTATCCGCCGAACAAATTATTCCTATCAGCTATGACAATTCCATTATGCGAGAAGCAGCTTTTGTTTCAGACAGAATCATGAACGGTGAGGAAGTTTCTCTTGTATCAATCCATTTGCTGAATGACAAAGGAACGTATGATATTGAATCTTTTTATCTGGATAAGTACGGTGTCAATATCGAACAGGAAGGCTACGGACAGTTAGTTCATACCGGAAGCCCCTTTCCCTGGTTCTCATTGATCCGAAAATCCGGTGTCAACATTTTTGATTACGATTCACCTTTCGGGGTGTCTATCATTTCAGGTGCAGAAGATGTGCTAAAGGGTCTTGACTGCGCATTCGATAACTTCATCACAGATTTTAAACTCGGCAGAAAAATGGTACTGATGTCATCTTCAATGTTTAATACAGATGAAGATGGCAAGATCAAAGCTCCACAGGAAGCCGGGGAGCAGTTGTTTATTAATGCAGGAGACAAGATACTTGATGGCGGAATGTATCAGGAATATAACCCGTCGCTTCGTGTTACAGAAAATGCAGCCGGTGTACAAAAGATGCTTGATATGTTTTCAATGCGTATAGGACTTGGAGCAAAGCGATACGTTCTGGAAGGAAGTCAGATAACAAGTACAACGGCTACACAGTGGATCGGTGAACGTCAAGAAATGATCCAGAATGCAAATAAAGAAATGATTTGCATTGAAAAAGCATTGAAGGAAGTAACCAGGGCAATCCTATGGATCGGCAAAAATATTCTTCATGAAAAAGTGAATCCGGATGCTCAAATTACCATCATTGCTGATGACAGTTATATCATCGATGCTGATACAGAGCGCGCACAGTGGCTGTCTGATTTACAAATGGGTATCCGTTCAAAGACAGAATTCCGTATGCACTTTTACGGCGAATCCGAAAAAGAAGCAAAGAAGCACGTAACTCCGACACTGGATGAACTAATGAAAGGACTTGAAGCCGGGGTGGTCGGTCAGGAAGAGATACGGCAATATCTGTTCCCGTATGAGACGGTAGAGGAATCCAAAGAGCGGATCGCTGAGATCAAAGAACAGAATGATGCTATGTCAGACGAAGCGTTTGAAAAGCAGATGTCACAGAATGAGCAAATGAAAAATGCTCAGTTCGGATTTGATCGGGAAAGTAATCAACAGGAAGATGAAACACCTGACGAATTAGAACCGGACGAAAATTCAGAGATTGATATTAATAATGTTCCATTTTAAGTGAGGTGAAATATGGGTGGAGGACGAGATTATAAAACAGTAATGGTAATCAGAAAAGACGAAAACGGCAATCCAATATTACGTGATAATGGCAAGCCATCAATGAAAAGAAAATATATCAGAATAACCAACTATAAACGGAAATTGAAGGCACAAGCGACTGCGCAGCAAAACGCAAGGGGACGCGGAGCACAAAGATTGGTAGATCAACGTAACAAAGAAATTACAGGTTTGTTAACAAACAAGGATACTAATCTTATCAGTCAATTAGAACGTGCCGGATTTAAGCGTTGGACAAAACACGGAAAAGACAGGCTATATATTAATGCATCTTCATTGAATGCTTCTGATGATTTATATGGAAAGAAAACATATATTGATTTAACTGATGGATCTTTACATAGTGAAGACGGAACATTATCTGATGCTGCTCGTAAGATGCTGACTCAAAGTTTTTCTGAATACAAGAAAACTTTGAGACAACAAAGGTCTAATTCCAATAATAATTCTCAATATAATAAATTTATGAATATGACAGATGACGAAAAAGCATCAGCAATAATCACATCCATGGGAACAAAAGGCGATATTACGAGATTACCTACACCATTACAAAAAGGCGGTGAAAGTCGAGTTCAGAAAGTTGTCTATGATTTAGGATTAAACGATAAACCAACTGTATTGGACACAAAAGAATTTAATAAATTTATGAAAGATAACAATATTCCAAAGAGCCAATTACTTACGAGATCTGCTGATAATCCAAACACTTTTGATGCCTTCCGAACAAGCGATTATAATTATATTGCCGGCAGAAAAGGCGGAAGTGTTTATGGTGAAGGTACTTATTTCGCACATAGTTATGGAAGCAATACGGGGTATGGTCGTCTTTCAATGAATGCAGTATTGAATCCTCAAACAGCAAAAGTTGTAAAGTATGATGATTTGCAGAGCATAAGGCAAAAGTTCTCCCCCGCACTTCAAAAAGCTGTTGGTAATCAGGAAGCTTTAATTGCATTAGCGGCTGGTTACAATGTAATTGAAGTTTCTAACGGATATACAGTTGTGCTTGATAGAGCGGCTGTGATTGCAGAAAATAGATTGTTTTAGAAATGAGGTATAAAATGGCAAGTGTAAATCAGGTTGCAGCAGGGTTATTAAAAAATCCTTTGTCAAAGAAATGGCGTGAAGAATATTCAAAACTATCAAAAGAAGATCGGGAAGATGTCAAATATCTCATTGATCAATCTGCAATGGGAACTGGACTTCCAGGTAAACAATTTATGGATTTTTGGAAGTATGTAGAAGAGATTGAAAAATAGAAATGTAAAAAAAAGACACGGAGAACCGTGTTTTTTTTATGATTGTAATGTAATAAAAATAATATTAAACATTGACAAATATATAATTATCATGTATAATAATTGATGTAAGTTGAAAAACAATTTGTTTGAATCATGGAGGCTATTATGAATAACAATAATTATTTAAATGAACTTACCTCTATTCTCAGCGAAATGTTGAGTCGAGAAAATGATCTTTTCAACGAAATTATTGTACCTATCACAGATGAGCAGAAGAAAACCTTCGCTGCAGGGTATGCTGAAGGAATTTCTGATGTATTGCAAATTCTGACGGAAATGAAGGTTTTTGCATAAAATAATATATAAAAACTTCAACAAGGAAGCTTATGATTTATACAAATCTAACGAGAAAAGCCATGAATATTGCATATGAAAAGCATCATGGAGCTCAAGATAAGTCCGGGGTGCCTTATATATTTCATCCTTATCACTTAGCGGAGCAAATGGGAAATGATGAATATGCTATTTGTGTTGCATTGTTGCATGATGTCGCTGAAGATGCAGAAGATACGGATATGACATTGAAAGAACTTGCTATGCAATTTCCTCCGCAGATCATTGACGCAATTAAACTACTGACACATGATGAAAAGGATGATTATCTGGAAGTTTACATCCCTGCTATCAAAAATAATCCATTGGCTTTAAAAGTAAAAATTGCGGATCTTCAGCACAACTTAGATAAAACAAGATTAACTCCTCCTGCCAATGATAAGGAAAAACAATGGAATGAAATGAGGATTGAAAAATACAATACTGCTCTTAAAAAATTAACAGCGTAAAAAGGAGAAATTGTATGGAAAAATATTATCTTTTTGGTTATTTAGTAATTCATCTGCGAGACAGTGATGATGATTATCCTTATGAATATTACATTCCCGGAAAAGGATGGCTTGCAGATAAACCTGGACCTTATTATCGTGACTTTCGAAGCGCAATTCATGATGCAATGCATGGATATGGTAACTATTCGCCCAGCGATATAAATGTCATTACAGAAGAAATGGCACAGAAGATAGTAAATAAACAAGAAGAATTGAATACAACAAATATTCCCGGTCTAACTTGGGGCGGGATATATAACGAAAAATAATTTATAATTACCCATAGAGACCCTAAGAAGGCTGATTGTGTGTTCAGCCTTCTTTTAATTTAAACGAGGTGATATATGGGTGGAAGCAGAGATTACAAATCGATACTGGTTATCCGAAAAGATAAAGACGGTAACCCAATACTACGAGATGATGGCAAACCGGCTATGAAAAGGAAATATATCAGGGTAACTGATTACAAGCGAAAACTAAAAGCACAGAAAACGGCACAGGAAAAAGCACGACAAAGGGTAATTAATTCCAAAACAAAACATTATATTGATCGACATCGAATACAGCACATATTAAATAATAATTATGATGATGATGGAAATAAAATAATGAATAACATTTCAAAAAATGATGAGTTTACATTTATGAATGAATACAATTCAGCAATGAAAAATGAACCTGAAATTACGGCAGATGTTAAAAGAATTTCAGATATGATCCATGCTCCGCTGCTTGGAGAAAAAAACAGACGTAAGTCAAGAGCATCTGCTACACAAAAAAGAAATCGACTTGCCGGGAAAAATGACACATCTCAAATGAACGATCTTGTTCGCTATACCAATGAAGTAAACAGTGAATCATTTGGTAAAGATGTAAATAAAGCTTTAAAGGCATATCAAGAATCCGGATATAACCTTATACAAGTTAAAAACTTTTGGACAAAGCCTTGGGCATATAAAGGGATTAATGTCACGCTTCAAAATAAAAATGGAAAACTCTTTGAAGTACAATTTCACACAAAAAATTCATTTACAATAAAAGAAACAGTTATGCACAAAGTATATGAGGAGCAAAGAAAATATAAAATGGGATCTCCTAAATATGAGCAGCTTGAAAATGAAATGCTCAAAATTGCAGATGAATTAATAACAGAGCCATCAGGTGTTATGGAAATAAAGAATTTCAATTGGGATTAAAAAAATTCAAGGAGATGAAATGAAGGATATTATAAAAAAACATCCAAATGATTTTATTGAAATTCTTTTCATTATGCTCCAGTAAGCACCTTTTTGAAGCAGTAATGTAATCTTTGCCCTGAAATACGGGCTTTTTCTTTGTATTAATATGTAATAAAAATTAAATAAAACATTGACAAATATATAAAAACTCATATAATAATATTTGTAAGTTGAAAACAATAATTTGAATCACGGAGGGTATCATGAATAATAACGCCAACACCGAAATTAAGACAGTTTATATAAAAAAATGGTTCCTTTTAAATCTAAAAAGTGAATTTCACTATAACTTGAATTTTTTCACGAATCAAGCTGATGTGATTCATGAAACAGAAAAAGCATATAAAGTGCTAATCGAATGTTCGAGCATTGATGGCGAATGGGACGGAACAAAATCAGTTTGGATTCCTAAATCCTGCACTATGACAAAAGAGGAATACCTTGCAGAAATCGAAGCATCTAAAAAGAGATTTGAAGATGGCTGCAAAGTGTATCAGGAGCTGATTGCTTATGCTCAAAAGATGGGCGTCAAGGGTGTCCGCGAAGGGCTCCGCAAGGAAACCATTCTTCGCAAGATCGAAGCTGCCGGGGTTGCTATCCCGGCATAATTCAGGATCGGAATCGAGGTAGTATGCTGAATGATGATGAAATAGCGACTTTTACAGATAACCACTATATTTAGTGGTTTTTTTTTTACTAAAAATCAATAAAGTGAATAAGAAATAACTAAATTTATAATTAATATGTCATAAATATTGACAATTACACTAAATATAAAAAATATGTTATAATACAAGTAATCGAACGATGAGACCCTAAGAAGGCAGTCAGAGAATGACTGCCTTCTTTTCTTTTAAGTCGTCATCGGGTACATGCCGACGGGCTTTAAACGGGAGAAAAAATCATGGCGAAAAAAAATAAAAACGTCGAAGATGACGAACTGGATGCTGTTGTCAATGAAGTGATCGAATCTGAAGTGACAGAAACCGAACCAACAGAAACGACAGAACCAGAAACCGTGGAACCGGAAAACGAACCTGCTGAACAGGATGACGAACCGGAAACAAAAACCAACGATGAACCCGATGAGGAACCTGAAAAGGAATCCGAACCGGAAAGTGAACCTGAAAAACCGAATAAACCGGAAAAGAAAAAAGCCGACGAAGATACGGACGCTGAACTTGATGCCTTCTTTGAAAAGCTGCGCAAAGCCAAGGAAAAGCAAGTGAAAGCCGCTAATAAGGAAAAAGGATCTGAAAAGACCTTTACCCAGGCTGAATTTGAAAAAGCACTGAAATCTGCGCTTGCAAAAAGGCTCCCTTCCAAAGAAGAACGTGAGCAGTTCGATAAATGGCGTGAAAGTCAGCAGACGATGGAAGAAAAGATGAGTGTCCTTCGTGTGAAGAACAACAAGCTTGAGGAGACCATTGAAAAGTTGAAACGAGAGAATTTTGAAGCTGTTGAAAAACTCAGGCACGAGAACACCATTATCAAGGCTGGCGTTGACCGAGACGCAGTGGAATTTGTTCAGTACAAAGTGGAGCAGATGGATGGCGACTTTGACGAAAACCTACAGGACTATCTGAAGGAACATAAGCGATACATCACACCGAAAACCACCATTGTTGAAGCCGCTGAACATAAACCGAAAGCGAAAACAGGGATCACGAAAGCTGATCTTGACAAGATGGGATACGCCGAACGTGCGAATTATCGCAATGAACATCCTGAAGAATACGCGAGAGCGATGGGGAGGTAAAGATGGCAAGGGCTAAGAAAAGCAGTCTTGATATGGATGAACCTGTTGTTGTTCAGGATGAAGTGTTTGCAGAAGATCCGGTAATCATGCCGGACATTGTTGTTAAAGCGGAAGAACCCGCAGTTGTTGAAGAAAAGAAACCAGAAATAAAACCAGTAAAAGCAGAGACAGAGACGCAAAACAAGACAGTGGAGAAAAAACCGAAGCGAGGCGTAAAAATCTGCGTAATCTAAGGAGGAGAGAGAAATGGCGGACTATGAACTGACTACTCTTAGCAAACTTATTGATCCTGAAGTCATTGGAGATATGATTCAGGCAAAGCTTGAAAAAGCTATTACTGTGCTGCCCTACGCAACACTTGACCGAACCCTGACAGGACGTGCGGGCAGTACTATTACTGTTGCCCGTTTTGTTTGGGATGGCGAGGCTGAAGAAGTCGCGGAAGGTGATGAAATTCCGATTCGTGCTCTTGGTACTGAAAGTGCCGATTACACCGTAAAAATGGCGGGTATCGGTACTGAAATTTCCGATGTCGCGGTGCTTTCCGCGCATGGTAACCCGGTCGGACAGGCAACCACATCCATGGCTGATTCTATTCTCGGTAAACTGGATGAGGATGCTCATGTTGAGCTGCTGAATTCCAGCAATGTGTTCAATGCTAATAACGCAATCAGTTATGAAAACGTCATCGATGCTATTGGTCTGTTCCAGGCTGAAGGCGTAATCGATATGATTATGCTTGTACACCCGGATAACGTCACCACGCTCCGCAAAGACCCGAACTTCATTGATCGGAATAAGTACGGCAATCAGGTGATGATTAACGGTGAAATCGGTATGATTGGTAATGCGCGTATCGTTCCGTCCCGCCGTGTTTCCGGTGTCGGTGGCTTCTTCTATAGTCCGATCATTCTGACCAATGATCCGATGCATCGTGACGAGCTGTCCGCTCTGACCTATTTCATCAAGCGCGATACCAATATCGAAGTGGATCGGAAACCGCGCAAGCGTTCTACCGAAATCACCGGAGACCAGATTTACTGCGTCGCCATGACCAATGAATCTAAGGTCGTTATCCTGAAGACCACCGGCGCAAACCTGAAATTTGCCCGTATGCAGGAAGGTGTTTATTCCTATCCGGGACTTTCAGTTGCTCTTGATACCACCAATATTACCGGAAAGGTCGCTCTGACCCGCACCGATGACACCAATTGGGCGGCTACACTTGCACTGAAGGGTACTGCAAACCTCATCAGTACAACTCAGAAGAGTGAACTCGGTTTCGATCAGAGCACAACCCATTACGTCACCGGACGTATGGAAATTCCTGGTGTTGGTATTAGCAAAGATGCTCCGGAAGGCGTACTGTTCAACGGTAACGCACTGCCGAAGGCTGAAATGAAGAAAGTCGGTGCTGCATGGTATTTCGACTTCGTGTTTGGACTGAAGGAAGGCGCAAAAGGCGCGGAATTAGCATCTGGTGCTACCAACTTCACCCTGACCGCGAACGGAATCACCACAACCGTGACTCCTGACCTGACTGGAATTGAACTGCCGTAACCAACTGGCGTTTCATTTTACAAAACTCCTTACATTGAAGGCGGTCGAATCTGATGGACTATCTGACTTTTGACGAATATCAAAAATACGGTGGAACATTAGAGGAGACCGTCTTTAATCGTTTAGCCTACAAAGCAAAGCGAAAAATCGACAGACGGACGTTTAACAGACTTACCGATGCAAAGGAGATCGGTGAACCTGTCAAACGGCTGATGTTTGAACTGATTGGTATCATGGGAAATAATGACAGCGCGAGTGAAAACTATTCTCCGGTAATTGCTCATGAAGGAAATGACGGATATTCAATTAGTTACGCAAGCGGTACGATCATGTCTTTGGATATGGCGGAAAAACACATCAATGACCTGATAGAAGAATATCTGCAATTTGAAAAAGCTCCGAACGGTCATTATCTGCTGTCATGCAGTTTAGGGAGCCTGAGATGAGAAGTCATTATAGAAATCTTGTATGGAATGATAAGATCACAATCTATCATCGGGCAGAGATAGAAGATGAGTACGGACGACCTAAGACAAGCTACAATCGCTCTGTTTACGAAGATTGTTTTTTTAATAGAGTACAAACGATATCCGTATCAAATAACTCATTTGTTACAGGAGAGCGGTATGTTGTCAGAATCCCTGCTGAGTATGAAGCAGAGGTCGCTTCTGAAGACCTGATCGTGAAAGGTGAAATCACTGACGAGGTTGGAAACGGAACACGATTATCTGATATCAAAACAAAGTACGCCGGAAAATGTTTTACCGTAGAAGGTGTTTCTGACGATACAAAATTAACCCAGACAGCGCATCTGAAAGTAACAGGACACTAATATGCCCCTTGTAAAAAATTTCGATAAGAATGCAATAATCAGCAAAGTAAAAGGTAATCAGGAAATCGGAAAGCATGCAGCTGAAACGTGGCGAAAGCTCGTTGAACCTTACATTCCTTACAATACCGGACGGCTTTGCAACGATGTAACAATAAGACCGTATGCCGTGATCTATAACGCCCCATATGCGAATAAAGTGTACAACAACCTGAGAATGAATTTCAGAAAAGATAAACACCCTTTAGCTACAGCGAAGTGGAATGAGGTGGCGATGCCCTCGGTGAAAGATTACTTTGTTCAGGAAATGCAGAATTTTATTGATGGGATGGATCTGAATTAAATATGGCTGAAGGTAAGAACAAACATTTAGCAGTCTGGCAATGGCTATATCAAAATGAAGATATTAAACGGCTGTTCTTTAATTTTTCAGATACACAGAATGGCAATATCACTATTGCGACAAACCCCGCTTCCGATGCGCTGAAGGTGTATCTGAACGGCGATAAACTGAAAGCGTATGACTTTTCTTTAATTCAATATATGCCGCTGAATACCGTGGATGTGAACAGTGAAGAGAATGCGGAAATCATGTTTGATGCTGAAAAGCTTATGGAATGGATAGAAGAACAGGAAGAAAAAAAGAACTATCCTTATTTCAAAGGATGCGTTGTGGTAAAGGTCGAAAATATGCCGAACATGCCAGCTATATCAGGAATGGATGACACTGTGGCTAAATATTTGTTCGGTTGTCGGATCACATATCTGGAGCCGAAACGATAAACTATTAATAAATATATAAATATAGTGCATTGTATGAGTAAAGATGTAAAACAGTAACTAAATATGTTATAATAAGAAAAGGATAAGACCCTAAGAAGGCAGTCCATAAAAGGATTTGCCTTCTTTTTGTTTTAAGTCATAGGAAAAGGAGAAGGTACAGATGGCATTACTTACCCGAAGCGCAGTTGCCGATTATCTGAATATCGGCACGAAAGCAAATAAAGTATGGGCACTCTGCGGAACTGGTTTCAACAGTCTCGATGAAAGCCCGAATGCACAGGTAGAAAGCAAAGTGTACATTCATGAGGACGAAGCATCACCTTCCATCACTCGTTATGAATCAAGCTTTGCTTTTGATACTGATGTATGGAATGATCAGGAAGCAATCATGACCATTTATGAAATCGGACGCAACCGTAAAGTCGGTTCTAATGCTCTGGTTGAATATCTGCGTACTGATTTCAAGATCGAAGAAGACGGTACTCCGATTACTACAATTGTTCCTGCACGTCTTTTCACTTGTGCTGTAGAAGTGACTGATATTCAAGGCGGCGGCGGTGAAACACTTACTATGTCCGGTAATCTGAATGTTGTCGGTAAGTTCATTGATGGAACTTTCAATCTTGAAACGCTTGAGTTTGATGATGACGGTGAACTGCCTGAAAAGGTTGTTAAAAATCTGACAATCACAATTAAAGCTGGTGAAAGTGGTAAGGTAAAGGTTGATGTTAATCCGAACCCTGCGCAGAACAATAAATACCTGTGGAAAGTTTTCGATGCACAGCCTGAAGCTCCTGATTACAATGAACGTGTTGTTGAAGGATGGGAATTTTGGGATGGAGCAGATCAACTTGAAGTTGCTTCTGGAAAATATCTTGCAATTGCGGAAGTTTCCAACGCAAACTACGTTAAAGGATTTGGCTCTGTGCAGAACGGCACCGCTGGTTAATCAGATAACCAAAGTAAACCAACAAATAACCGGAGTGATATACTCCGGTTTTTTATTCTTGTCAAAAAAAATAAAATAGAAATTTTTTATGGTAAAATAAGAAATAGACATCAAGACCCTAAGAAGGCAGTCAAATAATGACTGTCTTTTTTTGTTTAAGAAACGGAGGATAAGGATGATTGATTTAAGTTACGAACCTAAAAAAATCTTTGTTCGTATCGGTGGGGAAGAATATGAGGTGGCAGAGCGTACAGCCGAGATCGACGAAAAGCTCCAAGCTCATAATGACAATCTGGACAACATGACTTCATACGAAGCAAGCTACAACCTTGTGAAGATTCTGCTCGGTGAAGAAGCTGTGAAGAAGGTATTCCCGAATGGTAAAAAAGAAAACCTGACCTGGATGTATCGTGTTGCCAAAGCAATTGATGAAGCATATCAGGCTGAATATCAGGAAATCCGCGATCAGGAATATGAAGATACTCTGAAGAAGATGGACAAACTTGCTGAACGGTCTAAGCCTGTCATTGACATGATTGACCGTACCAATCGACGCGCACGACGCTGATAAGCAATGCTGAAGAATATTCTGACAGATGGGATGCCAGATGCCATTACGGTAAATGGCATTCCATTTGATATTTATACAGACTTTCGGATATGGATACAAGCAGGATACATGATCCAGAATTTGTCTGTTGCCAAAGACCAAAACGAAGCATTTAAAGAAATTTGCGATCTTGTTGTAAAAGAGTACCCGAAGGAGTATATCTATGCAGATGATTTTTTGAGCGCACTGCTGCAATTCTATTCTGGATTTCCTGAAGCAGAGAATGACGCAAGAAAAAAGGAAAAGCAAAAGAACAAAGAGCATCCCAAACCGGCATATTTTGATTTTATTTTCGATGCGAAATTTATTTATTGTTCATTTTTATCCTTTTATCATATTCGGTTACAGGAAATTGAGTATATGCACTGGTGGGAGTTTCTTGTTTTGTTTGAAGGTTTGATGATGAGTGATTCTACATCCATGAATTATGTCGTCGGTATGAGACAAACAAAAATTACAAGCGACATGCCAAAATCAGAAAAGAAACGGATCCAGAAAGGACAAAAGACCTTTGCATTACCAAAGAAAGAAAATGAACAGACGATGGAGAATAATCTCGTGAACAGTCTGATGAATCTGAGTAAGCGTAAAAGGGAGGAAAGAAATGACAAAAAGAGCAATGATTAGTCAACCGATGAACGGTAAGAGCTCAGCTGAAATTATTGAGACACGGAACAAAGCTTTTCAGTGGTTGCAAAAAAATGGATTTACCGTAGAAAATACGTTTTTTAACGACAAAGAATATGAAAACTCTGAACTTGTGAAACAGGGCGTACAACACAATGCGGTCTATTTTCTCGGTAAGTCTATTGAAGCGATGAGTAAAGTCGATACCGTGTACTTCTGCCGTGGATGGGATAAAGCCAGGGGATGTCAGGCGGAGCATTTCATCGCCAAGTCCTATGGATTGAAAGTTCTGTATGAAGATTGACCTATGAGCAGCCAAACCGTTAATTTTTTGTTTGGATTATATAAATCAATGTTGATCTATGGATTTCTCTTTATTATTGCATGGTTAATAATCCAAATGACAAAAAGACATTGAAATTAGCCCCGCAGTGTGAATCTGTGGGGTTTTTCTTTATTATCCTAACTACTTTACATTTCAATAACAAAAGCCTGAAATATTTAATCCTGATGCGCTATAAAAGATAAAAAACGCTCCAATAAAATCATTTTCCTAATGCCACGAAAATAATAATTTCAATGTAATAAAAATAATAATAGACATTGACAAATATATAAAAACTAATATAATAATAAATGTAAGTTGATTAAACAAATTTGAATCACGGAGGTCTTATGAACACTGCCATCGCCACACCCAAAACCCGCATTGAAGTTAACAGCCGCAAGGAAGCCTGGGCTATCGTCGATCAGATTTTCCCAACTGATTACAGCAAGGATGAGGAGTGCTCACAGAGAGCCGGATATCCGATTTACCGGTCAACTGCTGAAGGTCATTATTATGACTATATCTGCGACCTGAATGATCGGTTTGAGATCAACCTTTCCACTGGTAAGACCGTGAACGTCTGGTTCTCAGAACTGTACTGGAAATTTCGCGGTATCGCTGAGGATAACATTGCTCTTCGTCAGAAGGTTGATGATCTCGAAACCGAAATCGAAAGCCTGAAATTCATGCTTGACCTGTACGAAAAGCAGAAACACGAACTTCAGGATAAGAACGCTGAGTTGACGGCGAAAATCGAAAAAGTGTTCGCGCTTGTTTCCTGTATCTAATGGGAGGTGAGAAATGAAATAGAAAGACATCCCCGAATCTACATTGACTGGGATGTGGTCGAAGAAATTTCCAGTAGCAAGTTGAAGATCAATTCTGCCACCTGGATCGTCGAACGTATGGTCGAAGCAAAGAAAAAAGGGTAGTTGTTTAACCATTTAATCAAAAGAGTCTTTGCCAAAAGAGGCTCTTTTGATTTGCAAAAAAGAAGAATAAGGAGAAGAAAAATGGCTATGATGCTGCGAACAATTGATAAAGATAAAAAACTGAACGGAATTCGTATCAAAAGGTTTTTCACTCAAAATGTAAAAGGAGAAATCTTTCTCTATTTTGAAACTATTAACGATGCAGCAGGAAAAGGCAAGACGATTCCAGAATCTACGTTGACAGACTGGGATGTGGTCGATGAAATTTCCGGTGGCAGCAGCAGACTTGTTCTATAACCGAAAGGAGTAATATGTATAAAGAAAATTTCGAAAAACTTTTACAGCAAAAAGAATACGACTTCCTTAAAGCAGAACCGCTTGGGGATAACATTATCCTTCTGTGTCCCGGTGGATCTTATGCCTACGGTACAAATGTCGAAGGCTCAGACATTGACATCAGGGGTATCGCATTGAATTCTGCGTCCGAAATCCTGCTGGGGAAGCCTTTTGAGCAAGTTGTTGACAATCAGACTGACACTGTGATTTATTCGTTCAATAAAGTTGTCAAGCTGCTTACCGAAGCAAACCCAAATGTGCTTGAGTTATTGTTCCTTGATCCTGATCAATATATCATTGCAAACCGGATCGGTGTAATGCTGTTGCGGAAAAGGAACATGTTTATCTCAAAGCGAATTCTCCATACTTTCGGTGGATATGCGCGATCACAGTTATCACGCCTGGACAACAAAACAGCACGCACGCTTGATCAGGAACAGCAGGAAGTTCACATCCTTCGTTCGGTTCAGAACGCAGAGTTTTCCTTCCACGAGAAGTTCTTTGACTATCCGGAAGACGCAATCAGACTGTACGTCGATAAAGCCGTACAAGATGGTATGTCAACTGAGATTTTTATGGACGTCAACCTGCATCATTATCCGCTGCGGGATTACAAGTGTATGTGGTCCGAGATGAACAACATCGTAAAGGACTACAGTAAGATTGGCCGCCGCGCAGCAGATGCAATTACTCATAACAAGGTCAACAAGCATGCTATGCACCTTGTCAGACTGCTGAAGATGTGTACTGAACTGTTTGAAACGGGCACAATGCACACTCACAGGGTAGCTGACCATGACTTATTGATGGATATCCGTAACGGGAAGTATATGAACGAAAAAGGACTGCTTATTCCAGAGTTCTTTGAGATGGTGAATGAGCTTGACTCAAACATGAATAAGGCAGCGAAGAAATCTGACCTGCCGGAAAAACCGGATTACAAAGAGATAGAAAAATTTGTCGAAATGGTAAACCGAGAGGTCGTTGAAGGAAAAGAAGAAGTAAAAAAAATATGACTTTTCTGTTGCTAATAAGTTCGGTTCAAGGCTGAATTTAAATGCAAATACAATTATGGAATTTTGACCACTGATGAATTAAGTCGATTGATGTAAAAAAGAATCGCTGTCAGTACATTACAGTCAAGAAGAAAAGGAGTAATCATGAAAATCAAGAGTGGCAAAACCAATTATAAAAGACTGATTCCTTTCATCGAAAAGGTCAATGAAAACGGCGGATATGCTAAATTCACGGCAAACGGGTACATGGATCTGGTAATTGAAAACATCGGCTACAACGACTTTGAGGGAAACCCTGTGTACAGCATTGCTCATTATGGTGAAATGAATGGCGATGCAATGCGTGATCCTGAAATAACATTTAGTGTCAACGAAGCTGAAAAATCGATTCTTCCTCTGTCTTTCAGAAATGATTACATGGGAATGAATGTTGAGTATTTCAGAAACCAGAACGGCAGAATCAGCTATTTGTCCACTTGGCTCCATGATGGCGATCAATTCTTGCAAACCTGGACGCAGAACATTATCGATCAGGGATTCACCCCGGAGCGGAGTTTAGTTCTTAATTGGTGAGTAATTTGACGAATACACTTTGCAAATGACCGCATTTGTGAATAATTAAAGATAGCTGATGGAACGAGGTGATAATATGAAAACATTTGAATGGACGAAAAATGGGCATCAATACAAAATCGAAGCAGAATACAATGTCTTTCTTCAAGATGAAACAATAGATTCTGATGGTTATATTGTCACCATTGGAAAAAGATTAGTAAATCACAATTACATTGCGATTTTTGTTGACGGTGTGAAACATGAAGAAAACATCGGCTGCGGACTGAAGCTTTGGAGTGCACGTGAATATCGGAGATTGTTTCAAACTGGGTCAAAAGAAGTATTCCCGGAAGGAAGCAAAAAAATCGAAGGACTAAATGTTGTACTGACCGATCCTGAAATTATTACAAATGTTGAAAAATTTTTTGAAGAAGTTATCGCTGAAGGTCAGACAGAAGAGATAGCAGAAGTAATTGCAAAAGACGAAGCGGAAAACAAAGCGTCCCATATCAGGGCTGCAAAATCCATCATTGCGAAAGCTGAAAAAGAAATTGCAATGAACGGAAAATTGCTGACAGAAAAAGAAGTGAAACTCTGGCAAGAAAATTTGAACAATGTGGTTAATGAAGGTGGTGAAGGGTATATCCCGGATCGTGTAACGGCTGAAGCATATGAATGGGCTCTTGATATTTTGAAAGAAGGGAAATGAGATGATAGTGGATGAATTTGGTTTCGCTCGTGATGAAGAAGAAATCCGTAAAATACACAACTACCACAAAGTTGACAAACGGAGGAGAATGATGCTCTCTGCGTTATCCAATGTTGCAGCGTGGACTAAATCAGCTTATGAAACGATAGAAAAAAACAACCAAAAAATTGAAAACGGCGAAGAGGAGCCAGGTGATAATTTATTCAACGGTTGGGAAATTCAGGATATACGGGATGCTTATGAATCTGCTATTCGCTTTGTGAGTTTCATCAAAGCGAATAGAGAAGTTTTATCGGCAAATGGTGTTTTTGTTGATTATCGTGGAGCGGATCTGGATTTGATTAGCGATTGTTGAACAGAGAACACATCAAAAAAGAATAACATGAATATAAAATACGTAATAAATGATTTTAAAGAAGAAGGTTCTATATACAGCTGGACGTTGATTAAATATGAACAATTAGATCTTGGTATAAGAATCCTGTCAAAACAAAAATGTCACACAGATGAAACCGGCAAGGGAATATTCACCGAAGATGGAAAAATGTTGGTAAGCCCGGAAGATTTCCCATTATATCAATACAAGTACAAAAAAATGCAGCTTCAGGTTTACTACAGAAAATTAGCTGGTACTTTTTCTGTCAAAAAACGGCATAGAGGAACTTATACAATTATCAAAAACGGTATGAGTGTACAAATGACGTATCATGAGATATGCCACGATCTAAATATAAGTGAAGATAATCAAAGTATTTTTGTAACACATGGCTCTATCGGCATCAGAGAAGGAACCTTACCCGCAGAAGCTAAGATAATTTTGGATGTTTGCAGAGAAAAAGGCTACAGACCATCACGTAATTTGATGAAAAAAGCAAGGAAAGCTAATAAAGTGAATTGTTGACGAAACGATAGACGCAAACATTGTAAGCATCCTGTTATAATTAATCAGAGAGGATACTATGAGCAGGTCATACAAGAAAACGCCGTACTGCGGTGATCGAAAGCACAAAGAAGATAAGCGGAAAGCAAAAAGGATGTTTCGGCACAAAATTGACCGGATGGAACTTGATGATACTCTCGCTCCTGCTGCGCATAAGCGTTTCTTTCAGACGTATGATATCTGTGATATGTACAGCATTTTCACGCTGAAAGAGTATCTGTATATCCGAAAAGCAAGGCGCGGATTCCATGGCTACAGACGCGGTGAATATGACGAAGCAAAGGAGATCCAGAACTGGCACAAATGGTACAAAAGGAAATAAAGGACTTAATAACGAGTCCTTTATTTTATTAAGTTATTACATTTGTTTATAGTTTTTACAATCTACCTATAAAAAACAAATGAATTCTGTATATAATAACAGTTGAAATATAAAATATGTTGTGGGTAGGTGTACAATGGAACAATCGAAAGCAACGGTATTTGATGTGGCAAAATATATATTAAATAAGCTTGGTGAGATAACTGCTATGAAACTCGAAAAATTAGCGTATTATTGTCAAGCATGGTCTCTTGTATGGGACGATCGTCCACTATTTCAAGAACGCATCGAAGCATGGGCAAATGGGCCTGTTATTCCTGCACTTTTTTATAAACATCGCGGTATGTATTATGTAAAAGAAGATACATTCGATGGAAATATTGAAAATATCGATGCCATTGGACGAGAGACTATTGATGCTGTTCTTGAACATTACGGAGATAAATCTTCACAATGGTTGATTGATTTATCTCATTCTGAAGACCCTTGGAGAATTGCGCGGATAGGTTTAGCACCAGCAGAACGAGGAAACAAGGAAATATCATGGGATTCGATGGCTGATTATTATAGTGCAATTAGTTTACTTGATTGACGTATGAAAAAAGCTAAGAATCTTCCAAATAAGCAACAAGAAAAAATACCCAAAGATAATGGTTCGTCTTTTGATAAAAATAAGGTATTCTGGAGTTTTGCATATTTTGATTCTGATATTGAATATCCATCCGGTTTGAGAAGTGATCTACAATTCTCTGATGTTGCAGACATGTTAAAGTCAACGGAATTTCGAGGGTGGAAAGAACTCACAGCAGATTCAAAAAGAGATCATCCGATTGCAGTAAATCGGCTTGCAAAATTCGCACAAAAACGTATTGCACAAATCAATTTAGACGATATAGATGAACTATGGTCTTTTCGTGTTAATGCTGCATATCGAATTTGGTGTATAAAAATAGAATCGTTACTTCAAGTTTTGTGGATAGACCCGAATCATCAGATTTATCCTGTTGAAAAAAGGCATACCTAAAAATCTATAAAAATAAACCCGTCTAAACGGGCTTATTTTTATTTATAGTTACAAATTAGTACAAAACTCTCCAAATAATCCATTATTTCATTGACAAATATAACTTAAGTGATATAATTATTGTATCGATTGGAAACATTCGAAATACTGAATCGAAGATATCTAACGTTCAGGCGAGGTTAGATTCAGAGAGAGGGTACTTTGACATCATGAGCAGAAAACTATTATATAAAATAGTAACCGCCCTGTTGATTGCGGTGTTAGTGGCACTGATAATCACACGGACGGCTTGCTAAGTTAGAATATAGGGGTGCGGGATTGAAAAATCCCAATCCCCTGCTCATGAAAAAATTATAACACAACAATGTCAAAATTGAAAGAAATACGCAAAGCTAAAGCGTTAACGCAAAGTGATATCGCGGAACTGATAGGTGTCAACACTCAGACAATCAGGTCTTACGAGCAGGGATGGCGCAACCTCAACAAGGCGGAATTTTCGATCCTGCTAAAGCTGTGCAACGTGCTCGGATGTAAGTTAACCGATATTCTGGATGATGAAGAGACACTGACGGAATGGGATTTGTATCAAAAAAGGGAATAGACAAAATTATAGCCGGGATACCCGGCTATTTGATAATTTGAACTTGTAAATTACACCGGCATAAGCATGATCCGGATTTATTCAAGATTATAAATAACACTGGAATGAACAATATCAGGATTATCTAATGACCACAAATCACATTCTATAACTCCATTTGAAGAATGTAATTTATAAACTAAATTTATATGAATATTTGCTCCAGGCTTTATATATCTATCTGTACGCTTAGATGCAACATCTAATTCAATTCCATTTTCAAAAAATCTATAACCAATTGAATTTTCAAAATTATTCGATTTATTGGAATTGTTATAATACTGAATGAATATAGATAAATATTTATCATCTTTATCTTCTAATGTATATATATCTTTAAATAATATTTCATAATCACCAAAAGAAATAAGGTTATCGTTTTCAAATTGAAAACGATAACCTTTCAATATGTCAATTTGCATATTAAGATTGTCGATTTCATTTTGTAAAACTTCACAATCACAAGTCTGACAAAATCCTATTCTTACCGATATCAACAACATAAATAAAACAAAAAGTAATGTGTATTTTTTCATATTATCCTCCAGCAATTCAATTATATCAAGCACAGGGAAAGTGTAAATAGAACAACATTGTGATATTTAAAATAGTAAACGCTAAAGAATAAGTTATATATGACGTTGAAATCAAAACATAAAGAGAATAACTAAGTATGTTATAATAGATTTAGTGACAAAAAGACCCTAAGAAGGCAGTCAATAATAGTGACTGTCTTCTTTTTCTTTAAGTCGAAATTCCAGTGAAAGGAAAGCGATCATGGCACAGAATGTTGTAATTGATATCGATGCGCGTACAAATCGATTTGAAAAAGCATTAGACGAACTCACCGCTAAAGTGCGATCTACTGCTACACAAATTGATAAAGCTTTCTCAACAACTGGAAGCGCAGAGAAATCCATTAAAAGCACATCTAATGCTGTCAATGAACTGCACTCAGGATTAAAGGAGATCAGCCTCATTGCTGCCGGTAATGTGCTTGCTGAAGGATTTGAAAAAGCAATCGGGAAAATCAAACAAGTTGGTAATGAAATATATGCAACCACCGCAAGAATGCAATCCCTTGAGATGGGAATGAAGAGCCTTGTTACCTCCGACTTGGTTAAAACGGGACAAGTTAAAGATTATACGGAAGCAACTGCACAGGCAGAAGTAAAAACCAAAGAGCTCATGGATTGGTTCAAGGAATTATCTTTGAAATCACCATATGAGCTTATGGAGGTTATGGAATCCTTCAAGCAAAATGCCAACATGGGGCAATCCGTTGAGACTGCAAAAAAGACTACAGAAGCTATCCTTGCTCTTGGTGCCGGACTTGGTATGGGGCAAGCTGAAATGAAGAGATTCTCTGCTGCGCTGGCTCAAACTGGTGCAACCGGACGCATTACAGCAATGGATTTGCGGCAATTTGCAAATAACGGGTTCGGAATGGATAAGATGAATCAAATCTTCGGGATCCTTTCTGAAAAATACAATATTCTCATTAAAGATAACAATGATTTCAATAAAGCTATTGCAGAAGGAAAGATATCTACCGAAGATTTCTTCAATGCACTCAATACATTCGCTTTAGATAATTATGGTAATGCTGTTGATGCAATGGCAAGCACGATTGAGGGACTTCGCTCGTCATTAGGTGATATCAAAGTCAGTGCTATCAACGATCTGTTTCTTGAAACATCTAAAACCGTATCAAAGACACTTGCTCCTTATGTTGAATATCTAATGAAAATGCTGACCGGCGGAGATTTTTCCCGATGGGGCGAAGGAATTAATAAATGGGCGCAAGGTATTCTGGAACCATTTCAGAAAATTGGTGCGACACTTGAAAACGGTACTATGTCACGGGCGATAAATATGCTGAAGGATTTTTTCAGCGGGAAAAGCCTGAACCTTGGTGCAGTAAAAACAATGCTTTCAGATATCGGCGGAGAAGAGTTTGCTGATAAATGGATAGAAAAAATCAAAGAAATCAGAGGATATCTTGATAAATTTCTTGAATATAAAGATCAAATTATTAGTGCAATAAAAGGAATAGGTGTTGCGTTAGCTACTGCTTTTGCCATAAACAAATTATCTGGTTTCTTTGGAATACTCGGAAAACTAAATAATCCTATAACAAGGCTCACATTGCTCGGTGCTGCTTTTGGTGTGGCATGGAATAAGAATCTATTTGAAATTCAAGATAAAACTCAAGATGTAATTCAGTATATCCAAAGTCTTATCAGTGCATTTCAAAAAGGCAGAATCAGCGGAGTTCTTGAAAAGATTAAAACCGATGTATCTGGTGTATTTGATGAAATCAAAAATGCTGTTACCCAAAAATGGACTGATATACAAAATGCCTTTCAGACGAATGGATTCAAAGGTGTTTTTGATCTCCTTGTTGCTGATATCAAACCTACACTTCAAAAAATCTGGGATGGACTGCCGGAAGGTTTTAAAGAAAAAATTCAAACCATTATTACAGATGTTACGAATTTTATTCAACCAATTAAAAATGCAATAAAAAGTGCCTTTTCTTATATCGGTAATTTGAAGGAATTATTTGACACTGAAGGTATCGGTGCTGTTGTTCAAAAAGTCTTCACGGATGCTGTTAAAGGTATTAAAGACGTGATGAAAGATATCCTACCTGAAAATATTGTTCAAACGATTGAACAAGTTTGGGGATGGATCGAGAAAATAGGACAAGCCATTGGTGGAATTGCTTTAGGTTGGGGCGCGCTAAATCTTATTGGCGGGCTTATGGATGTTGTAAACACAGTAACCCTTCTATATAATGGGATTACAGGTGCAGCAGAGGTTGGCGGATTATTAGGAACTGTCCTTTCTACAATCGGCAGTATTGGTTTAGGATCTTTTTCTGGAATTGTCGGCGGTGTTGCTTTATTTATCACGGCACTTGTTGAAGGCTTTGCAATTCTCGGTCAATTTATCAACTTTGGTGAATTGTTATCTAATGTATTTGGCACGATCAAGAACTCAATCCAGGGTGTTGTTGAAGGTATTATCACAAATGTTGCTCCGAAATTCAAAGAATTATTAGAAACACTTGCACCTGCGGGCGTTGCTATTGCTGCGATGGTTACTTGGCTTGGAACTATCATTCTTGGAGCGGTAAATGGATTATTCAAAGCAATCGATGATATCTTAGCCGCGGTTATAGATGCTGCTGATCTAATTGTGAGTATTGTTCGCTTACCGTTTGACATTATTGTTTCCCTTGGTGCTTTCATTATTGGTGTTGTTACAGGTGATACTGAAAAAATCAAATGGGCATGGGAAAACCTTGTTGGGCGTTTAGAACATATCTGGAATAAATTCGGTGCATTTTTAGAAGATTTATTAAACGGAATTGTTGACTTCTTCAAAGGAATTTGGGAAACGATTTGTGATGTTGTCAATTCTGTTGATATTTCAGCAGGACTTGAAAAAATATTCGGAGCAGAGGTCGCTCAAAAATTTAAAGAAATTCGCGATAAGGTACTCGGATTCATTGAAGAAATTAGAAGCGCATGGCAGCACATGTTAGGTTTGCTGAACGGCGATGTCGTTGTTATGAGCAATGGACAGGAAATCAGAGGAAAAACTTATAAAGCGTTTGAAGATGAATATGGTATGGATTATCTTGATAAGGTTCATGCAGCTAATAACTTATCATACTTGGATTATTTTAATACTTATACTGATCCAACAACAGGATTACCAACAAAATCTGAGAAAGAGATACGAAAAGAATATGACTCGTTACAAGGAGTAACGGATGAATCATTATTTGAAGAATTTACCCAAAGCATATTAAACGACATTCAAAGTGCTGTTGAAAAATATGATCCAAACATGAAAAAGTCTGCTGAATCCAGGAGAGATTACGCGGATAAATATGTTGCATCCAAATATGATTATGTGGCCGAAGATCCATATTTACAATCTAAAATTGATGGTTTGTATGAACAGTTAGGTCTGAACACCGCCGCTGTTGAAAGTAATACGCAATCCACAGAAACAAATACGAAAGCTGAGGAAGAATCATCTAAATCCAAAGACGGAAAGCCACGGAGCACGGCAGCTGAAAACGAAGCTGAATCAAAGGCACTGATTGAGTTTACAAAATCACAGGAAAGCTTGTTACAAAAGGCTACAGAATCAATTGAACAGGAATTCAAGGATTCCATCAGCTCTAATAAAGAATATAACGAGGATGCAATCGATCAACTTAAAAATATACTTACAAAATCGCAAGATAATGAATACGCATCACTCGATACAATTCAGAAATCAGTTTCAAACTGGCTTTTAGATGATTCTGTTGGCGTTGGTTTAGATGATAAAACAGAAAAAGCAGTAATGGATGCTCTGAATAGTGCGACAGATAAGGAAACATATCTGGCTTTACTCAGAGATATTATTGTAACACTTGAAACTGGAAACGAACAATTACTGCAATCTACAAACAATCTAACCGACGAACTAAAAGAACAAAAAAGCGAAAACGTCAAAACCATTGACGATATTGTAAGTAAGCACATCAATTCAGCAAATGAAGAAAAATCCGGCGGTTTATTGTCTGGTCTTTCCTCTTGGATATTCGGAAAAAAGGCTGATGATTCCTTCTTTAAAGATACAAAAGATGTCGATAAAGAGACAGAGCAATCATTAAAACAGATTATCGATCAACTTGATGTTCTTGGTCAAATTAAAGATCTGGAAGAAGGTAATCTTACTGGCGATGAATTTCAAGAAGCCAAGGATACATATTCTGACATTCTAAAAGAAATTGGATTGTCACAAAAAGAAATAAACACAGTCAATGATAAGCTTGCCGATCAAAATACATCACAAGCAGATTTAGCTGCTCTGTTTCAGAGTATATATGATTTAGTAAATGGCATTAAAGCTACACTTCCTAAACAACATTACGATGATACTGATACATATTATCAGATGGAAAGTCAGCTCCGTTCATTTATTGAAACTGAGCTGCCAAAATCATTAAACGATCTGAAAAATGAACTTAATGGGCAACCTTTAGCTCATATGGATAAATGGATCGAAAGCATGAAGTATTGGACTGATTTGTCCAATACAAAAAATATGACAGAAGAGCAATATGCTAAATTCATTGAATCCGCGATCAACCACTCACATCTGCCACAAGATATACAAGATGCTTATATAAATGCAATTTCCACTAATGGCGTGGATAAGACATTCATAGCTGATTACATTAGTACAACACTTATTCCTGCAATTGAAGAAGCTGGATTGGTTGCAGCAGGTGGAAAAGATGGACAGGCTATGGCAGCTCCTACCTTTAAAGATGAATGGAGCGAAGGAATGCAAAAAGGATTTGATTCAATGTATTCCGACTTTTTGCTCTCCAATTCTTACGCAATATCCAAAGGCACAGAGGGTTTAGATGAAGCAGGGATCGCCCTGTGGATGGAGAAAAATGGATTTACCGAACAAGCTTATTACGATTCACTCGGCGAACAACAAAATTACATGGAAACGCTCGGCCCGGTGCTTCAGCAAGTAATGGATACTGTTGGCTTTAACAGCGATTTCTTTGCTCAAATTGAAAATGTCGGAACAAAAGAAGCACAGGATTATGTTGCATCCTTTGACAAATACAACGAACTCGTTGAGGAAGTTAAAAATAAGCAAATCACCGATTCAGATATTATAGCTGACAAGTTGGAAAGTATCTTTTCTGTGATGGCCGATGACGAATCAGCAGAGCTCTTGTCACAGTTCGTAGCAGAAAGTGAAAATCCGAAATGGACAGCATTGTTCTTCAGTCTTCTTAGCGGTGAATTAGATGAACTCAAAGAAAAGATTGGTCAAGAAAAGATCGCGTATATAGGTGGTGGAGGTGCTAATCCAAACGGAGACAAGCCTACATCATCCGCATCCTATTCCGGAACAAGAGGAGCAAGAAAAGAATACGCAGATGAATTGCTTGCTGAATATCAAAAAGCTCTTGCGAGTGGAGATCAGATTTTAACCACTCATTACAGTGATATGCTGCAAGGGTTGGTTGAATCCACGCTTGACGGAAAGGGCGGAGTATGGGCTGGCGTTGACTGGTGGCATGTATTTGAAGATCCAGGAAGAAAACAACAATGGCTTGACAACTACCTGACATTAGGAACATCACAAGCTAAAGGCTGGACAATGGAAGAGCGTCAGGCTTGGAACGAAAAACAGCATTTAGAACAGAGAAAAGCATATGAAGAAGAGCTTGCAAGATTAAAAGAACTTAATCCTGAAGAATATGAGCGATTAAGCAAAGAAAAGAAAAATAACGGACTTCTCGGTACGCTTTTCGGCGAAGATTTCGATTTGTCGGAGCTTTTTGCTCAAGGTCTTGAAGGACTTAGCGAATTCCTAAACGAAGATACAATCGGAGCAATTCAAGAGCTATTCAACATTGAAATCGACGCAGAAAAAGCATCGTCATGGCACAAGATGTCAACAGCCCTTTCTACACTCGGAACTGCAATGACAGGACTGAGAACCGGATTCGGTGAAGATCTGACAGTACCGAAACGAATCTTTAAAATCCTGAAAGAAGCCTCTGAATTAGAGCTGAATCAAGAAAATATCTCAGCTTGGAAAGACTTCTCGTCCATGTTGAAAGATCTCGGTAATTCATTAAAAACAATTACCGGAATGTTCGGCGATTCTACTGCTAATATTACTGGATTAGACCCAAATGCGATGGCAGTTCCTGCTTCAAATAAATTAGGAAATGATATATACAGTTTATTTGAATCATTGAAGAACATTTCAGATCTTGAAGTGAATACGGATAACATTCAGAATTGGAATGATTTTGGAAATACGATGTCAAATATCGGTAGTTCTATATCATCGTTCATATCTTCGTTTGGAAATGACAGCGAAACAATAACAAAATTGTTCACAGCTTTACAAACTGCCTCTAATAAAGAATTGAACAGTGACCAAATCAGCAATTGGAGGGAATTAGGAAAGGTAATCAGCTCACTTGGTAATGCTGTGAGTAATCTGATACTCGGTTTCGGCGGAGATGTTAAAAAGTTCAACAAAATGAAGAATGCACTGAAAAATTTTGCAGATGTTGAACTGGATGTAACAAAAATCGAAAATTGGGATTCAATGCAGAAGGTAATCGCAAGCCTTGGTAATGCAGTTGGTTTATTCCAGAAGAATTTCGGTGAAGATATCGATATTGTTAAACAAAAATTTGGCGTGCTAAAAGGTGTTGCCGAAACGGAACTCAATAAAGCTAACATCCAAAACTGGAGTGATTTTGCTGATTCGATGGCATCTCTTGGAGCCTCTGTTGGTTCAATGATCCAAGCATTTGGTACATCAGAAACCGGTGGAATATCCACTGAATTTATTAACTTGTTAACTAATTTATCTAATATCACAATTGATAAAGAATCGGCGGACAGTTGGACAACTTTTGGTAATGCAATAACAACTCTTAGTGGAGCAATCGCGACCATCCAAACAGCTTTAGGCGAAGGCGGTGAAGGTGCAGATAGCGGTGCCGCAATAACAGGCATTTTACAAACGCTCCAACAGATGGCGCAAGCGGAACTTGATGAAAACAGCATCGCAAGTTGGCTCGTCTTTGCCACAGCAATGGAAACACTTGGATCAACAGTAGCAACTATCCAGGCTGTGTTAAGTGAAGCCGATGATGGGGGCGCTGCTGTTACCGGAATTTTCACAGCATTACATCAATTAGCTACAGCCGAATTGAACGAAGAAGTTATAGCACAATGGATGAATTTTGCGAACGCATTACAGATAATCGGGGATGTCATTACTCAACTGAACGCACTGATGGGAGAAGGAAGCGCACTTTCCGCGAACAGTGAGGACGGTGGCATGGGGGGAATCTTCGGTCTGCTTTTCGGCGGATTAGATGTTGAATCAATACTTGCTTTATTATCAATGTTCTCTCCTGAATTACTTGAAGGCTTGATTGCGTTTCTGACAACAGAATTTGATTCAAATATCATTGATTCCTGGACTGCGTTAGGAAATGCTTTGCAAATCATGGCAAATGCAATATCCACAATCATGATCGTTCTTACAGGTGGTGAGCTTGGCGAAGATGGTGAACTCGGTACACTTGGTGAGGAAGAGGTTGGCGCAACATTAATTGCCGGACTTGAAGAATTTGCGAAAGCAGCAGAAGCGCAAGCTCCGATTATTGATTCAAATCTCAACCCTGTTCTTCAGAAAATGGCTGATTCCATGACAACCACGGTGCAGAAATTCAATGAACTTGCTGAATTTTGGCTCGGTTCCAGGTGGCAGGAAGCAATAAAGAAATTTATTGTACTTGGTAGTGCCGCAGAAGCAAAAACACGCGCATTAGAAGGTGCTGCACATGACGCAGAAACAGCTTTTCTTGCGTGGGCTGATGCAATCTGGGCAGTTATAAATGCGCTTATGGTACTTGCCTCCATGGATGGTGGCGGTGGCGGTGGCAGTAAGGGCGGTGGCGGTGGCAGTAAAAAGTATGTACCATCGACCGCCGCCGCCGGTGGTACTCACAACTTCCGATACGGTACAGCCATTGTCGGTGAACATGGGCCTGAGCTTATTACGAATAACACATCTCAAGCATGGCAAGTGTTCTCCAATAACACACTCATGGATGAGATCGCGCGGACACGCCACAGCCTGAATCTGTTATCGAATAGTGCGGAATTCGTATCTTACAACCGTATTCTCGGCTCTTCCGGCGGCGGCACGATAACAAATGACAACAGTCAGAATATCAACACCACTTTCGGAACAATCGTTGGAGATGACGCATTCCGGGCAATGGTGGAAGATGAACTGACATCTGTTGTCAGAAGAGAATTATGGTTAGCAAGATAAAAAGGAAGGAGGATAAAAAACAATGCCAATTCGATTGAGCTACATCAATGCACGTGGTGAAGAAGCTATCCTTGATGACGATGAGGGAACTTTCGCACATGAATTACAGGGACGTGATGGTTTTGAAGCTCCTTCTTTATCATTGAAAGACCATGATTACGCCGATGGCACTCGTGACGTTGTGTCTATCACATTAAAAGAACGGAAGGTTGTTTGTCATTTCTGGGCAGACCCGCCTGATATACCGCATTGGGAAGAAAAATTTGATGAAGTGAAGGCAATCCTGATTCAGACAGGACAACGGGAAGGTGATTGGGGAAAGCTCCGTATTCGTGTGGCAGATAATCATTATGTCTATCTGAATTGTGTATATGAAAAAGGATTGGATGCTATCAACAGAGATAACAGCACTCGTGTTAAGTTCTCTCTTACGTTTCGGGCAACTGATCCATACTTTTACAATGGATTTGAATACAGCTACACCATCAAACAAGATGACCGGAGCGGGTATCTTGTCTTTGATAATGCGATTCTTTACAATACAAAAGCTGAAGCTGTTCAAATCACAGGTGAACCAACCGCAGGAAAGAATTGGTGGGAAGTAAAAATCAACGGCGAGACAAAGTATTATACGATCGACCCGGATAAATCTGTCTATATGGATCATGCGATGATCTGCGACACGCAGGCAGAGGCTATCAACGAGACCGGGGAGAGTGCGCCTGGAAATCACTGGTGGCCCACAACCTTTGAGGAAACAAAACTTTTCGACACTCAAGCAGAGGCGGTTGCTTATACCGGTAAATCTACAAGCGGTGTGTCATGGTGGCCGATTGATATTAATAACGTGACGAAATATCAAGCACGAAAGACCTTTACAAAATATTATGCGATCGTCAAAAGGATGACGCTGTATATGGCTTCGGCACAATCCAATAATGAACAGGGCTTGTATATACAGTGTGATAAGGTGTATCCGGATATCATCATCAACGGCCCGGCGAAGAATATCTCACTGATCAATGAAAGCACTGGAAGAAAAATTAAACTTGATGTGTCGGTCGTGTTGGATGTAAATGAACAGATAAAAATCACCACAACGCCGCTGAAGCGGAAAATCACGAAAACAGCAAAGAACAATGCGGTTACAAACTTGATTCCATGGTTATCTGCTGATTCTACGCTGGACTGGTGGCTGTCTCATGGTACGAACAAAGTAACTTTCAATAACAGCGAGACAACACCGGTATCTTTCCTGAAATTTGTATATACAGAGCGAAGGGGCGGTATTCTATGATCGTCACTTATGATATTTACAGACGCTATGCCGAACGAGACAGGACGAATCTTCTGATTCCTTATGAGCAGGATCAGTATTATGGAAAGCGGTATGAGCTTATTGAAAATTTCAATTCTCTCAATATGACACTGAACTTTTCTAAACAAAATAAGTTCAGCCTGAAAGGAAAGAATATCAATAAATGTCCTTTTGAAGTCGGAGATACTGTACTGATTTACAGAAACGCAGAACTCTTGATGACCGGAATTATTAAGAGTACTGAAATTAAATGCAAAGATGTACTTACAAACACATACGAATGGCAGGTCGATGGTGTTGACGAAAGTGAAATATTCAATCATCGAATCATCCTGACTGATTATGACCAAAACAAGGGATTTCAGGATTTGACTTTTGACGATGATACATACGATAAATGTGGGAAAGAAGGAGCTGAAGAATATGCTTATGACCGCATGATTCATTATATGCGGAACTGCTTTGATAAAAACTTGACACAAAAAGGTCGAGAGATTTCCGGTATGCACTTTCCGAATTCATCCGAAGCAGACAAAATTCCTATTGCGGATAGAGGGGAAAAGGGAATATCGGCTTATCGTCTGAAATCACTAAATACAGTATTAGATGAAATTGGGAAAAACGCTAACTTATTTCCTCAATATGTATGGGATCCGATCACAGGACGGAAAGAAATCACCATTCCGATTCAACGAGATTTATCCGGGATGGATAGCAGTAAGACGTATGTAAACAATCAGCTGATCGTCATTTCACCTGAATTCGGTAATGTGGCGAAATGGTCTGTAACTCGTTCTTATCCCAAATTCAACGCAGTATGGGTTTGTTCCGGTGACTACACAGAAGTTATCGATGTACCGGAAGAAGAATGGAAAGACCCTAATACACCAGAAACTGAACAATATGAAACCAGAGTCTGGGTTTATGCGGAAGATACGGAAAGCATCAAAAAATATGGGCGCATAGAAAAATTCATTTCAAAATCTGACATCACGATTTGTGACGATGATGAAGAAACAGAAGAAGATGAAACAGTAACAGCAGAGGACGCTGAAAAATTACTAAGAGAAGAAGCGAATCAGCAATTAAAAGATAATGCTGCTAAAGAAAAATATTCAATCACACTTGCCCCAACAGACGATCTTATGTTTATGAAGGATTGGCGATGCGGAGATAAGGTCAAGGTTATTATAGACGGGAAAGAATTTGCATCAACTATCGAAACGGTGACAATTTCGTTTGTTGACCAGACCGAAAATGTATCACCAACTATTGGAAAAGTTGAAGAAAGCATTTTCAGTGAGGTATTTGAGATGATGAGCGGGATCGACAAAAGGCTGAAGGTACAGGAGGAACATTAAATGGCTATAGAATGTGACCGATACGGATTTTTCAACGGTATTTACGGTCTGGAACAATCCAACTGGGCGAATTACTGGCGGGGTATCATCCCGGATGGCGTTCTTGCCCAGCCAGATGGGAAAACCCAACCAACACCTCCGATGGAGGTCTATGTTCCAACAGATGGTATGGGAATGAGTGTATATGTCCGTCCCGGCCAGGCGATGGTAGATAATCACCGGGTATGGCTGACTACACAAAAAACACTCAGTATTGCGAAGCATGGTTCACTGCCAAGAATTGACCTGGTTGTGCTGCGTGTGACTTATGGGAATACCAGTAAATCAATCGTTGAACTGGATGTGAAAACCGGTGCGGAGGCAACAAGTCCGAAAGCTCCTACACTTGTAACCAACACCGGCGGCACCTATGAATTAGCTCTTGCCAAAATCACGATCGGTGCCGGTACAACAAATATCTACCCGGCGGATATTACGGATATGCGCTATGTGTATAAGCTGGGGAATGATTCCGTGACCACTTTTTCTACGACGACCACACCTGATAATAAAATAACAGCAACAGTGAACTGCGTGAATGATATCGAATACAGATGTGCCACTGCATTACATTCAATCATCATCAATTTGCCTTCTAATCCAAATGACACCTTTATCACAGGAGTTTGTTTCACGGCAAATGCTTCTTTTTCAGGAGTAACGTTCCGAAAAGGAGGAACGAATACAGACGTGAAAGTCATCGGAGATTCCTTAACAATGAATAGTAAACGGTATAACCTAATCATTTGGTGGGACAGCGGTTTCGGAAAATACTGGTGCGCGTCAAAAGGAGTTGCGTTATGAGCAGTTATCTGGAATGGAAAAAAAGAGCGATTGTTATGGGTTCCGGCGGATGGTGGCTTCCTCCGAACTTTGATCCTGCCGATTGTCTTGCTGCGTATCAATTTAAAGGGGCAGGGAGCGAATCAGCCGCACTCACAGACCTTACCGGGCAAGGTAACACACTAACAAAAACGGGCGCAGTAACATTCGACAATGCTATAGGATATACATTTGTTGAAGGGTTGAGACCTGTACGTAATCTAAACAACAATAGTATTATCTCATCTGTCAAATCGGTAATCATTCGATATAGTGACATAGCTGGTGGTATTGGACAAATGGCACGCGGAGTAATTTACGACAACATGGATCCTCAGGATGGTGGTGGTTCTTCAGCCGATTGTGGTATTTGTGGTAATTTTGAAATGGCATGGGAAAGTGGAGATGAATGGGCTCATTGGGGCGCAAAAATACCTTCAAAACCTGTCATATATGATTTGTCAGGTATCTTTGGATACAATATTGGATGGATGAATCCCATTGATGGAGAAAATGAAGGAGAAATATATTTTAATGGCACCGTAAGGCAGATACAAGGCAGAATTGGTTATACATATAGGAATGGGCCATTATTTGGAAACAATAATAGTTCTTATGGTAACTTAGGCAGGTTTAGTATTCAAGCCGGTGCTTTCTATAGTCGCTGGCTCACCGCGTCAGAAATGTCTTATCTGTATTATCAGATAGCAGCAATATAAGCGGAGGAATCATGTACGAATACGATTATGAAGTTCGAAGAGGCGAGACATTTGACAAGTGCTTTTATGTCGTTGATGCCGATGACAAGCCCATTGACCTGACCGGAATGAAGGTGATGGGTCAGATTCGTCCGACAAAAGAAGATCGTGTCCTTACTGCAAGCTTTCGCTGTTCTATTGACTTCGCGACAGCTTGTGTGCGGTACATGCTTAGTGCTGCAGATACCAAAAATATTGCTTGCGGAAATTATGAGTATGATATCGCACTGTATGAGGATGTTGAGTCTGAACGTGTGGTCTACTACTATATCGGCGGAAAGTTCATTGTACAGAAGGCTGTAACAAATGCCCTGGCGTAAAGGAGAAGAAAATGGCATCGAATCCGACTTATATAGTTGACCAGGTGAGGCTTGGCGAGATTACTACAGGAGTGGTCAATTACGCTTTGACCTTTTCCACATTCAACGCGCCGATAACAAGTGTTGCCAATGATACGCCTGCCGAATGGGCTGCGCTGGGGAATATCTGCTGTTATTACAGGGAATCGAACCAATTGAACGATCAGCCATCAAAATACGGTATGCTGTTTAGCTTGTTCGCATTCGAGAATGTTTCGCAACTATGGTTCACCCAGCCAACTGCGGCAGGCGGAGCAGGAAAAATCTATAGACGTGCAGGAAATTCCAACGGATGGATATACCCTTGGAAAGAAGTTCTCCAATCCGGTGAGAGTGTCATTCCTATTGAAAGCGGCGGTACGGGACAAAAGACTGTGGCGGCTGCACGAAATGCTTTAGGTTTAGGAAACACAAGCGGGGCTGTACCTATTGCCAACGGTGGGACAGGACAAACGACCGTGGCGGCTGCACGGAATGCGCTTGGATTAGGAAACACAAACGGGGCGGTTCCAGTTGCAAATGGCGGTACAGGCGCGTCAAATGCTGCCGATGCGCGAACGAATCTCGAAGTAGACAAAGCGGTGAGTTTCACCACCTTCTCTGGAACTTCCCTGACAGCAGTAAGCGGAACAGAATATGAAAACGATACCGCAATCGGATCATTGGCAATCACCCTCCCCCAAGCCACACGGGGCGTGATATTCGGTGTAAATTTCACTTCCAACGCGTCATTTACCGGCGTGACTTTTTCCTCAACAGAGGTGAAACAGGTCGGGGAAGCAGTGACCGCAAAAAACAAGCGGTATAACCTGATTATCTGGTGGGAAGGTTCCGCATGGTGGTGTGTGGCAAAGTCGATTTAGAGGTGAAAAATGACTGACAAGACAATCATCAAAATCAAAGAAGATCCGATCATTATCCGCATGACAGGAAAAGGAGTACCGGGCCGAACCGGCCCTGCCGGAGCGAAAGGTGATGACGGAATCGTTTGGACGCTTTCATTGACCATGACTGATACACCGGATGGACAATGCACTATGCGGTTATACAAAGATGGAGTTCTATGTACACAGGAATCACATTACGCTTATGTGCAAGTTCTTGCTTATTATCATGGTAGCATCTGGACAGAGAGCTCTTACAGTGAGGTTATTACCGGAACAGTCACCTTTACATACACCAATGTGAAAGCGTTTTTCGTAACGATTTATGAGGACAGCTTTAGGGAAAAAATCTTATGCGCCAATACTATAAATTGCGGACGGAATGATTGGACGGTCGTACCTGTTATGGCGACCTCCCCTGACGGTACATGCACGATCACGCTCTATAAAGACGGAGCTGTTTATAACAAAGCCTGCTATGCGGAAGTCAGAACGCTTGCCTACTATGCGTCGAATTATGTATTGTCGTCATCTTACAGCGGAAATTTTACCGGGACAAAGACCTTTACATACACCAACACACGAGGCGTTTTCGTATCGGTTTATACAAATTCACAGAAAACGGATTTCCTTTGCAGTGAATGTGTGAATTATGGGCAATCCGCGACAATTGCGGTTGGAACAGTAAAACAAGGTGCAACAGCAACAGTGACAAACGTTGGAACACCGCTCAATGCGACTTTTGATTTTACCCTTCCGAAAGGTGACCAGGGAGAAGTTTCTGTTGCGGAAACTGAAACACTTCCCGCCGGGTCTCCTGCGTATGTTCAGGACCTGCTCCCCAATGATCCAAACCGGGCACGGCTGAAATTCGGTATTCCGAATGGCGGAGGTTCCGGTGCAAGGGTGGAAGGCAGAACGCTGATACTGGATGCCGGTGCGATTTTCACTCCTGAAATGTCTGACACAGGTGTTTTATCTTGGACGAACAATGCAAGCCTTAATAATCCTGAGTCTAAGCAAATTACTGTCAATCCAAGAGGAACATGGTCGGATTCAGTAAAATATGCCCGTATGGACGTTGTGATTCAAAACGGGAGCAGTTATATTGCTATAAAAACAGTTCCGGCAGGAACGGCTGTTACGAATACATCGTATTGGATGAAACTTGTCTCGAAAGGAGATACTGGAACTATCACAGTCGGAACAGTAACAGGTCTTACGGCAGGAACAAAACCAACCGTTAGTAATGTTGGAACGAGTACAGATGCTGTTTTAAACTTCGGAATCCCACAAGCGGCGAAAGTAACGATTGATACGCCAACAGCCTTGAATCCTGGAGCTACGCCTACTGTATCAAATACAGGGACTGAATATGCTCCAAAATTGAAATTCGGATTGCCGAAATCATCTACCGTTGATATCGGAACAGTGACACAATTAGACCCTGGTGCAACACCAACTGTTTCAAATTCAGGAACTAAATATGAAGCGAGTTTTGACTTTGGTTTACCAAAATCAAGTACTGTAAATGTTGGAACAGTAACAGGGCTGAATCCTGGTTCAACACCAACTGTCACAAATGTTGGATCACAATATGAAGCGAGGCTCAATTTCGGACTTCCCAAATCTCCTACAGTCACGGTTGGAACAGTCACTCCACTAACACCCGGATCAACACCCACTGTTTCAAATGCAGGAACACAATACGAAGCAAAGCTCAATTTTGGTTTACCGAAATCCGCAACTATCAGCGTGGGTACTGTTGCGACCGGGGCATCAGGGACAAACGCATCTGTAACGAACAGCGGTACAGAAAATAACGCTGTACTTGATTTCGTTATACCAAGGGGACAAGATGGCGATGGATATATGGGTGCTCAATATGACGAACCGGAAGAAGGTGTCATTTTTGAAGTTGCCGAAAATATGCTTTCAGACATGGCTTTTGAGGATGATGCACAAGCTAATAACAAAGAGTATGTACGTAAAAATGGCAGTTGGGTGGAATCAAATATCTCAGCAGATTATGACTCAACAACAGAATGTCTCACGTTAACGATCTGAGGAGGGATATCTCATGGCAGATGTAAAAGCATTGAAAATAAAGGATAGAAATAGCGGTAACGTCATTGCAGAAATCGAAATCAAAGACGAAGTTGCACGAAATACAATCAATACGCATAATCATGACAGCCGGTATTACACTGAGACTGAAGTTAATTCTAAATTAAATTTGAAAGCGAATCTCGCTTCACCTGAATTGACTGGAGTACCGACAGCACCAACAGCAGCAGATGGAACAAATACAACACAAATCGCTACAACAGAATTCGTTCAATCAGCTTTCAAAGCGAATGATGCGATGGTGTTCAAGGGTACAATCGGTAGTTCAGGCACGACGGTAACAACTCTTCCAGCGACACATTACAAAGGTTGGACGTATAAAGTTGCAACAGATGGAACATATGCAGGTCAGAAGTGCGAAATCGGTGACATGATTATTTGTGAAACTGATGGGACATCTGCAAACAATTCGCATTGGACAGTCATTCAATCAAATGTGGATGGAACTGTTACCGGACCAGCAAATGCAACTGATAACCATGTTGCAACCTTTGACGGTAATTCTGGAAAAGTGATTCAGGACAGCGGATTCACGATTGGAAAGTCAGTTCCTGCCGATGCAAAATTCACTGATACCACCTATTCAAATGGGAATGGTATCAATCTATCCGGTACGACATTCTCAGCAAATTTCCCGACAAGCGGAACACCAGCCGCATTAGGTACGGCATCAAATGGATCCGCAAATACAATAGCACGTTCCGATCATGTACATGCCAAACCAACGTATGGAAATATCAATACAGGCGGAGCGATTACCGCCACACAGACGATAGCCAACGGTGACAAAATTGTTATTGTTGATAATTCTGACAGCTCAAAACTGACTGGGGCTTCCATCACATTTGACGGCAGTACAGCAACCAAAGCACTAACGCAAAAAGGGACATGGGAAACGTTCAACAACTATAGTTTGCCGACTGCATCCGCGTCAACAAAGGGCGGTATTAAGGTCGGGACGAACCTTACGATGGACGGCGACACCCTGAACGCGACAGATACAGTTTACACAGGTGAGAATGGTGTTACGGTATCCGGTACAAAAATCAGTAACTCAGGTGTCCGTTCCATTGCTACGGGTACATCAAACGGTACGATTTCCGTCAATACGAATGGAACATCCGCCAATGTTGCGGTAAAGGGTCTTGGTAGTGCGGCTTATACAGCAAGCACAGCATACGCTCCTGCTTCTCATGATCATGATGACCGCTATTACACGGAGACTGAAACAAACACGCTGCTTGCAAACAAAGCCGACACCGATCATGACCATGATGACGTGTATCTGGGCATTCATGGGACTGCGGATATGGCGAAATCTGCTTTAGCAATTCAATTGAAAACAGAGGATCTGAATGATATCATTCCGGATAATACGACCTGGTATTTTGCCGCAGGGGGAAATACGGTAGTAAACAAACCGGCTAATACAAATGCTTTTGGTATGGTATGTTTTCGGGATGCTTCAGGATATCGGACGCAAATATTACAAGTTGCCGGAACGAATAGTATTTATATAAGGCATAATACCGGCAGTACATATGGTGCATGGAATCAAATAATGATCACCGATACCACATATACTGGCGAAAATGGTGTAACAGTATCCGGAACAAAAATTTCCAACTCCGGCGTTAGAAGCATCGCCACAGGAACAGCTAACGGAACAATCTCGGTAAATACCAATGGAACTTCAGCTAATGTTTCTGTCAAAGGTCTTGGTACAGCAGCATACACGGCAAGCACGGCATATGCTACTGCGTCCCATGACCATGATAGTGCATACGCTGCGAAAACTCATACACATGATGACCGTTATTATACCGAGGCGGAGATGAACACCAAGTTGAACGCGAAAGCCAATACGGCTGACCTTGGTGCCATGGCTTCAATTGATGACGCTCCAAACGACGGTAACTATTACGCCCGGAAAGATAATGATTGGGTCATGGTTGCCGACAGCGAAGGTGAATCCACATCCTCAGTTGCATGGGGAGCCATTACAGGAACTTTATCCTCTCAGTCAGACCTGAATACGGCTCTGTCAGGCAAGGCAGCGTCATCACATGCACATGGCAACATTACAAGTGCAGGAGCTATCACGGCAGATACCGCTGTTGCAAATGGTGACAAGATCATTGTTGCTGATAGTTCTGCAAATTCAAAACTCATCCGTACCGGGATTACTTTTGATGGAAGCACAACTACAAAAGCCCTTACGCCAAAAGGTACATGGGAGACGTTCAATAATTATTCTCATCCGACAACGGATGGAAACAAACATGTTCCTGCGAACGGCACGACTAATAACGGAAAATTTCTCAAAGCGACAGCGACAGCCGGAACATATGAATGGGCGACACCGACAAATACCTGGAAGGCGAATAGTGCAAGTTCTGAAGGGTATGTCGCCTCTGGCAGCGGACAGGCAAATAAAGTCTGGAAAACCGATGCTGACGGTGTTCCGGCGTGGCGCGATGATGCAAACACAATCTATACCGGTGAAAACGGCATAACGGTATCCGGTACGAAAATCAGCAACGCCGGTGTCCGTTCCATCGCCACAGGCTCCGCCAACGGAACGATCTCCGTCAACACCAACGGCACCGCTGCCGACGTTCCAGTCAAAGGGCTCGGCACTGCCGCCTACACGGAAAGCACAGCCTACGCTGCCAAAACGCACAATCACGACAGCGCATACGCCGCGAAGTCCCACACGCATGAGGTTGAGACGGTTTCTGTCGGTTCTGCTTCGGCGGGGACGGCTATTGCGGCGGATGATATTACGGCGTGGAGTGCGGGAACGCTGCCGTCGATTTCGGTGAGTAATGGTGTGATCAAGCTGGGGAAGGGGTCTGTTCCGGCTTTGAGTTATACGGCCAGAAGTATTCCGAATATTTCAGTGACGAGTAAGACGGTGGTGACGGGGATTAGTTAGGATCAAGGAGCAAAGAGCAAGGAATAAAGGAGGATAGAGAATGGCTTCACAAGTAACAGGATGGGCGGGGCAAATCGAGGATGATGACGGGACTTTGCATGCTCTCGGCAGTACGGCTTATGGGTATTGTCAGACGGCTGCGGCGACTGCGGCGAAAGTCGTTGATATGACAGGATTCAAATTGATCACCGGAGCAACAATTTTTGTGAAATTTCAGTACGCAAATTCCGTAGCGAATCCTACGCTCAATGTCAACGGTACGGGTGCGAAAATCATTTATCGATACGGCACAACGAGACCATCCACAAACGCAAGCACAAACGGCTGGCCTGCCGGGGCAGTGCTGGCTTTTACTTATGACGGCTCCGCATGGATAGAGCACTATTGGTACAACAACCAGTACACGCTGGCAAATCTGTATCATGGGAGCGGAAATTTTATCGCCAAATCAGCGGTGTATCGGTATCAATTATTATTTCATACGGACGCGGACACTCTGACTCCGCTCAATAATAATGATAATGTCACTGGAACGACAAAGACAATGCTGACAAGTGTGGATTTTGATCCGTTCAAAGATATTTATTATTACAACTCAACAACCAATGTGGCAGCAGATGGAGCAATCGGTGGCGGTGCTTGTTACTGGAGTGTGTCTGCAATAGACTTGCGATATACCTTCAACTGCGGTGACAGTTCGCTGACCGCTAATAAAAATGTGTATTTAAAATGCTCAAAACAATCAAGCGGACTGTTTCGTATTGCTTCAGCGACTCCGACAACGCAGACTTTACCAACAAGCAATGACGGATACTACTATATTCAGCTGGGTAGGGCAACAAGTGGATATGCGATGACTTTACATCGGGAACATCCGATTTATTATCACAACGGCAGTAAGGTTGTTCAGTACACGCAAATCGAAGCATCTACGACGACTGTTGGCTCTGCTTCTGCCGGGACAGCGATTCCGGCGGATGATATTACGGCGTGGAGTGCGGGAAGTGTGCCGACGTTGACGTATGATGCTGAGGAAGAGGGAATCATCTTTACCGCGGGGAGTGCTCCGTCACTGAGCTACACGGCGAAAAGTATTCCAAATATTACTGTGTCAAGTAAAACTGTCGTGACCGGAGTCAAGGTAACGGCGTAGAAAGGAGAGATATAAATGACAGATGCAAAGAAAATCAAAATCGGCGGGACGTGGTATAACGTCAAAGATGAAACTGCCCGAAATGCGCTTACCGGGAAAGCAGATTCGAATCACAATCATGACAGTGCTTATGCGGCCAAGAGCCACACGCATGATGACCGGTATTATACCGAGACGGAGATGAATACGAAGCTGGCCGGGAAACAGGATAAGCTGACCTTTGACACCACGCCTACGGCATCCAGCACGAACCCGGTGACCTCGGGCGGGGTGAAGACCGCTCTGGACGGGAGGGTGAGCAAGTCCGGCGATACCATGACAGGGAATCTGGGAATCGAGAAAAGTTACCAACCATCATTAGAGCTTAAACAAAGCAATACTTCATTAGGTGCCGTAACATTAACCGATAATCGAATGTTTATCAGAGAGTATCCAGCAGATCAGCAACAATACAGCGAAGTATATCAGCTGCCGGTACCTGACAGCGGAATGACGGCTACAAAGTGGTACAGCATTCTAACGTCAAAGAATCTTGACACCACGCCGACGGCATCCAGCACGAATCCAGTTACATCTGGCGGGGTGAAGACCGCTCTGGACGGGAAGGTGAACATCTCTGGGGGTACGATTACGGGAAATCTGGCGACGACCGGAAGCTCTTATGTAATCAAGCGCGATGGTGATAAGCTATTAAGATTCCTTAATGCGTCTGATCAGGAGCAAGGTTCTTTTTACTTGTCAAATTCAAATCATCGCATGGCATTTCGCATGTATGATGACGATTACTCAAATACGGAATTATATTACTTACCGGTACCTGATTCTTTAACTCAAAATAAAACGTATGATATTCTGACTTCCAAAACACCTGTCACGGTTGCACAGGGCGGCACTGGCGGAACGGATTCCGGTCGGAAATCCTTGTCCAATTCCTCTGTTTATTCCGGGATGATTTACTATCGCAAGATAGGGGTTTTTGTCTATCTATATTTCGACGGAGTAAAAGTAAGAACGGATATTTCAGCAAGTACGATCAGAAATTTAGCTACGCTTCCGGAAGAATATTGTCCAACCCACCCAAGCGGTTGTTCATTGTTTGGATTCGCTGGTAATGCAGGTAATCCGGGAATTTTTTCAATTACGACTTCAGGTGTAATTGGTTTTACGCCTATGGCAGACTGGAGTGTAAATGCGATTATTCGTGGTTCGGCAATGTATTGCATATAAGGAGCAGAATATGAAAATATTTTATACAATTGATGAAATGCACAGAGTACATCCTTGTTGTGACTGGAGTGAAGACATTGAACCCGATGAAAGCTGGTTGGTCGGTGAAATACCGGGTGATGCCTATGAAGAGCATGGTATCCCGCTTTACAAAGACGATGATGAAGAGATTATTCTGCGTACAACAGAAGAAATACAATCAGATATCGACGAGCTCCCTATGCCAGAACCGACGGAAACAGATCAGCTTCGTGCTGATGTTGACTTCTTGACGATGGAGAACGAAGCACTCGAAACAGAAACTGAGCAAGCAAGAGCGGATATTGATTATCTGCTTATGATTACAGAGGAGGAAATATGAGATCATTTTTACATTGGCTTTTAAAGCCCTGGTTTGACCGCATTCAGGCGGATATCGATTATCTTTTGATGTTGGAAGGAGAAGCATAATGACAAACAATCACAGTCCTAAATTTGATCTTGTAAAAGGATACTATGACCGTGGACTCTGGAATGAATCCAGAGTAAGAAAAGCTGTCGGCAAATGGATCACAGTTGAAGAATGTACTGAGATTCTTGGAGAATAACCATCAAATTAACCCCGGAGCGTTAATTTCCGGGGTTTTTTTATCGAATGTGTAAAGTTGTTTATCTGAATATACAAAAGCCAGCAGAATTGATCCTGGCGCGAGATATGATGTAATTTAGGAGACAGCTAATCAAATTTACGAGCTTGGAAACAGACTCTTTTTTTGTATAAAAAACAATAGTTATCATACAAGAAATTATTAAATTGAAAATCAACGACACTTTTCAAAAATGAGTTGAATTTTTTGAGTAGAAAATATTCAACTCATTTTTAAACGTTTCGATTTCGATAAATTTAAAATCACAGTACAAAAATATGATAACAGTTATTATATTAATTCGTAATCGAATAAAGAACATTAAAACTAATATCTGTACAAAATCAAAACAATCTGCTATAATATAAACATTGACCGGAAACGTCGATCTTGACTCTCCAAAAGGGTTCTCTCTCTTACGGCGTACCGATTCTGGTCTAAGGGTGAATCAGTTACCCGTTATCAGTACCCTAAGTTGCCGAGTACGCTAAGTTGCCCATTGGACGCAAAAGACGATAGGAGCAGAAATGTGACCGAGCAGAGTTGGGACAGAGAAAACAAAACTGATCGATTATCCAAACAAAGGATAATAAAGGAAAAGTAAGCTTGCCTGGAAGTGTGAAATCAACTCCGATGATATGACACTACAAAACGCTTGCATTCTCCGGTACTCAAAAAGGAGAAGTCTTGGGAAAAGTCAGTTCGAATCTGGCTGATGTTAGTGGGAGCGAAAGCGTTATCACCACCGGCAGCATTGTACAGTAAGGCGCAGTACACCCAAGGCAACATCTGGTGCAAATCCAGACCGGAGAACAAAGCTCATCGAAATCGCGAATTTGATGAGCCAGTCTGATACGGTTTACATCTTTACCATATCGGACGAAAAATAAGATGATCCTGTGAGAGCAGTGAGAAAGGCAACTGGATCAGGTGTGAAGATGGTGAATACCATCAATTGCGGTTCGAGTCCGCACACAGGATTTAGCTAAATAGCGATTTCGTTCATTTAGGCATTCCTTTCTTAAGTTTGTTGTTAGTTTGGAGGGTTTTCAGCTTGACTTTCCCTAAAAAAGTCAAGCTTCATTGCGGGGTAGCGCAGAGGCAGCGCGTCTGGCTCATAACCAGAAGGACATTGGTTCGATTCCAATCCACCGCAACAAGGATGACGAAATTCGGCTTCATGCCGTGTTCACGTGCCCCGGTGGTGACTATATCATCCGTATGCGCATTAGACCTCCATTAAGGCAGTGGTTCAGCGAGACTTTCCATGCAGCGCAAAAAAGTGTCGCTTTACGGGTGGTAGCTCAGTCAGTAGAGCGTCTCTCTGAAGAAGAGAAGGTCATTGGTGCAAAGCCAATCTGCCCGGCTAAAGGATGACGAAATTCGGCTTCATGCCGTGTTCACGACCGACGGTGGCCCTAATTGTGTTGTGACTATATCATCCGACGGTTTAGCGATATTTTCCGCAAAAATGTCGCTTTAGGGTGGGTTGGTCGAGCGGCTGAAGACGGATGCATCGAAACTATCTATGGTGAATAGCCCATCGCAGGTTCGAATCCTGCACCACCCGCAGAAGGACAAGCGCGATTCAGTCCTGCTTAAAAATAATGTTAGCGCGGGTGGTATCATACCAGAATGATGCAGTGGATGATTACAGGAGCACGTTCGAATCCTGCCGTTGGTGGTCGAGTTTACTGCCATTGTGACATAGGTATGCACGGTAATCATCTTTTATGGCGGTTTGTCCCGAGCAGCAAAGGGATCTGACTGTAAATCAGCCGGGCAACGCCCTTCGGTGGTGCGAGTCCACCAATCGCCACTAAGATCATTGATCATTGTTCATGATAGCTTCTGAAATAGCCATTACGATGGCATAAGAATCCGTCGGTCTTTCAACTACTTACCTTTCGACCTTCTATGGATTCCAAATAAAGCACCTTGTAATGAGGTGCTTTTTTTTGAATGAAAATCAAAAAGAAAACAGAAATTCGACACAAACCAATAAATTGTGTTAAAATATCCATACGGTAAACCCGCAGTTGGAAAACTGCAAAAAACAGAGCGTGGTCATTCGGGAAAAACTGACGCTCTGTTTTTTTTTATTATCTTTTTTTGCGCTTTACCGTGACTGTACCCTTGTTATCCATAGGTGACATGAATCTAATAGCTTCTGCGTCTTCTATTGCATCAATAGCAAGATATCTTTTTGTTACCTCAATATCTTTATGATCCAAAGCACGGGAAACAAAATAGATATCATGAGTCTTTTTGTACAATTCCAAACCATAGAATCGGCGGAAATCATGAAAAAGGTGAAGCTCGATTCCAGCATCCTTACATAATCGGCGCAAAGCTTGTTTCATTCCTGCTTCTGTCATTGGGTTTCCATCTGTTTTGAACCAAAATGGATCTTCTGGATTGGTATCTTCAAGACAATTCAAATATTTCTTTATTGCTTTCCCGGTCGACGTTCCGAAAGATTTTATATGAAAATCCTGGTCTTTCTCAAAGACTACAAATTGAGACTTAGCAACATTTACATCACCGATCTTTAATCCCATTAAAGAAGATAGACGAATCCCTGTATCTGACAGAATCATAAGCATTGCAGTATCTCTTTCAGGAAAAATCTGCTCCTTCGCTGCCTTCAGTAATTTATCAATTTCTTCACGGGTGATACCTTGCTTCGGTGGGGTTTTCGGTTTCTTGATTTTTATCTTTTTAATTGGATTAGGCGTTTCAATGTCATTTTCTTCCCAATACCAATTAATAAAGACTTTCAAATGACGGTATATAAACCATGCTCCACCTTTCGTATGAGATTGATCGTACTCATTTATAGATGCACGCAATACAACAGCAGTTACATCATCCATGTAACCTGTTACCGATAAAGCTGTAAGAGAGGGAACAATAAACCGACTGCCTAAATCGTGATAAATTTTATACGTCTTATCAGCGCAAGAAGTCTTCCTGGAACCTAAGAATAACTCATACGCATCTGAAATTTTGGTTTTTTCAGGTGTCAGCGTGTTTTTTCGGATAACCTTTGCCATTGCTTACCTACCTTAAATAATAATTAAGTGGGTTAACAAGTGCAAATTAATCAATATTACGACTAATTTTTTAAGAATCTTGGCGGAGCTTAAAAAATTAAGTGACCCATCGGGGACTCGAACCCCGAACACGCTGATTAAGAGATATAATAGAAAAATATCTCTAAAATGCACTTGTTAATTATTAAAAATAAGACAAATTATAAAGAATAATAATACAATTTATAATCCTTTATAAAAAGCAATCACCGTGTTTTTTTTTATAAATCCTGACCGTAGTTTCTTACGACACGACCGAGAACATGCGGCGGATAATTTACTAAATCCTCCGGTGTGAAATGCATTGTTTTGAATTTTTCATTGTCTGGTTTCAGATCGATACCACCATCTTTAGCATGAAAGATTCTTTTAATTGTGTCGGAATCATCTACATTCACAACTACGATGTCGCCATTACTCCATCCTGTTCCTGGTTTACAGATCAGCATATCACGCGGACGGATCGATGGCAGCATGGAATCACCAACAGCTTTGACCAGGACAATATCAGCTCCATATCTTTTTTTATAAGATGGTGGAAGTTCTTCTTTTTTTAATACGTCAAAGATAGGATGACCGGATGAATTATATCCACAACGGAGTGAGGCTACAACAGGAACAGTAAATGCTTCTTCTGTAAATTCAGGAACAGATTTAATATTGATTTCTCTAAAGTTTTCTTCGGTCGTAGAAATATCCGACTTTAAGAGATTTTCAGGTGATATACTCAAAATCTCTGATAATTTAATGATATCTTCCAGAGACGGACTTCTTTTTCCACTTTCCCAAAGCGAGACTGTACCTTGAACAACATTCATTTTCTGAGCTAAGTCTGATTGAGATAATCCAGCTTTTTTTCTAAAAAATTTTATCGGATTCATGACAAGCCTCCTCTCCTTTTTTATATTATTATATCACTAATAGTAATAATTCAAGATAATAATAGTATTGAATACGAAAATTGTTATAAACCATAAAAATATTACAAAATGTGATATAATTACAGTGATGAGGTGAAAATGAACTTAAAAGATTTTCGAAAAGAAAAAAATCTAACGCAAAGTGAAGTTGCGGCTATATTAGGTATTGGACAATCAGGCTATTGCCAGATAGAGAAAGGAATCAGAATTCTGACGATAAAAAATGCGAAATTATTAGCAGAACATTTTAATGTTGATTGGAAGATATTCTACGAGGACTAAATATGAACGACATCCAATGTACCAGGAAAATAACGGAGCTGGAAATACGAATTGAACAGCTTGAATTACAGATCGCTGCAATGAAATTGGGCGGAAATAAGCCATATTACAGTATTAAAGAATATGCTTCTATTATGTCTGTGACACCACAGACAATATATAACCGCATCCATACAGGAGATATCCCAGCTGTAAAAATTGGTAATACTTGGCGAATATCAGCAGCGAACATCTGAAATTTTTAATATAGACAATAAAAAAAGCGTTGAGTTATATCAACGCTTTTTTTTAATCTGTAATATAAAAATTTCTTATAGTTATGAAAGTATTTGATAAATTTCAAAATATAATAAAAATGTAATATACACTTGACAAATATTACAAATAATAATAAAATTATTACATCATTAAAAACAAGTGCAAGTATCTTGGCGGAGCGAGCACGAACCAAACCTTAGGAGTTGAAAAATGAATCTTGAATCAGTCGAAGCAATGTTTGAAGAAGCTGATGTCCTGTATATCACAGCAAAGGAATACTACGAAATCGGCGATAACGAAACCGGAGCTGATTTCGAGAATCGCTTCATGTCAATGCTGAACAAATTCATTCAGCTTGGAGTGGATCGCGAATACATGGGAATCGCCTGATTCCAAAGGAGGTTGACATGGGGCTTTGCAAATACTGTAAATCTTGGTGTCCTCAGTGTGGTGTTGTTCCAGCTCATTGCAGTGACCGGACGGCTGAGAGCTTCCTTTCCTGTGATCTGACAACGGATTTTAAACCATTCAGACCTATAGAAGGACTGAAATACAGCAGAGAGTACATCATCAGTAAATGGCGAGCCCATGTCATCAAATTACTTACGACAGAAGGAGATTAACATGATCGATTTGAGTTATCGAAAACCTGATACTGAAACGGACGATGAAATTATTCATCCTTTTGTCGCAAAAATCGGATTAGTACTTTTTTCGGCATTCTTGGCAGTTGTTGTTCTCAGTTCGATTGCCGGGCAGCCGTTAATGTAAAAAAAATAATTTGAATGAGAGGTAATTTGAAATGGAAAACAATTCTATCCCTTTGATTTACGGAAAAATCGCATCGATCATGAAAGAATGCCCTGCGATTGGTAAGGATCAGCGTAATTCTCAGCAAGGGTACGCATACCGGGGAATCGATGACGTAATGAACGCATTGCAGAATCTGCTTCCAAAGTACGGTGTATTCTACGTTCCGGAAGTGGTTGATGCAAAGCGTGAGGAGCGCACAACTGCAAAAGGCGGAAACCTGATCTACAGTGTCCTGAAAGTGAAATACACATTCTATGCTGAAGATGGCTCCCATGTATCTGCAGTGGTACAAAGTGAAGGCATGGACAGTGCTGATAAAAGTTCCAATAAAGCGATGTCGGCTGCATGTAAATATGCGCTGTTTCAGGTCTTCAATATTCCTACTAAGGAATTAATCGATCCAGATGCGACAACGCCTGAGAAATCAGTAAAGAAGACTGCTCCGCAGACTGAAAGAAGTGATTATCCAGGCGATGAAGTTATGCTCAAAAAATTTAGTTTACCAGCAAACTTCAAAACATCTATGACATTAGAAGAAGCCGAGTCTTTTCAGTCAAAAGATGGCAAAACTTACGGTGAAATGAAGGTTCAGGAACTTTTTGAACTTCTTAGCTCGATGACCGATGCTCTGAAACGCAATGGACTGACACCTTCTCAAAAGGAAAACTTACAAAACCGCATCACCGCGATATATCTGCTCTTTGACACTGCTAAAAAGCAGGGCGGTTTTTAATCCAAAAATGGCAACAACGGGGCTGATGTTCTTCAGCCCCGAAGATAGTAATGAATAAAAAATTGAAAGGATGAATTTTAATTATGGTACAGAAACTTACTTTGATTGGAAAATTTGGTCGTGACCCTGAAGCTCGTTTTATGCCAGATGGATCTCCGGTTACTACATTTGCGTTGGCAACAGACAGAACTTTGTCACAGAAGCAACAGCAACAGACCGGAAAGAAAACAGAAACCACATGGTTCCGTGTAACCTGTTACGGAGCGACTGCTGATTACATCAGTAAATATGCTCAGAAGGGCTCCACAGCTTACGTAGAAGGGCGTTTGATCTGTGATCCTGCAACGGGAAGCCCGAAGCTGTTTCAACGCGCTGATGGCACGTATGGTGCTGCTTTCGATGTCTCAGCCGAGACTGTTCGTGTAATTGCCGGATATAAGACCTTCGGGCAACAGAACCAACAGAATCAGCCGCAGCAGCAAGCGCAGAAAACGCAAACGCAGCAGATGAATCAGGGACAATACGACTTCCCGGAAGACCTCCCTTTCTAAGAATTGTGACAATTTGAATAAAGGATTTGCCAAAATGAGCACCAACAAGAATTATGAAACACTCTCCCCGTCCGGTGTATGCCGGATGGGTGAGGTGGATGTCACTTACTACAAACGTGGAAATCGGCTGTGGTTTGACAGAAAGCATATTGAAAAGGTACTGACCGGAAGGAATCAACATAACATCCTTGGTCAATACAAAGATCCGAAAAACCATGCTCAGATATTCGATGCAGAGCGCAAGATGCTTGTCTATATCATCAGTAAGACGGGTGTCAATAATTATCTTCAAAAGGCATGGAGTGTAAAAGAAGAAAACCGATACACCTTTTATGCTGGCGTGAAGGAAATCGAAAACCCGACGGAATCAAAGGTTACGGAGCCGCTCCAGATGCCGATCAAAATTCCGGAATCCTATGTAACGATCAAGAAAATCGGTGAAGGTCTTGAAATTCACAGCAATGTGAATGGTGAATCAATTGAAGAAAAGAACAATAACCTTGTTCAAATGCTCCTCTCTGCGGCACACGAAGTAATTGCCGGTAACATTTGTATCATGGCTACAGGTACAAAAGCCGCATAAAAAAAACAGATCTGATTTTTTGATTTCTTTGAGCATTTTGGAAGCAGAATGCTCAAAAATTTTAAAAACCTTTAGGAGATGTATAAGTGACGTTGAAGTGCGAACTATACCATGACAGTTACCAAAATTTTCGCGGATATCACATTCCAAAAGCACAATTAGTTATTTGCGACATTCCGTATAGTATAGGACGAAATTTCTATGGTTCTAATCCTCAATGGTATGTTGATGGTGATAACAAGAACGGAGAAAGCGATAAAGCAGGAAAAGCTGCATTCTTTACTGATTACAACTTCAACCTTGCGGAATACTTCCACTTTTGCAGCAAGCTGTTAATCAAAGAACCTAAAGAGCGTGGAAAAAGTCCTTGCATGATCGTTTTCTGCTCTTACCAACAACAGCAGATGGTGATCGAGAATGCGAAGAAGCATGGATTTGTAAACTACATCCCGTTGGTATTTGTGAAACATACATCGCCCCAGGTATTAAAAGCCAATATGCGAATATGCGGTGCCACGGAATACGCCTTAGTGCTTTACCGAGACAAGCTGCCGAAATTCAACAACAATGGGCACATGATCCTGAACTGGTTTGAATGGCAGAAGGACGGAGCAAACATTCCGCGCATTCATCCCACACAGAAACCCATAAAAGTATTACAGAAGCTCATATCTATCTTTACAGATAAAGGTGATGTTGTTATCGATCCATGTGCCGGCAGCGGCTCTACACTGCGGGCAGCGCATGATCTTGGCCGAAATGCTTTTGGATTTGAAGTTTACAAAGATTTTTATAACCGAGCGGTTAATGAAATGTTGAATTTTGAAGATCAGCCGAAGACCTTTTTTGATTATCTGGAAGAACAAAACTTACAAAAAAATTCTAAAAATTAAAGGAGTTTTTTGATGAACAAACATGTCATTATGCAAAAACTTTTGAGCAACGAAGAGGTTTCCGATTCGCTTTTCAGAAAAATTTACCAATTTTTAGATGTTGTCGACAGTAATGATGTTGAAAAAATGATAGAAATTTTCAAAGAATTTTATCCGGAAGACAATGAAATTGAACATGAACCGACAGAAAATGGTTCAGATAATTCAGAAACCACTAACGAAAATTCAGAAAATTCTGATGAAAGTTGGACAGAAAACAATCAAAATCAAAATAAAAATTCTGAAAAACCTGGAGAAAATTCCAATGAAAATTCCGGCAGCGGAATTGAAAATTCTAAAAATCAAATTGAAAGTCAGGTGCTTCATCGATGAAAAGTTGGGTCAAATTTTATACAGAATCACTGCATGACAGAAAAATCAGGAAGCTTTCAGAGCGAGATCAGCTTGTGTTTTTCAAGTTAGTTTTGCTTGCCGGATATGAAGATTTAGAAGGAGCCTTACCTTCTATTGAGGATATTTCTCTCGAATTATACATGAAAGAATCCGAAATCAAGAAATCTCTTCGCAACTTAATCGATGCCGGATTGCTTTACCAAAATGAAGACGATGTAATTATCGTCACGAATTTTGAAAAGAGACAAAATGCAAACATGAGTGACGCAGAGCGTTCTAAAAAATATCGAGACAACAATAAACTGTCACATGATAACGTGACGACCGTCACGCAACCGTCACGCAACAACGTGACGACCGTCACGCAACCGTCACGTGACGATACGGAAATTCAATGTGACGCAAAGCAAAAAATCGTCACGTTAGAAAAAGAAGAAGAAAAAGAAGAAGATAAAGAAAAGATAAGAGAAGAAAAGAAGAGAGAAGAAAAAGAAAAGAGTGAATGTGACGCTAACGCGTCATCCGTCACGCAAAAAAAATCCAAACGTGGTAATTTGAAAACTTTTGGAAATTTTGAAAATGTGAAATTAAGTGAAGATGAATACAACGGACTTTGTGAAAAATATGGATCTCAAGCTGCGGATGAACTGATTCGGAGTTTAGACACGTACATCGAAATCGACGAAAGCGGTAAGCGAAGAAAAGAGTACGCTAAACGAAATCACAATCTGACTTTGCAAAATTGGGCGAACCGTGATGGTGTCGAGAAACTACAAGTTCAACGCCAAAAAATAAAACCCAAAGAAGAAACCTGGATCGAAAGAGCTGAACGGCTATCAGCAGAGATGAATGAGAATTTTTTAGAAGCAGGGGATGTGATTGACCTATGATGACTTTGAAAAATATTGGTGAGATGCTCATGCTTCTTGAAAGTAATTACGGTCAAAAATTTTATGACGGTGTCGACAAAGATTCAGTGCTGAAGACATGGTCTGTGATGTTCAAAAACGACGATCCTGCTTTAGTGATGCAGGGAATTGTAAACACAATCAACTTGATGAGCTACAAGCCTACTATTGCGGACATTCGACATCAAATGGCAAGAAGCAAAATGAGTGGGCAGATGACAGAGATGGAAGCTTTTCAGAAAATCAGCAACGCCGTTGAAAAAGCTTACGGTAAAGACGATGCGCTGAAGCAATTTCAACTTTTGCCTCCGATTCTTCAAAAACTTGTCGGAACACCAAAACAGCTCCGTGATTGGCGTGTCGTGGAAACAGCTCAATTTCAGACAGTTGTGGCATCTATGATCCGTTCTTCGTACCGGGAACTTGCACAACGTGAAGCTGAGTATTACGCTCTGCCACCGCAGATTCAGCAGAATGAAGATTGGCGAATTGCCGCACCTGATACATCGGCTCTACCTGAACCGTCACGACCTGAAACATGGGAAGAATATGATGCCAGACAGATAAAAGCGGAAGAGTATTACCGTGAAAAGTACGGCATTGGGTTAACAACGAAAGGTATGAAAGCTGAATACGATCCGGATAAAGCAGCGGAAAGACGAAAAGCTATTATGGCGCAATTAAAAAAAGAGCCTGCTGCGTAATGAATGATTTAAAAGGAGCTGATTAATATGTCAGAAAAAGTAACTGAAGAAAAAATACCGCTGAATATTCACAAGGTCAATGATTGGTCTCAAGTAAGACAGACCGATACAGACGCTTGGGTGCTGGAAGAGGATATTGACTGGTTGAAAGAGTTGAAGGTTAATATCAGTAAAACGAAAAATCGAGAAACAATATACCTTGCGGAGCATAATTTTCTTGATGAAATGACGGAGCGTTACGGAAGCAAGGTCGCAGGGGCCTTACTTGGAAAGCTTTGGGTGATGTGCAAATGAGCAGACCAATATCTGAATATCTGAGAATGAAGCGAACTCCGGTTATCCCAGAGGTACAAACACAGGATTTCGAGGAAGTACCGGAAGATTATGACGATGGATGGACAGAAAATGATGTGAAGGCAGCTATGCAGCGGCTGATTGCAAAGTTAGGGGTTACAGACAATGTTCAATATAGCAAGTATGACGAATGACGAAATCACGGAATATCAGAATATCGTTTCCGCAATGGCAGAGCATTTGAATGATGCACGTTCAGCAAAACGCGGACAGATATTTCATTCCAGGATCGCAAAAAAATACGGAAAAAATGTTGCCTTGGAAATGACTGATGCGATGATGGATTCGGTTTGTGAAATGCGTTTATCAAGAGAATTGAGAAATTATTTAGTTTTTAAACCGACGGGGGAGGTATTAGAGTGCAATCTTTAAACAAAAAGAGACATTGCTGTAAAAATTGCGGTCACGTGGTAGCCTATAAGAACGGAAAACTGGAGTGTATGAAGGAGATTGTATCGCCTTATGGACTTTGTGACAGATTCCAACCACAAATGACACCCACAGCAATTACCAGGATAATTGACAGGAAACTCAAAGAACTGGATCAGTATGAAAACGGACAATTCAGGTTAACTCAAAGACCTGCGTTTCATCAGAATTATCATCTCATTACGGAAGGAATTTCAAAATGATTTTAACAGATAACCAAATAATTATGCGTATAGATTCAATGTTTGATTTTGAAAAATCTGACGGCGTTACAAAAGAAGATCTAATAAACCAGGTGAATCCAAATTCAATTGACCTGACGATTTCAAAAGATTTCAAACGCCCAAATACAATCAACAACGATGTTATGTATGGCTTTTCGTGCGAAGAAGAGCGGAAATTATACGATTTGGCTTATTGGACTGATTACCAATCCGATGATGGGTATATTACACTGCGCCCTAATGAGTGTCTCCTCGGTGTTACCCAGGAATTTGTGACGATGCCGGATGATATCTGCGGACAGATATTTACAAAGTCTACACTCGGCAGGATGTTTATAAACCACATGATGGCTGGTGTTGTGGATGCCGGATTTCATGGAAGATTGACACTTGAATTGAAGAATGACGGCGTACATACGATCCGTATCCCGGTTGGCGCAAGAATCGTTCAGATGATTTGTTACAAGCTCGGGGAAACACCGCAAAGGGTGTACAGCGATGAATCGAGAAGCAGCCGATACAATGGCGCAATGACGGTTGAGACTGCTAAATTCAGTAAAAATAAATAACAATTTTTTTTTTCGGCTTTTTGAATCCCCTGTAAACAATTTAACATCAAGTAAATAAGTGCCGGACAAATTTGGAGATCTTTATTTAATCAATTAAAGGATAAAAAGATGGAACAAAAATGTCAAAACTGTAAATATAAAATCAATGGAATGTGCCTGATTCCATTGTGGAGTGAAGGAAACAAAGCTTGGCGCAAAGTTGATGATGATATGTATTGCTACATGTTTGAAGAAAAGAAGGAAGAGACAAAGTGAGCGATATCATCAAATCAAAAATCGTGCTCGAAGGATTGAAATGCTGTCTTGGCGATCATGATTGTTTGCTATGTCCATATTCGAAATTCGGTGGTAGAAAGTGCCGACAGAAGCTCCTCCATGATTCCGAAGCAATCATCATTACCAGAGGATGGATTTAATGGCTACATACGGCATACCTTACCAGGGCAGCAAGTCAAGCATTGCAGAAGATATTATCGCTCATTTACCGTCAGGAAAGCGTTTTATAGACCTTTTCGGCGGTGGATTCGCAATCAGTCATTGTGCGCTGCTGTCTTACAAGTGGAAACAGGTTGTGTACAACGATATTAACCCGCTGCTGCCGAAAGTGATTCAGGATGCTATTGACGGAAAATATAATTACAAAAATTTCAAACCGCAATGGATCAGCCGTGATGACTTCTTGCGTTTGAAAGATACGGATGGTTATATTAAGACCTGCTGGAGCTTCGGTAATGATGGCAAATCGTATCTTTATGGTAAAGATATTGAAGAATATAAACACCAGGGACATGATTTCTGTGTTAGCGGAACACCGATATCAGATTTGAAATATCTGAATCTTGAAAATGTGATTGATACCATCAAAGGACGGAGAATAGAGCTAAACCAAACATGCAAAGCAGAGCTTGAAGCAAACCCGGATAACCCGGACGCAAAAAAACTTCAAGCTCTGTCAAAAATGGATCACCTTGAACGTCTTGAGAGAATCCAGAAGCTTGAAAATTTAGATCGGCAGCAATGTCTGCAAATGACCTGTATGGATTACCGTGACTACAAATACCAGGATGGTGATGTGGTTTACTGTGATATTCCATACCAGAATATTTATGAAAACATAGCAAATGATTATGGTCAGATTTTTGACAGCGGGGCTTTTTATAATTGGGCGATCAGCAGACCCTATCCTGTCTATTTCAGCTCATACAGTCTCGGTGGTGTTGTGTGGGAGACTGATAAGCAAGTAACCCTTGCTGCTCAGACGAATAACGTGTATCGCAGAGAAGTTTTGTACTGTGTGGATAACGATTACCGGACGCCACTTAGACCGTATCAAGAAAAGCTATTTTAATGTTTGAATAATAATGCAGAAAAAAACAAGAATACAATCATAAAAATAAAATAGAAACATTGACAAATAATAAAAAACATATATAATAAATAATGTAAGTTGAATGACAAATAAATAGTTTGAAAAAACGGAGGTTTACCATGGCATTTGAATGGTCTTGGGGTGCGCAGCCTGATGAATGGGTTGAGGATGACTGGTTTGATGAAAATGGCAATTATCACGATATTTCTGAACTCGGCGGACTGAGAAAAGAGCCGGAAATCCTCAACGAAGATACAGACGAAATAGCATTTTAGGATAAATTCGATTCTATGTAATCGGTTATCTGAAAACAGCCGTAAAACCCCTTGCTTCAGTTATGGGGATATAAGGCGGTAACGGAAATGTAAACAGAATTTCAATTTTGAAAGACTGGGTAGCGGGCTTTTGGCAAGCCCTTTAAGAATAAGGCTATCTTAGCAACCTTCTTAAGAATCTCCTGCCTTTAGGCATGGGGAGTGTCAACCGTCAAACAGCACTTTTAACGAATTATGACGCATAGACAATGGTTAGACGAAATTAGTAAAGAAGACGCAGTTTTCAGGTTATTTGGAAAATTGTTTTTTCACACAACCTGTCTTGAATGTGTTATGTATAAGCCTGATCGATTCGGAAAATATAAATGTACATCTGATACGTATGATCAATGCTGGCAGCAATTTGAGGAATGGCTCGACGAGGAAATGGAATGATGAATAACGAAATTACAATTTTTGAAAATCCTGAATTCGGTAAAGTTAGGACGTTTGTTTCTGAATTCGGAAAGGTGCGGACATTTATTGTTGACGGCGAACCGTGGTTTGTGGCATCAGATGTTTGCAAGGCATTAGAAATCGGAAATCCATCACAAGCATTAACAAGACTTGATGACGACGAGAAAAAGACCACTCTCATTTCAAATGATAGTGCTGCAACAGGAAAATCTTATATGTCTTTTGTGAATGAACCAGGATTATATACTCTGGTGCTTGGAAGCAGAAATAAAGAAGCAAAACAATTTAAGCGTTGGATTGCGCATGAAGTTATCCCTTCTATCCGTAAACATGGGATGTATGCAGCAGACGAGCTTCTGGACAACCCTGACCTGATGATCCGAATCATCACAGAACTCAAAGAAGAACGAGAAATGCGGAAGCTTGCGCAAGCAGAGACAGTACGCCTTGAAAAAGAAAATGCTAAAATGCTCCCGAAAGTGCAGTTTGCGGATGCGGTAAGCGCTTCAAAGACAAGTATCCTTGTTGGTGAAATGGCAAAAATCCTCAAACAGAACGGCGTTAACATGGGACAGAATCGGTTTTTCGATTGGCTCCGTGGAAACGGATATCTTATGCAGAATGGATCATCAAAGAACCTGCCTACACAGAAGTCAATGGAAATGGGATTATTTGAAATCAAAGAATCAACGCAGGTTTTATCTGATGGATCAGTAAGAATCAATAAAACACCGAAAATCCTCCCGAAAGGGCAGATTTACTTTGTCAACAAATTCTTAGGAAAGAAATAATTGTGGAAATCATTGCAGATTCAGGGCTTATTCTCTTGCTTATCGTTCTTGTGCTGCTGGTTGTCGCATTGTGGAGGAGTTGATGATCGAACGTGTTACATACGAATGTGAACTTTGTCACACTCATTACAGTACGGCGCAGGAAGCCGAGGCGTGTGAAGCATTTCATATCCCTGTTATCGGTAATGTTGAAGCTGTGTACCGGCAAAATGAGGAATATCCATATCGACTGCTTGTTAATTTCGCTTCTGATAAAACGCTTGCTTTTGATTCCAGAGGATATTTTACGGAATGATATGGAACGATTTGAAAATTTCAACTTTGATCGCTCTGCTCTGGTGTCTTGTTTCGATTTTTTTATTGTTATTTTATCGGTGGCGTAAATGAGTAGTTGGTTAGATAACAAATGCTCTGATTGCGATTATTGGACTGATGGTCTCTGTCGGATGCCGGAGATAGCCTACAATGAGCCACAGTGCAACTTAAAAACAGATGCTAACAGTTTATGCGAGATGTTTTACAACAAGAAGGAATATGAAAATGACGCAAGAAGAAGCTGATAGAAAGGTTGCTCAATTTACTCAAGAGCTTGAAACATTGGCTCATGAAAAAGGCTTGACATTGGCATATGTCGTTTCACACAATATCGGGGACGGCTTGGTTCAGTCAGGAATGGCGAATACGACAGACAATGTTATTGAGGATATGGGATTCTCCGTGGCGACCATCTGCAAAATGTTTTATGACTATTTGATTGAACAGGAAAAAGATTACGATGATGCGGCTGACGATGTGCTTGTGTACGCACAAACAGGTATCGCTTTCGCAAACAGGCAATTCATCGAAATGCTTGAAATCCTTCAAAAGAAACTGGAATACCTTGAAATGAAAAAGGAATCGGAGACTTGCAAAAACGCAATTGAAAAATTAACGGAAATTTTCAATAAAGAACGTTCGTAAGGGAAATACCCTTGCGTTTTACTGAGATAAAAAACTATACTAACAGGAGAGCGGTATTACCCCTAACCGCTTTACAAATAAAAATATTTACAGTTTTGCATAATAAATCTATATCTGTGATGGATTCTCAGCGTCACGTAAGCCGTCATAGCACAATTGGACAGTGCAACAGACTTCCAATCTGAAGATACGGGTTCGAGTCCCGTTGACGGCTCAGGACATCGTTGAGCAATTGGCTCGTGTCTTACCGGATGAGATTAATAAATAAGACATTAGAAAATATTTTATTTTGCTATTTGAATCACTGCCAACTTTGCACTTTGGTGGATTGCTTGTTTGTTAATCAGACTACAACTGAATAAACTGAAAATTCTCTAAATGTCTTCAGCCGTCGGCCACCCGGGGCGGCTGTTGGAAATACCAACCAATGGCAATGGTTGTTTTTCATAATGCGCCATTTCTTCATTTGAAAAGAACTCCGAAAAATATACCCTAAACGGAAGGAGACCTGTTCGGCGCAGACGGGGATCCTTCCATTTTTGAGAACGTTCGTGAGGGATGTGCCCTCGCGTTTACTGCGGAATTTTTTTTGACATAGAAAGGAGAATGTCCTTTGTGATTTAGAAGTGATTCGAAAAAATCGAATTGAAATAAAGGGTGCTCTTATGTCAGAAAAATTGTCTCCCAACAAAAAGCCTGTGAACCGCAGGCAGGCTTTTTTTAAATAAAGGATTGAAGATATGGATGATCTGAATTTTGAAAGATTGGATAGTGAGTTGGCGATGGATGCTGTGAATGAAGCAATATATGAGCTTGGAAAAAAGAATCCTGAAGCTGCTGCGTATTTTACGATGGGGCGAATTGTCGGCAGAGCGGATATCACAACAATGCTATTGAAGATTGTCGAATCAGAAGCAAAGAATGCAAAACAATGGCAGAGCTTGGCGAAAGGATCGAAAAATGACGAACATTGAAATCCATCGTGAAATCTGTAAAAAGATGACTGAAACCTATGAAGCAAAGAACGCTGATTATGGTGACAGCTTTTCAAAGCTCCGTAAAGAATATCCCGAAGCTATCTGTATCAGGCTACAAGACAAACTGAATCGCCTGAAAACGTTGATCACCGGACACATCCAAAAGGTTACAGACGAATCAATAGAAGATACGCTCCTTGATATCGCCAATTACGCAGTCATGGAACTTGTTGAAAGGAAACTTGAACGGAATGACTGAGTTTGAAGAAAAGGTCATCGGCATATTGGAAAAGTTCGCGGAGGAATACAAAGAATTTGAACCGGTGACAAATAAAGAAGCTGATCCATATTTACGCTCAACACCGTACATATATCCAAATGCCACAGATGAAAATGGACAGTTTCAGGTGATGGGATACAAGATTTACAAGAAAAAGGTGAAATGATGACACTGGATGAAGTGATTGAAAATTTATCAGTTAAACAAAGTCTAAAAGACCTTGGGCATCGTCCTGATCCTGATGAAATAGCTGATGCACTCTATTATCTAAGAGAGTACCAGGAACATATGAAATGGCACGCTTATGAGGAGCATTGTCTTGATAACGAAAAGAAAACTTTACAGGAAAAGAAGGCAGAGTTCGATGAAGTACTGACAGACTATGTGGCATTGAGACAATGGTGGACGGAACAGCAAGAGAATCCGCCGTTGAGCTGGGAACAGTTGAAGACCATGGAAGGAAAGCCTGTATGGCTGGAATGGTCATCAGATGGCGCATGGGTGCTGATCGCGAATAAGGTCGATAACGATCTTGAATACTTCAGATATTGCGACGATCGGATATTCGTCCTTACCAGAGATGACTATGAGCCTGACAAATGGCAAGCCTACCGGAAGGAGAGGGGATGAGGACGCTTGATGAAGTGATAAAAGGCGTAGACTTCTACGCCAAACTGTTTGAAGAAAAAGGCTGTTTTGAATGCCATTACCGTGAAGACGATTGTGTGAAAAGTTGTTTCTTGCAGGATGCGCTCCACTACCTGAGGGAGTACCACACTTTACAGTATAGCTATATCAAAGCGATGGCAGACCTTGAGGATAACCAGCCGCTCACATGGGATGAGCTCAAAACCATGAAAGGCAAGCCTGTGTGGGTGGAATGGGATGATTCCGAAGAGGCAATGAGAACAAAAGAATTTGTTTTTTCAAGACAATGGGAAATTATTTCAGAAGTTTACGAAGAAAATATTGTTTGTATATATTCTGACAGACGTGCGGAAAATCATTTTGCTTACAGTAAGGACAATCTTGGTAAAACATGGCAAGCCTATCGGAAAGAGCGGAAATGATTGGCGGAATAATAGTTGGATTAATGTTTGGATTAATAGTTATCTATTTTTTAGGCATGACTAAGTATATAGAAAAACTCGAAGGAAGATTAAAAACCGTTGAGATGGAGCTGATTGCGACAGACGGAAACCTAAAACCTGAACCGAAATCAAAAAAATTAGGTGATGATACAAAAACCGAATAGAGAGAAATATCCTGAAACGCTTGATGAGGCTGTATCTTATTTTGAACCATTTACAAAAATCTATAAATATTTGCCATCAGACGAAGCACGAGAGGAAGCACGAGAGATTGCTACCTGGAATATGCGCCTTGTTGAATGGTTGAAGGAATTAAAAGACAGGAGAGACAATGATAAAGAATTGGTCAATTGAGATTTTGCGATATCCCACAGAAGAGGATTGGAAACGATGCCTTCTGTTCGCAAGGGCAACACAAGGAAAATTCAATGCTCCGAACGAGCCGACGGATGAATGGAAGCGAAAGATTCTCCGCAGTGAACACAGCCCAATCAGGACACTAATGTTCACGATCATGATGAAGGATATCCCGTATTGTAATTCTGTTCATTTTGTTCGTCATAAATACGGTGTGGAGCATTACGTTCAGTCACAACGCAAGAACCCGGAACGTGGAGCGGATCGTCAGGATGCTCCTGTAACTCACATCATGGATATCAACGCAGCGGAGCTTTTGTTCATGGCAAGGAAGCGTCTCTGTTTTAAAGCAGATCAGACCACCCATGAAATCATGGCAAGAATCGTTTATGAGATTTGCAAGAAGGATGACATCTATCGTGGATTGTTCACTCCTGCGTGTAATTGCAATGAAAAGAACTGCCGGGAATTTAAGCCTTGCGGAATGTTTAACTGGTTACATGGACAGATGAAGCATCAAGCTATTTCAGATATGGAGACTCATCTTGATGCGGAACTGCTGAATAAAACAACCGGAAGAGTTAATTGATCTCGAACAAGAAGTGTTCCAGCATCTTATAAAGCCAATTACAAAAAAATTTTGAAAATAATTTGGAGTGTATTCATGAAAAAGCAAATTGTTATTTTAGTTTGTATTTTTGTAATGCTCATTACTACCGGATGCAATGAAAGCGGTTCGGATTCTTATACAGCAAGAGATGATGTGAGAAGTCAATTGAATATTGGAAATAAGTTGGCGCAGAACCAGCCGACACCGAACGATGTTGAGTATTCATTAGAACGCTACAACTTGATACGTCGGACGTATTGGGTGAATGGACAGCGTGAAAAAGCCAATACACTGATTTGCCCGGTTGCGAAACCGCTTGGTTATATCCTGCTATTCTCTCCAATGGGTACGGTCATCGGTAATTTTGTCGTTGACGGAAAGGTATCCTCACTGCGGAATTATCTGACTCCAGATAGTGAATATTACGAAATCCATCCGGATGATTCATTTGGATTCAACCGCTGGCTCCCGGATGTTGATGGAGCGTATGGAGAAAACCCAGATGGGATCTTTTTCTTCACGGTCAATGGTAATTACATGGAATGGGTCGGATCGTATCTTTATTCCGATGTACCTTTTGATGTTGACACATTACTGAAAAACTAAAAACAAAAAGAAGGTGAGCTAAATGAAAATTTGGAAATGGTTAGGGATTATTTTAGCAGTCATTTTAATTATCGGAGTGATATTCTTTGAATTGACACCAACCGGACGATCGATCTGGAATCAGTACAGATTCACAATGCATAAAACCGACGAAATCACATACGAGCAGCGGAAAGAAGTTGAAGATACTTGCCGTGCAATGATATCCTCCTGGAATTTTGATGTGTTGACATATAAGCAGTATAGAGATGCAGATACCGCAGAAAAGCAAGGCTGGGCAGAACAGGCAAAGATGAGAGCCAACAAGACCGCCGCCAGCTACAACGAATATGTCCTGAAAAATAGTTTTGTATGGGCAGGAAATGTTCCGGCTGATATTTATGCTGCGATTGATTATATTGAGTAAAGGATATTCTATGTGGGTTTACGTGTCTCAAAAAGATATCATCATTCGCAATGTGATTGGAATCGCATGGATAATCACCGGAATCATCATTATTATTTCACGAATGCGCAAATAATCTAAGGAGAATAAAATGAGTCGCAAATTAGCCAGTATTCAAAAGATTTGGAAAATTGAACCAATTGACGGAGCAGATCGACTTGAATTAGCTCATGTGTTAGGTTGGCAGGTTGTTATCAAAAAAGACCAATTTAAAGAAGGTAACGATGCTGTTTATTTCGAGATTGATAGCTTCCTTCCTGTACGTCCCGAATTCGAATTCTTACGAGCAACAAGTTACAAGAAGACTGACTTGATGGGTGAAGGATTTAAACTTCGTACACTAAAGCTCCGTGGTCAAATATCACAAGGCTTGTTAATGCCAATATCAGAGTTTCCAGAACTGACAGAAGCAATCTATCATGTTGGTGATGATGTGACAGATATCCTCGGCGTGCGAAAATGGGAAATAGAGGAACGGGTTACAACCGGCGGTACGATCATGGGAGAGCTGCCTTACGATGTACCACATACCGATGAAACAAGAGTGCAGGAAAATCCGGAGCTGATACAGTCGTTTGCAGGACTGGAATACTATATCAGTACAAAGATGGATGGATCTTCACATTCTGTCAGTGTTGATGAGAACGGTTTCCATGTCACCGGGCATAACTTTGAATACAAAGATGATGACACCAGCTCCTTCTATCGGCTTGTCAAAGAACGTGGATATAAAGAGAAGATGGAACTTCTCATGGATAGATGTGAATACCAGAGCGAAGCAATCAAGACACTGACGATCCAGGGTGAATTATGCGCTCCGGGAATCCAAAAGAACCGCCTGAAGCTTGCAAAACCTGAATGGTACGTATTCAATGTCCGTGTAAATGGAAAGCGTGTTGGACTTACTGAATTACAGAATGTATGCGGAGTTCTTGATATGCTTACAGTTCCCATTGAAGAAGTTGGTTATGATCTTCCATCCAGGTATCCAACGGTGGAGGCGTTACTTGAACGGGCTGACGGTGAATATCCAAACGGTGGTAAGAAAGAAGGAATCGTCATCAGACCTACAGAACCTGTATTCTCACCGCTGATCAGTGCTTCATTATCAATGAAGGTTCTCAATAACAAATATCTGTTAAAGAATGAGGAATGATGAAAACACCTTTAAAAACGCTCGATGAAACCATCAAAGGAATTGAATATTGCTTAAATCCAATTGATGAATTAGGTAATTGCAATGATGATTGTCCTTATTGCCCAAGCTGTGATCCTGAAGGAACAACTGTCAAACTGGACGCACTATACTACCTGAAGGAGTATCAAGAATACATACCTACAATAGAGAAAAAATATCATGATACAGTAACAGAACTCAATTCTTTGAAAGACGAAATTTGGAAAGACGAAAATTTTCCTCTAACCTGGGAAGAGTTGAAACAGTTCGAGGGTAAACCTGTTTTAGTTGAGTGGAAAGAACAAAAGAAATGGGTTCTCATTACGGATATAAAAGCAGATGTAATAGCTTATTTTATATCTTTCGATGTTGCGAAAGTTCCTTATAACGGTCATCTATGGAAAGTTAATATGGGAACGGAATGGGAAGCATACAAAAAAGAAAGAAGGACGGATGAGATTAATTGATGCAGATGCTTTTATTGAATTTTTAAAGGAAACATCCAAAAAATTAGAATTCGATAAGATCGAATTTAAAGACAGTTCACTGACCGCGCAAGCAATAATTGATGGAGTTATTGCTGATTTGGATGGAACAAGTCTCGACGGTTTTGAGAATGCGCCGACCATAGAGCCAGAACGGAAGAAGGGAAAGTGGATAGAAGTTCACGGATATGTCACGCCCGGTGGTGACCCTGTTTGGAAATGTTCAGAGTGCGGAAAAGGGATGCATGTATATGGCATCGAAGCACCCAGTTATAACAGAGACTATGCGGATGGACAATGGGTGGCATGCCCGAACTGTGGAGCGGAGATGACGAGAGGTGAGTGATGAAAGATAAATGTCCAATTTGCGAATATCCGTTTGAGATGTGTCAATGTAAATTCAGCGGCTCTGCACATCCTGACAGAAGCAAAAGAGCAAGAGTTGTTGCAGATAACATTTTTTTACTTACTGATAAACAGATAGAGCACTTGAAAAAAGTGCAATCTTGGTGGGATATATCTTACGGAGATGAGGAAATGAAATCAATAAAACAGCAATTACGAGGTGAGTGATGGACAACACAATGCTTATTACAATGACAATGCTGTTGATTGTAACTATGGGAGGATTTACATGGCAGATTATCAGGGCAATCGGAGAAGCTACAAAGATTATGACGGAATTATTTGAACACCTTGACCGCTCACAGTGGAATGAGTATGCAAAAATCAGAATGGAAGACAGAAAAGATGAAGACGCTTGATGGGTTGATTGAAGATCTCACAGAGATGACAGCAAATCCAACGGAAGGTGATTATGAAAATGAAGGTTATTATCTTGCGAAGGATACACTCCTCTACCTGAAAATGTACCGTTCAGACAAGATCCAGTGGGAGGCTGACCGTAAACTGTGGGCGGAAAAGGGTCCGGAGATTGAGAAAAAGCAGGATAAGCTCATCAAGGCGGCTAAGGATTTTCAGAAAGCCAAAGCGGAGATGGAGGGTATATCTGCTGATTACGTTGCTTTGAAGCAATGGTGGGCGGAACTGCAAGAGAATCCGCCGTTGAGTTGGAACGAACTGAAAGACATGGAAGGGAAACCTGTGTGGGTGGAGTACATGGATGATGAACAACAAACGGGATGGGCTTTAATTGTAAAAAACCCCGAACGTCCGACATTTGGTAAGCCTACATTATTCACATTTGTACGAGATGGTGGGAGATTTTATTTGACTATTTCTGGATATGGAAAGACATGGCAAGCCTACAGACAAGCTTACAGTAAGGAGAGAATAAATGCACAGTCTTGAACAGGTTATCTATTTTTTAGATCAAAGACAACAGACCGAAGATTGGAATATCAGAGATGAAGCGATTGCCTATCTGAAAGGTTATCAAGAAATTCTGCCTGAGTATGTTCAGATGAAATTAAAAGCTGCGGAAAATGAGCCGCTTACATGGGAACAACTCAGACAAATGGAAGGAAAACCCGTATATTGGACACATGATTTAGTCGGAGAATGGCTGACTATATATGGAGTACCGAAAAATGATGACAATGTTATTTACGCGACCACTTGTTCCGGCGTTGAGTGTTGGATTTACAAAAAAGACATGGATCGATATAAGTATTACCGAAAAGAAAAACAGTAAGGAGAGAGATGAGTTACGATAGCCCAATCAGAATTATCGAGAGAAATATGACTGAGAAATTAGAAGATAACCTTATGAGCGTTATTAAGTCATATGGAATTGATGTGAATAGAGCGGAACTGCTGAAAGCACTGAATTATGACCGCGATCAATACGAAAAAGGATATAGAGACGGAAAAAATGACAGATACAATTCTCCGGTTAAGCCATTCAAGATTGGAAATCGATGGCGCTGCGGTGGATGCGCAACACACTTAGGACGATTCTGGGTATTTTGTCAAAAATGCGGATCAAAAATTGATTGGGAAGGAGCAAAGAATGAAACCGATTGAAATTCATGTTGAAGGATACAAAATCACAATAACGGAAGACGACAATAAGGACAATAAGGTAACTGTTGATAAATTTACCATTCCTGCCATCCCGGTGCAGGATCACAAAATCGAAGCAAAACCATACGTGCCAATTGCTGATGATTGGCACAAAACGCCACCGTCATGGTATCAGAATCCCCCAATGTGGTGGGAAAAACCTTATTGCACATGGTCTGACGATGATCCGAATGTTGTGAAAGGAACTACTACAGCGGGGAGCGTTTGTATCACAACGAATCCACCGATTTACAATGTCAGTTCAAACAGCACAGGGGAAGGAATTGTTTCAAGAATCATGAAAGGAAAAATTGATGACGCTGCAGGAAGTGATTAGATTCTTTGAGAAACAAGAAGCAATTGATAAGTGGCAGCCGAGAACAGATGCATTGTCCTATCTAAAGGAATACGAGAAATTACTGCCTTTGCTGCCTTAACTGATTATCGATGCACAACGGAACGAGAAAAAAGGAAAGACGATCGGATAAGTCATGAAGATTACTTACGTGCTTGCTTCCGGAGGAAAAATCAGAAAAGTAAAGAGTAATGATGAATGTATCGAATTTACTGATAAAAACCTGGAACAAATCCTGAAAATTATTATTGAATACTTTGCTAAAGAAAAAGTAACCGAAATCATCCATGAGGAGGAATAAATATGAGCGATGCAATAACCAGGGCTACAGAAATACTGAAACCAACAGATGAGCAATTTATCATCATAGCGGGGAGGGAAAACACGGAAATTGAAGTCCGCCATAGATTCAATTACACACAAGGTATGGTTATGTTCGCCGCTATGGCCAAATCTCTTATGGATGCTTTTCAGGGAATTGGATATCCTGTACACAGCGATATGCGTAATATCCTCGAAGGTGCAATCAAGATGTATGGTAAGCAGTCGAGCCGGGATAATAATGTCGCAAAAAAGCTGATGGAGATGGCCGGATATCGTGACGATAATGATCCTAATGTTGTGAAAGGAAGCAGTACAGAGGATGGAATCGTTACAAAAATTATGAAAGGAGTTGATGATGAACCCAATAGATGAAGCAGCTGAAATTCTAAAGCCAACAGATAAGCAGTTTATTATCATTGCGGAAGGTGAAAACAATAAGGGAATTGAACTCCGTCAGAGATT